GAAATCACATTGAAACTACGTTTTCAATATTGGATATTTATATCCAATGTGATTTCTACTGAATTTGGTCAGAAATAAATTTATAAGCGGAGAACGGAAACTTTTCAAGTCCAAAAAAGTCTCTGATACTAATGTGACATAAAATTCACAAAATTTCGCAAATCTTGCGCCAGTGTCATAAAATATGACAGAGGCGGGAAATTTTAGCAGGCGCTAGTAAATTTATGTCGCACTATTATCAGAACTTTTTATAGGTCATTCTGACTATAGTTCTCCGCTTATAAATTTATTTCTGACCAAATTCAGTAGAAATCACATTGGATATAAATATCCAATATTGAAAACGTAGTTTCAATGTGATTTCTTTCATTGTCTAAGCAAAGCGTTTAACCACCAAAACGCTATTATCATACTCGTTTATCTTACACGGAATTGTAATGAGCTCAAAATGCATGTTCGGGCAGCGCTCTCTCCAGATATTAATTGTGTTCATGAATTTCGGTATGTCATCTCGGATAATATCCTCGATAATATAATATCCGTTGAGCGCCAATTTGTGTATGCTGTTTTCAAAGAAGCACACGTTCGCTCTAAATTCATGTAGACCGTCCTCTATGATGATATCAAATTCACCCTGTAATTCAGCCTCTTTCCACATGTACTGAATTATGTGGATATTCGTCTGGTCACAAAAAAAGGTCTTGATACGGTCCGTATTGAATAAGATGGCCGTATCAATATCTGCGCCGTAAACCTTCGCCTGCGGGAAATACTCTGCCCAGCCATACAACGATGCTCCGGGGCGACCATCTGCGCCCATACTTGACGGCATATGTACATTATTCGTGCCCAGCCCCAATTCAAAGATGCGTATAGGTTTCACCCGAAGGTCCTTGAAAAGGCTGTGGTAAAGCGTTGTATAATTGTGTTTGACATCCTGGATATTGATGTGCCCCTTGTCACTCTTGTTCCGTCCCATAATTTCACAGAGAGGCGTCGCGACCTTCTCGTTGAATTCGTATGGCATACTTGGGCCTGGTGTTTTTTTGGGGAGGGTTTTTACGAGATAGAGCATATGTATTTATTATATTTTTATCCATTGTGCGCCTCAACACCGATTTTCATGAGCTATATTTTTCTCTGAAATGTTCAACTTTGAAGAATACGTACTATTTTTCTTAATGTATGCAGTGGGTGAATAGATTTTTGTATCAATAAATATGTATTCACCCTTAATCTCTTTCAAAAATTTATCTACACCATCACTCTCATCCCATTTATGATAGCCATATTCATCAAATACAATAATACCACCTTCAACAACACGATTCCATAATGACTTTAATATATTATATGTGGGCTCACCTATATCGATATCCATATATAATACCTTTATTCTTGCGCCTGGATTGCTTCTATAAAACTGCTCACAGTTTACTACTGCATCCCCTTTAACTAAGATATAGTCATCTGGATTAAATTTAGATAAGTTGTCCTTAATGGCTTCTAATGATATCTCATCATCGCCCCCCCTGTTTAATACATGTGTCATCATTTCCTTATTCATACCATCTAGAGTTCCTAACACTTCATTTCTATTAAAGTAATCAAATCCAATCACTTTTGTCAAACTATGTGGTTCATACATTCTTTTTAGATTCAAAAATAGTCCTAAACCAGCGCCTTTAAATACACCCATCTCTACAATATCTCCTGGTAGTTCTTTTATCTGTTGATACAACTCAATCCTTTTTACCATCTTATTTATTACACGGGTGTCAGCAGAGAAAATAAGCTTATTATAACTATCGTAGATACTTTGTTCTGTTTTCGGTGCCCTATTATAAAATTCATACGAGTTTATCATGATATATATGGTTCTACTTGTATATTAGATTTTTGTACGTAATTGTCATAAATATCTTTATGCGTTTGAATAATGAATGGATCCGCTTTACCAATATCTTTATCAGACGCTCTTCTAATAAACTTCCCTGCCTTTGTTAAGTGTATAAATGTATACATCGGAGAAACATCAATATATGAGTGAATATTATATGTATGTATACCATAACCCTTTATGGGCTCGCTTAAACATAATCCGTATGTATTGTGATTATTCTTAATATAGCGTTGAACTTCATCGTCCTCAGCTTGCTTGTATGTCTTTTCTGTAGGTGTCCCGTACAGGTCTTTAGCGCTAGATGTTTTCCATATCCGAGGTTGAACGTTGAATGTATATTCGTATAATTTAATATTAACCATGTATACTGTAGGTGATATTTCCACTTTATTTGTGTCACCACAGTTGCCTCTATTTGCAGTTAATTCCACTGAATCAATATTATTTGAGCTCATTATATTTGTTATAGTTGATATAGCACTCATATCGTATTTTAACAAAATATCCGATTCTTGCGATAAAATCATATAGGGTTGTGTAACCTGGCTAATACAATGTACTAGTCGCCTATTATAGGGAATATCGTCGTTGTATATTACTGTAGTTACTGGTAGATTAATTTCTTTATTATAGGGCTTATCTATAAATAGGTATATTGGTTGAGATGTATCTTTAAACAATTTTTCCAAATAGGCGATATTAATCTCTAAGACATCAAACACGGAACTATGTGAGTATACACATATTGGAACCAAACTATCCTGCTGAAAACATTCGTTCGTATAATACGAAGTGGCGTATACCTTATGTAAAAGCAAAAATAATAATAGTATAAACATAAATAAAAGAGTATACAATACTATTTTATTAGTTTTTCTCATACTATTTAGAATAGAGATTATTTACCTATAGTTTGTAAATATTGATACGGGAAGCGTATTCATGATACGTTCTTTATATTTGTATATGACTTTGTGAAAAATTCTTCCTAGCATTTCATTCCACTCTATGGGGTAGCCCGTAGCATCTTCTGCTTTTTCTTGTGGAAATGATGCGGGATGTATTTTTAGTTGCTCCAACTTCGTATCAAGCAGGCTTATCATGCTATTATACCATTCATTCGTTAGAGGCGTATTTGGTTTACATATATATGCGCAATTTCCAATTAACTCCCTCCAATGATCATTCAGTGGTTCGTATCCAACGCCACCCTCAATTTCTGGATAGCCACATATCCATTTGTCACTATTTGCCAATTCATTAAAGGATGATTTCCATGAACCGGTTGTTTTCTTGATATCGCTGTAGCCGCCGCCGTAGAAATTCATCAAATACGTTCTTAAATAATCTGCTTTATGTGTTTCTGAAAGGTATTGATAGGCTTCGTGTAAAGGGTATTCTGGTTTTATATAGTTTGACAGATTACTAGAATTTATCAATATGATATTACATTCTGATACCTCTCTCAAGTTTTCAAGGCTGTTTTTACGAGCTTGGCTCATCTCATTTGTTCCAGTCCATAAGACATATATTGAATACATAGGAGGTTCCTGTTCAAAATTCTCATATCTATAGTACGAACTCCTGTATACCGTATACGAAAACAAAATTATCAATACTATAAACGCGAGTAAAAGAGTATAGAATACTCTTTTATTCTGTTTCCTCATCCTATTTATAACAGGCTATTTTACTTAACGATAACGCTTACCCATACAAATAATTATCCCTATTATTACTGCGACAACAATAGCAAAATTTAGCGCAAGCACATGATCATTGAATATAGTGATACCACCATGTTTAAATCCCTCTTCCACTCGGTGCGCGCTCAAATTTTCCATTAACTTCTGCTCGGAATGTGCGAATTGTTCGGAGTAACTTACATTCTTATTCTCTATGTCACTTTTACCCGGTCGTTGGACTGCTATAAAAGGGGCTGTACACCATAGGCGTATTGATTCCTCGTAAAAGACATCAATTTCCTTTATTAAGTCATAACCCTTTAATACTTTATCATAGGCTTCCATATTGATTAGACAGAAGTGCGTAGTGGGTCCTGATATACTAAATAATGGAGGTTTTGTTTCCATAAGTTTTATATTTTTCACCGAAGTAGAGCCCCCTAAAAAGATATCCCATTCGGAACGTCGTTCCCATAATACCGGTAGAATCTCTCTGAATCTATCTAGTGAGTCTGGCTTTACAAGACAATCGTCTTCTAAAATGAGAACCCATGGATAGCCTCTTTCTTTTGAAAGACGAATACACTTCAGATGGGATTTAGCACATCCTTTCCACCCCGGAGAGTCTTTCACAGCAGAAACACGCTCTAATGGTGGCCAATCGGCGAACGATTGTTGAATTTCTTCCCAACGTTCCTTTCTATCATCTAAATTTATTACAAAAATATTTGGAAAGTCCATACTATAATATTGGAATATTATAGTATGAAACTACGTAGCAAAAGAGTAGAATGGGTTTATCTATTATACTTTATACTGATTGTGCTAATTTCATCTTATGTCTACACATTGTACGTAAATAGATTCACAAGACATATTGAAAGATTTACAGATCGTCGTCCACTTGTGATTGGGTTTGATGAAACTTGGGATTTATTTAATAAGGAGCTAAACTTGTTTACTCTTGTATGCGAACATACTGGAAAGTATCTCAGCGGAGGTGAACGGAAAGTAATAGGTGTTGATGTGAAAAAGTTTAGTCCTGGCGAAGAGGCAATCGATATTTTTATGTTTTTTGAAAATGGAGGAGACCGATTCAAACAGTTGAAGCCTGGAATACCAAAAGTTCATTTTACGGGTGAACCGCAGGAAAAGAGAGTAGAGGGTACTACTCTATCACTCGGGTTTAACTATGATACCAACCACTATTTTCGTTTCCCGTTATGGCTTTTTTATATAAACTGGTTTCATCAAGATATTCAGAAACTTAAGGATATTGGCCCGATTGCAATTGACCGATGTTCCAAAGTATTTCCGGAAGAAATACCCGCAAAAAATAAATTCTGTTCATTCATCGTAACAAACGGTAAACAGCCAGTGCGCAATAGGGCATTCGATGTCCTATCTAACTATAAACACGTAGAGTCTGCTGGTAGGTATAAAAATAATGTAGGTGATGTATTGCCTCCTAGAGGTGCCAGCATGGAAATTCCCAAAGTAGAATACTTAAAGCAATTTAAGTTTTGTATGGCCTATGAAAACATGATACAAGAGGGTTACACAACAGAAAAGTTGTTACATGCCAAAGCAGCAGGGTGTATTCCCATATATTGGGGTGATCCAAAAGTGGAGAACGATTTTGATATCAATGGTTGTATAGATGCTAGAAATTTTACAACCGATGAAGAACTTGTAGATGCTGTCAGAGAGATTGACACTAACGATGAGTTATATCGTCAAAAATTCATGGTTCCTCTTTTAGATGAAACACGTCTTGGAAGGGCACGTGCCACTTTAGCGGAATGTGGAAAGCGACTCTGGTCGCTTGTACTCAGTGAAGAGGAGGTCTCTACGATTCCTCAGCAGATTGGAGAAACCTCTGGTTCATAGTACTAGACGTTATGTTTCCTCTTCATCTTTTAAACACAGTGTAAATGATAGTATCTAAGAAAATGACTTCTTTGACTTTTGTCTGGAGAGCATTATAGTAGTCAAAATCACCTCCGTAACGCATACCCCACTGAGCCTTCGCTGCGGAATGAAATGGAATTATCCCGTTCGGAGTTCCTATATCTGCATGTACAATGTCCTTATTCTGTCTTGGTATAACCAGACCAGGTTTATCCGAATAATTCATTTTAGCTATATACAAAACTTCGGGATCAGTACATATGCGCCTCAGCTTTTCAAATGAGCCTTTAATATATTCATCATCGTCGTCGGCGTGCATAATATACGTTGTTTCAGGTGCCAGTGAAGTTTGATATTTTGTCCGAATTGGTTCTCCTCCAATACCCGCACCCAAATTTGGGTCTTGAACGATAACGGTATGCTGCGACATATGGCCAGAAAACCACGACTCATCGTATCCTGCTTTTTCTTTTGCGCCTGTTCCATCAAATACAATGGTTATCGCATCACTCTCGGTCAATTCATCCTTTAAGCTGCCTAGAAGGTTTTTTAATGTAGGCCTTCCTGCAGTTGCTATGAGAATATGAAACGTAGGTGTAGTATTATCTTCGAATCCCTCTGTAGGCCGTTGATATACCAAATACAGGAATAAGATAACTCCTATAATTGCCATAAATATACCGTATTTTTTTATGGTTGCTCCCTTCATTCCCTGTTATGGGCTCCTATTTAATTCCACGAGCGTCTTATACCCTTTGCACTGCGCCTCTATTTCCTCCGTCCGTCCTTCGCCAAGATTATCCTTATTCCATGCCCGGTGAATACCCCAGCTTTTAGGACTATACAACATCTCCAGAGAAAACTCTTTGGCTCTACTGACAGACGGTTTATATATACGGACTGCGGGACAAGAAAGCGCGAAAAACACGTCCTCTGGAACATTTGACGGGCTCACAGGACACTTTTCCAGAATCTCCAACATCTTCTTCTTGCGCCTAAGCGACAAGCCACCATTCCCGACGAGTGTCCCCTTTCGTTCATACTCTTTCGGAATCTCCTTCCAAGGCGCCCCAACGTAATCGTATTTCAAGAACTGCTCTATTGTATTCTTGAACTCGGCGCATATCATAGAATCGGTCTGGAAGATTAAAAAGGTGTCTGTGGGCACTCTATACAGAAATTCCGTACTCATCATGTAGGTGCTATATTCTTCCTTCGTGAGATTGCTTCGTCCTATATTGGCTGTTGTAATCCTATCGGTGCGCTTCGCAGCAATAATATCTTTCACAAAGGTCTCATTCTCCGTACCGTGAAACACCATAATTCTCCATCGCTCATCCAAATTCTCCAGGAAATTCCCAAGAACGAAATCCAGAGCCTTATGCTTTCGGGGTTCCACAATAATCGCCGTGAATTTATCTGTGCTGTAGTCTGGCTCGTTGAACCACAGGGCATATACGAGAGCCATACTTAGTAAAATTCTTATAGTGTACGCCAAATATCTTGTCGTCTTTTTTGACAATTTCAACATCCCCCCTATTAATTGCACAAAAATAATATGTGGCCTCTATAGTATGCGCCTTTTCAAGGGGTACGACATTTTCATATTACTCGTAGGTATTCTATGTATTGTCGGATACCTCTACATGACATGGATTCCAGTTTATGAATACTTCCAGGGCGCAGAGGCCGGTAGTAAACATATCTTCTACCATATTTACTGCAATCCCACAACATTGGCCATTGTCCGAGACCAGACTATGAAAATTCTGTTCAGTGGAACCTATGACCGTGTCAGTTCCATCCAGTGTTTCCTGACAGGTATTCCCGAGCACATTGCGACGGTGCGTGACTACCTGTCACATCTGGGTTCAAAATATACCATTATCGCAGAAGGCCCGAATGATACCACATACGAGCGTTTTACGTTGGAGCGAATGCACGGAATCGTGAAACCGGATGACAAGATTCTCTATATGCATTCTAAAGGAACATCACATCCATCAGAAGAATATCGCGACAAGATTTTCTGGTGGAGAACATGGATGGAATACAACCTCCTTTTCAAATCCAGAGAATGTATATCGGCCCTTGATACATACGACATTGTTGGAGCAGGAACACCGAATGGAGGAGATGCTCTAGTCTGTCCAAGAGATAAGGACCTCAAACCACTCCCCATACATTTTCCAGGAAATTTCTGGTGGTCTACTGGAAAATACTTCCTTTCACTTCCTAAAAAAATAGACTCTGGCTATTGCGACCCCGAGTCCTATATTTTTTTGAATAATCCGAAATATTTGGCGTTAGATGCTGAGAAAATACCAAAGGGTGTTGATTACACTAGTATATACCCTATAGTTCTACTCGGTGACCGGCTCGCATGATTGTAGGCTCATAAGCATCTCCAAGCCCGGACAGTCCTTACACATCTGCTCGACATGGTCAGGCAAGTACTTCCACGCATTATGAATTGCAAATGACTTCGGCGAATACACTTGTTCTATAGAGAATTCCATGGCCTCCGTGTGCGTAGGCTTATAGGGTCTCGCGAGCTTGGAACCCACGGAAAAATACTGGTCCTCGTAGGCACCCCTGTAGCGCTCGGTCGTATTGATAATATGGAGCATCTTGGATCGTTTTCTTAGAGAGAAACCCCCGTTTCCGACCTTCAAGTGATCCCACGGCCAAGGCGCACCCACGTAATCGTATTGTAAGAACTTTTCCAGAAGGTCCTTATGATTCGGATTAATCATGGAGTCCGTTTGGAAGATTATGAACATCTCCGTCGGAATTTTCTCCGTGAATTCACGGCTAGATAAAATTCCGGAGTAGGCTACCTGCGTCTCCAAATTTTCTACACCCAAGTCTTGGAGAGTAATTCGGCTGGCGTCGTGGCGTAATTCCGTTTCCAGAAGTTTCTCCACGAATTCACGGTTCTTCGTTCCGTGATAAATTCGCACGTTCCAATTCGCCGGCAAATTCTCCAGAACGTTTTGGACAACGAAGGCCAGAGCCCGATGCTTCCTCGGCTCTACAATAATGGCTGTACACGTGTCCCCGTCATCTACCACATCCTGTAGAGAAATGAGGTCATTTAAACCTGGACAACGCATACACAGATCCACCAGAAATTCCGAATTATACCCCCAAACTCGGTGAACTCCGAAAAAAATAGGGGACGGGACTGTTTCAATAGAAAACTGCGTTGCTTTTACAAAATCTGGTTTATGAAGGCGTACTTTTGGACTCATAGATAGAAAGACGTCTTCATGACCTGTTTCTAGAGGCGGCGACGCCGTTATGACCTCGAGCATTTTGGAACGCTTTCTGAGTGAGAATCCACCATTTCCTACTTGGCCATTCATCCACGGTGCGCCAACATAGTCATATTCCAAGAATTGTCCAAGTAAATTTCGTTGCAGTGGATTAATCATGGAGTCTGTTTGAAAGACTATGAACGTCTCCGTCGGAATTTCTTCTGTGAATTTACGATTTGTCAGTAATTTCTGGTACGCGGCGGAATTCAAATTATCCACCCCCAAATCTTGGAGGGTAATTCGGCTGTCAGAGCTGCAGAGTTCCGTTTCCAGAAGTTTCTCCACAAAATCCCGGTTCTTTGTTCCGTGGTAAATTCGGATGTTCCAATTCGCCGGCAAATTCTCCAGAGCATTTTTCACAACAAAACCTAGAGCCCGATGCTTCCTTGGTTCTACAATGATAGCGGTAGAGGGCTCCGTAGAAGCGGAGCAAATTTCGCTGTTTCGCCGTAATTCATCCATTTTTGCTTTCAAGACCCGAAGTCTATCCAATTGCTCAAATAATCTACACATATTTGGATTAGTCATCTCTATAATCTTTGTACAACCTATTTTAGACCTACCAGTATCTAGGCTACCGTGATGTGCTGAAGTTAAGTAACCTTTTAGGGGTATCACCAAGTACTTAAATTAAGTACTTGGTGATAAATAATATCTAACAAACCTGTAAGATGGATGGAGGTAAACCTGAATTTTCCTGTGACATGGTTATAGCCATGTATAAGGAACCCTTGACATGGCTCAAGAATTACGAGAAAAAGGAGTATAATTTTCGGAATATTTTCCTATACAATAAAAATCACGAAGCGAATAATAAAACTAGTCAAGAACTACATTGCTCCATGAAAGGTAAAGAATGTGTAAAGATTAACCTTTTAAATGAAGGGCGCTGCGACCACACATATCTCTATCATATTATTCACCATTATGACACTCTTGCTGATGTGACTATATTTACAAAAGGTTCTTCAGACCTTCAGAGAGAGCGTGCGAAATTAAATTTCATTACCAAAAAAGTTTTTGAAACAAAACGTTCTGTTTTCAGTGTTGATAGATTACCAACATACGTAAATATTGCTTTAAAAGACTTTAAAATGAATTCATATACAGCATCTCATCCTAAAAATCGGAAAGAGGGTATTATTAATATATTTGATAATATGTTGAAGCCCGCTGAACCTCGCACCTTTGGAGAATGGTATGATAAAAATTTCCCAAACGTAAAAATATTAGATGTTTCTTATGCAGCTGTTATGGCTATTTCGCGAAAAGATATACATAAATACAATAAATCGCATTATACAAATTTAATAAAACAGCTCGAAGGGCATCCAAATCCGGAAGTGGGGCACTATTTTGAAAGGGCATGGCTCGCCGTGTTTTTTCCAATCCCTGAGAATTGCATTTATGTCGGTGGAGGTTTTACTTTACATGGAGGTCGCCGGCGACGTAAGTCTCGGGAAATACAGCACCCGCGGCGAAAAACTAAAAAAACGCGCAGGGATTTAAAGAATTTTTGATATTTTCTAATAAAGAACATGCGATACTTTTCGCAGAGCAGTATCACACGTTCTGCTTTCACTTTAATACAACATAGTATTCGTTCTAAAAAATCGGATATAACACTATACTATCCAAATAATATGCAATACACTATCGTTCCGGTACTTGTTTTATCTGTAAAAAAAAATGTGTTTCAGTGCCATTTCATGTCTAATCCATACTATACATTCGACTTAGATACACTAGACGGCTCCCTATTTACGTATGTTTATAACTCACATGGTTCACCCATAAACTTTAAAAATAGTATTGCGCAATATACGGCGAGGTGTCATGAACATGTGCGTCATCAAATATATATGCCGAAGATATTGAAAACGGGGGATATTTTACTCTGTGGAAATACATTTCCTACCGCCAAATACTTAAATTAAGTACTTAGCTCTGATGGCTATAACGAAAAGATTAAGTCACTCTAATATCATAAGGCCACTTTGTGGCCCTCTATGGGGAGTACTTAATTTTACTAGTAGACGTTACACGGAAAGCCGCTGGTTCGAAGCCCGTCCTCGTATAAGAGTGTCTATTTTATAAGTAAGGTCTGAATGTCAGCGGACATTTATAAAGCACGCAGCAATAGAAAATGCGAGGAAGGGAACAAGCAATACGCAGAGCGCCGTGAGGTCCTGTTTTGTTGCGCAATCGTCCATCTGTTCGTGGTCTCGGATATAAATTTAAAGAAGCATCTCCGGTCTGGATAGGTGCTTCTCCCTATGCAAACGTGTGGTGTCAAATACATAGGGAGTAAATTATCACTTTTGGAACATATTACGGCATCTGTAGACGCACGACTTGGTTCTGTAGCAGGCCGTATGATAGATGTCTGTAGTGGCACTACACGTGTGGCACAGGCGTTTCGTAGTCGAGGGTGGCTTGTTCAAAGCAGTGACCTTTCATGGGCCACGGAGGCATATGCACATGCGTTCCTTATAAGAACAGTCGAGTCTGGTAGACGTGTGGAGGGTCTCTTGGCGGAACTTCGTGGCGCCTCTGAGTCGCCTGGATGGATTACAACAAATTACTGTGACGTTTCTGGTGTTGAGGGGGGCACCGTACGTATGTGGCGGCCTGAAAATGGAAGAAAGGCCGACGGGCTTCGTGATAAGATTTCGGAGTGGGAGGCAAGTGGCTATATAAATAGACACGAGGCGATGATTCTGGTGGCGTGTCTTATATTCGCGTTGGACAAGGTGGACAATAGTGTCGGAGTTCAACAGGCGTATTTGAAAAATTGGGCAACAAGAACAACAGATGCTCTTACGTTGTTTGACCTTCCTTTTAAAGAGGGACCGGTTGCGACCCATTATGTGGGAAATTGCCTAGAAATTGCCTATGAAGAGGCAGATTTCGCCTATATTGATCCCCCATATTCTGCACACTCGTATTCAACGTATTATCACATTTGGGATAGTATTACTCGCTGGGATAAACCGGCGGTGTCTTTGAAGACGAATCGTCGGATAGATCGGGTCAGTGGAGCAGAGGAATTTGATGAGGCAATGGTAAGTTCTTGGAATAGTAAACGAACCGCCCTTCATTCATTCTTGGCTATATGTGAGTCGTTACCTGTGCGGCACGTATTGATTTCCTATAATAATGAGAGTATTCTTCCAATAAAGGTGCTCTGCGATTCTCTGAAGGAAAGATTTGGACTTGATGCAGTGTCTGTAGAGGAGATTCAGTACAAGCGAAATATTATGTCGCAGATTGGGAATGCAGTACTTTATAAGAACGAATTCAAGACGGAGAATACGGAATATTTGATATGGGTTAGGAAATTTTTGTGACGATGTTGGGTAGCGCGATGTATTATTATGTGCTGAAGTCAAGTACCGGTATGTGCAAATTACTTAATTTAAGTTCTTGGCCGTAATAAATTTGAACTCACACGTGGCAAAAAAATCGTATGCAGCAAGCCGACTCTTTACGCATCCGCGCACCTATAGTTGAAATAGAGGTGGAAGAGCACGGTAAAATTTCGAACACCGTGGTAAATACAACTTCAGAAAGAATTCCAACATATATCCTCATATTTTCCATGACAAATTTCTCCATATTCATTTACAATGGAGAAAATATATATCTGTATTTCTTTATTTTAACGGCTATAATCTGGACACTATCTCTTTTAGACGTAATATATGATACGAATACACAGCAAGAAGTAGAGAGCCAGGTTTAGAGCCAGTGCGGCCTATGTCGTCCCGTATATTGAAGCAAGTGTATCTTCCCTTTTTTATAGTAGTTCCTATAGGAAACAATAGCAGATTTAGAGCATTTGTATTGCTCAGCCATTGCAAGAGGGGGCTCTGTCCAACTCGTCATTGAAAACCCTTTTGGCCTGTTGAAATACAGCCAGCGCAAATGAGCTTCGCAGGAGTGCACCTTCCCTTTAAAACGCACACGAAATTCGTTACAGAGTGCCATACCAAGCAGAACGAGCCAATGATAGTGTGCGACCGATGCACGAGTCCAAAGAGCGCAGGGGTGTTTATCATTTTTTATGGGCAAATAGCCACGCATACGTGGCTCACTCTTTGTTGGCGGAGCTGTTGAGAAATTTGGGAGAGTACCCGCCTCTATACAGAGCATCCAATGCGCCGTATAGAGAAGTTGTGTGGTTTCCAGAATCATTTTTACAACGTGTTTGTCACAATGCCATCGCGCACAACGTCCTTGATTTGGATGTAGAAAGAATATGTTCATAATGTACCGTTTGGCGCGCATACTTTTATCAATTTTTATAGACGGATAATTTATGACAACGACCTCTGTAACATTCGTATCGGCCTTTGTAGAGATTGGCTCTACTGTGAAATCTACCGAGCACCGTATTCGTCTGTTTAAACATTTGGCCGATTCTGGTATTTCTATTCACCTTTTTTTGAGTCAGAGTTTTTTAAAAGAATACACTGTGATTGTAGGAGTGAAAGAGAATGTGTGCATAGAAATCATCCGACTTGAAGATTTAGAAACATTTCAGGAAATTTCCGGCCTGTCTTACACTATTCCGAACTCGAGTAATCCGGAGAAAGATACTGCGGCCTATCATATAGTCCAGAACGCGAAAATAGAGCTCGTGGAACGCGTGAGGCGTATTGGAAACACCACACACTATGCTTGGATTGATTTCAATATATGTCAGATGTTTTCGAATATTCCAGAATGTATGGATTATCTTTCTACAAAAATACGGCTTCTACCTGGTCTTCGTATGCCTGGATGTTGGGAAAAAAACTACGGAGTTTCTGACTTTTTCAGAACTATACATTGGAGATTCTGTGGAAGTTTTTTTATCGGTGATAGGGCGTCCATACAAGAAATGTATAATATATACCGCCGGGAATTTAAAAACATCGTCAAAACTCACGAGATACTGACATGGGAAGTGAATATATGGCACTATTTAGATGCGCACCACCTTTGGAAGCCCATATGGTATTCCGCCGACCATAACGACTCTATTATCAGGTGTTGATCCTATAAAACATAGCTCTAAACGAGAACGGATTGAATCCGATACCATATTCAAATAGTATTTTTGGAAGAACATTGTAAAATGCATCATATACAAGTAGCGTACCTCCGAAAGAAATAACGATTTTATCATAACCGTACAGGTTGGGAACATCATTAAACCAAAAATAGAGTATTAAAAAAAGCCCAATAGATACTTTGAACATAAAGTCATTGGTTAAATATATCACGTTATGTTCTGACATTTTCCCCAGAATAATAAGAAAAAACTGTACAATAAAGGACACTTTGAGAATTAAAAAATACAGTGTGTGAAATTTCATCAAGACTAATTGATATAAAGAAATAGTAGCATCTATTTATAGAATGCCTGCGAAAAAGAATCCTGGCGGAAAGGGAATGCGACGGGCTGCTAAGGGAGAGAACAAAAATGAAAAGAAAAATAAGTTATTTTGTCAGAATTTCGTGGATGATGTTGTGTCCGGAGAGAGTGTAGAGCCCCTCACAGTGGCTCGAGTAGAGCGTCTTTGTGGTTCGGGACAGATGCAATTATTAACAGTAGACGGTGAGGCGGTCACAGCATCTTTGAAGGGTGCTTTGCGCTGTAAAAAGGGTGCCGCACGCAGTGAGGACAATACAATTGCGGCTTTTGCGGGAACGACCTTTGTTATTTTACAAAAGGAGGAGTATCTGAGTACGATTATTGGCATTCTTAGTCGCGCGCACGTGACCACTATTGCTGCTCATTTTAAGACGGCGCCAAAAGGGTTTTTTGATAATGCGAGGCCGGAAGATGACGAGGGCTTTGATTGGGATCTCGGTGAAGAAGAGAAACAAGAAGAGAAAGAGGAAGAAAAAAAGGAAGAAGATGTAGATATTGGAAATCTTTAATCACGTTTACTGCGAGTTTTATGAACCCTCTTTGTTGCTTTTTGGTATCTAGATCTTCCGCGAGTTGAACCGCGCCGTCTACCTCCTATGGATGCTGCGCGCGGCAACGAGCGCGGCAACGAGCGCCGCCAACCGCTCGTCGTTCTGAGCTCTTTAAAAATGCCGTCCTTATATTTTTTTTTTCTCGTGATATATACATTTTTAAAATGACCCAATGTCTTAACATCTTCGCCGAATATAAAAAAAGGATAATGAAAATACTCTATGGGTGGCATTTTATAGAAGTTTCCGTATAGCACATCACCATATTCGCCAGAATGTTCTGTTATCTTCACCTTATATTCTAAGTTATCGGGACTCACCCACACATAATTTTCCGTATTTTCCGTTTTTTGTTTTTTTGACATTTGCAGTCTAATATGATAAAATAAAATTATTTTATTTGTCGCCCTTTATTGCGAATTGCTCTACCGGTATCTACCGATAAATAGCACAGACTATTGGCACGGCGGACCAGTATTATTGGAACATGTTTTACAATTCATACGCCCTTCTGCGACGGCTTGGCGTTGTTCATAACTGGGATAATTGATAACTCCGCAGCCTGTATTGAGCGCAACGCAGTTCGCAGGAGGGCAGGAACTACCTGTGAGTGTCGTCGCAGAAGTGAGTGTGAGAGAGGGCGTAATCGTGTAGGTACCTATTAGGCCGTTGCCCGTCACGAAAGCCGTTACGGTGTGGGTGGTCTCGCTTACCACGAATTCGAACCCTACCGAGAGTGTTCCTGAGATCACGGACGTCACGTCTAGCGTGGTCCCGCTGCCCATCGCCGCCGCAACAAACGTAGTCGTTTGTGTCTGGAGTTTCTGCGCACGATAGTCATTCCAAATCGTGCGCGTCTGGGTACGACGAAGTATATCACTAGGATCCATTCTACTGGTCGGTAGGAAAAGAAATATTATAAGTATATATACAAGATGGGAAATACAGAATCTAAAATAGAAAATCCTAAAGATATATCCGCCAGAGAACTAAAGGTGGGTTCTCGTTACAGATACTATGGTAGATATGGTAAATTGGAAAAGTGTAGAACATTAAAAGTAAAACGTTCCTCTGACAAATACTATAGTCTAGGTTGGGATATGGGTTGGAAAGATAGAAAACAGTTTAAATGGGGCGGCCTCGCAATGGCACAAAAAGATGCAAAAATATTTAGGGAATGTTCCACACATGTCACAAGAAAAAAGAAACGTTCAGCGAAGTGATAACTTCCAGCATAGTTAAGTTGGGACTTATAGGGTGTCCAATAAGAAACATAAAGAATGTGCGGAATCTGGGCCGTATTCGGGGCCGTAGAAAACAACGCTGCGAAATACGTGAAATACTTGGAGGCCTTGAAAGGACGTGGTCCGGAAGCGACGCGTATACACCCTATCGGATCCAAAGGCTTCATGGGATTTACGCGCCTAGCCATTAACGGCTTGAATGAGGCCGGTATGCAGCCAATGATGAATAATGCGAACGTCTGGATGGCCAACGGAGAAATCTATAATTGGAAGGAACTTGCGGCGACCTATGACCTAGGGTGCGAGTCCGGGAGTGATTGCGAGGTCATTGGCCTCCTGTACGAGAAACTCTTTTCGGATGCGGACCATGCGGACTGCGGCGAACTATTTCGCCTTTTTGACGGTGTTTTCGCCTGTGTTCTCGTAGATGTGGCTCGGGGCCGAATTATTGTCGCCCGAGACCCCTATGGCGTTCGGCCTCTGTATGTGGGTCGGACTCAGGACCTCGTATATTTTGGCAGTGAACTCAAGAGTCTTCTTACGACTTGCTCGGTCGTATCGGCCTTTGAACCCGGCTCTTTCCAAGTATACGACCTGAATACACAGGAACTTCTCATATCGGCAAAATACCATACGGTGTCCACACTCACTCTTCCTGGCCTGAAAGATGTTGAGGCCGCATCGGGGGTTGTCCGGACCGCCTTGGAGGTCGCTGTGAAAAAGCGGATGATGATGGAGCGGCCTGTTGCTGCCCTATTGAGCGGGGGACTAGATAGTAGTCTCGTCGCATCTCTCGTCGCGCGGAATCTGCGTGAGGCTGGGCTGGCCCCTCTGAAGACCTTCAGTATTGGAATGAAGGGGAGTTCAGACTTGCGCTATGCTAGAGCAGTGGCAGAGTGGATTGGCTCGGACCATACGGAAGTCGTCGTGACAGCAGAGGAGATGTTTGGGGCTATTCGCCATGTGATTTGGGATATCGGGTCATATGATACGACGACTGTGCGTGCGTCTGTGGGGAATTGGCTGGTGTCTCGGGCGGTTCGTAATGGATGTGATTGTAAGGTGGTGTTTAATGGGGACGGGTCGGATGAAGTGTGGGGGTCCTATTTGTATATGTTCTTGGCGCCTTCCGAGAGAGAGTATGGGAACGAGGTCGTGCGCCTTCTAGATGAGATTCACACCTACGATGTTCTTCGGAGCGACCGATGTATTTCGTCGCATGGACTCGAGCCGAGGACGCCGTTTTTGGACAAGGCGTTCGTGCAGACAGTCTTGTCAGTGCCTCTCGAGTTGCGTCGGCCGGTTATAGGGCGGCTGCCTGAGAAGTGGTTACTTCGTCGGGCGTTTGATGATGGTATTACGTTGCCTCGGGCGGTTCTTTGGAGACAGAAGGAGGCGTTTAGTGATGGGGTGAGTCCGACAGAGGAGTCATGGTTTCAGATTATTCAGAGGATGGTTGCGGGGCTTGTTTCGGAGGAGGATTTGTCTGGGGCGGCAAAAAAATATCCTGTGAATACACCGACAACGGCGGAGATGTATTATTACAGGGAGATTTTTGAAGAGTTTTATGGGGGGAGCGGTATGGAAACAGTGAGTGTGCCGGCGTTTTGGATGCCACGTTGGTCAGATACGAAGGACCCGTCGGCTCGGACTCTGGGGAAGTTGTTGGAGGTGCTTAGTTAGTCGTCAAAGTATGGGAGCCTGAGAGGTCAGCATGAGTATCCACGCTATGAGAACAGGGGGGTACTAAAGGTGTGCCTGAGATGTCGGGTACGGGTGACTTATTATCGAAGGCTCGCACAAGAGCTCGTACAGAGAACGGAGGAGGCTCGTTGTCAATGCTCATTTCATAACGAAGTTTTGCGAGTTCCTCTGGACTTAGAGTGTTCGTATTCAGATTTGCAGTAGGGCTACTGAAGTTCATAGGACTATTCATCTCGCATGTACAGTCGCAATGACCGTTGTCGTTCTCGTCGTTCTCGTCGTTCTCGTCGTTCTCGTCGTTCTCGTCGTTCTCGTCGTTCTCGTCGTTCTCGTCATTCTCGTCGTTCCTGTTGTTAGTGTTCATGGGCGCATCGTCGTAAACCGGTTGGTGGAAATAGGCGTCCTTGAAGTCGTTTTGGCTGGTCGCATACGTAAGAACGGACAGGTTGACCATGAGAAGAATGGTGATCAAACACTCCAGGACAGGATTCTTTGTTACGCTGTAGGAAAAGAACACGACGTAGGTCGCAACGGCGAGCGTAAGCGTCTTGAACGTAGTATCAGGCAACATTTGGCGATTCGGACTACTAGTCGGGGTCGCCAAGCGCTCAATTTTTTTTCGGGGTCGTGGGTTGTTATAGTTAGTTCACCACGAAGTAATTTACTACAGATGTTGTATCAGCAGTATTTACAGTTCCAGCAGCTACTAAGGCAGATATAGTTATAGTGTTTGCCGTACATACCGCCTTATAGTTTACACTTAAGCTTCCCTGGGTTACAGGAATCACAAATGCTAAAGATGAAGTTGTTACTCCAGCAACAGTTAATGCGCAAACACCCAACACAAATGCCGTGCCACTACTGGTGCCGGCTATTCTCGTTCCCACATTCAAACTACCAGCCGTTATAACAATATTCCCTGCAGTAGCCACAATATTCCCAGTGGTGCTTGTAATATCCCCCACCGCATTCACATTACCACCCGTGTACACAGACATACCCCTATGGTTATTCGCACCAGAGCCCGCCGTGCCATCCAAAGAGTCAATCGGCTTGTCGACGTTGTAAATAGCGAACACCGTCGCATTCGGGTCAATAAAGCCAGAGAGGCCAGAGTGGTAGTCAAACACGCCTACAAGGGGGGTGCGGTCAGGATAGGCGGTGGCATCGAGCGCCGCAGCGTCCGGGTAGAGTTTCTTGCCGTTCGTGCGAAGAATGCGGCCAGCAGGGCAGTTTAAGTTGGTTACGGCCACACCGGAAGTGTTGAGCACCGCCGACAGCGCACCAGAGCCTGTGAAGTTATTTGCAGGAGAGGGACCAGTAAACGTGTATGTCTTGAAGAACGACTCCCACGTAGCCGTGGTAATGAAATTCAGGTGGCGAGACGCATCATAGCGGCTCTGGGTCTTAACGGAAGACATTTATACTTCTAGCAAAGAATAAAATTGACTTCCGCCGGAGAATTATGAACAATACCAAATATGCAGAGCCAATGCGAAGGTCGGAAAACAACACCGAAGTCGGCCCCCCTGTTCTTTGAGACAGGGCCTCGCCTACATAGGTCAAAACCTCTGTCCTATCTCGGAATTGTCCAGTGTACAAACGAAGCCGAGGACTTGTGCGCAGCCTGTCTAGACCGACAAAAAGCAACTGCCTACCAGCTGGAAAAACGCGCCGGTAAATATATTCCAAATCAGGAAACAATGTTTCACGGGCGTATGTACGAGCCCATACCGAAATGGAGTCGGCTTGAAGGCGGCGAGTGGTTTCAGGCCCAACTCGCAGCGGGCTACACGGTTTCAAACGCATATAAGGAGATTGCGACAAGTCCTGTAGAAATGAGCGATGCAGTGGCTCCAGTCATCAAAAAGGTTGTAAGACGCAAGAAGGTTTCTGAAGAAAGCACAGAAACCTCCAAGCCAGAGCCTATTGCTACAACAAAAAAGAGAGAGCCGAAGAAGGTTGGAAAAGTGGCCGCACCACCATCAGAGTTACAGGTAACGATTCTAGATACAACGAGTGGATTTATAGGGAGAGAGGAAGCGAAACGCACAGAAGCGAAACCTAAGAGAACCAAAAAGAATGTAGCAACTTCCCCAGAAATCACCGAAATTGTCCCGATACCTATGGATGAAGTCAATGCAGCAGCAAAGCCCAAACGACCCGTCAAAAAAGTCTTCAAACCGAAAACTGCTGTTATCGGAATTATTGAAGCGGCCGTCGACGACTTCCCTGTCATGAAAATCCAGGTTAAAAAAGAGGAAATTGCTGGTCGTTCCGTCTACGTGGCCGAGACCAAGGATAAGGTCTATGACCTCTCATACGCCTATCTCGGCCGCTGGAATCGCAAAGAGGGTCATATTGATACCACGTTTCCCGACTCGGATGCGGAGCCTTAAGTGATGTTATTACCACCAAGTACTTAAATTAAGTATTTGGCTCTGATGGCTAGAACGAAAAGATTAAGTGACTCCTATATCATAAGGCCACATGCCTACAGTAGTGATATAGGCATCTGCCGTTAGAGTTCCCGCTCCATCAATTCTTTCGCCCAAGGCTCTAGTTCCCCCCGCACAATTGCAGTCGGCCTATAAGGAAACGGTGACAAGTATACGGCATTCTTCCAAGACCCAAGACGCTCCCAAGCAATATGTCCGTATTTTTTCTCCGCTGACCAATTCCAGAATTCCGTCTGGCCTATGGTATTTTCTGCAATATTCGCTGAAATTTCCACATGCTTCCTTTCCGCAGCCGTGCTAGTCTTCTTCGGACAAACCCGCTCTAAAACAGTAGAGATACGCTCGTACCATTCGCAACACGCTGCCGTCCTCCAAAGGGTCGCCTGAAATACGAAACCCAACGTATCCATTTTTTGTACGAGCGGCTTCCATCCAGGAAGTTCTTTGAAACACGTTCCAGGTATTTTTGGCCCCGGACAAGGCATACAGCGCGCTGAAACGATGACAGGGGACTGGTCCATTGCTTCCAAGACGGCCTTGAAGGCGGCCCCGTTCATTGGCATTTCTAAGAGGAAATCGTCTTGTAGTGGAAACACATACGTGTAGCGCTCTTTCAGAACCCTGAGCGCAGCCAAACGACTCTCAAAAAAGCCGGACTCCGTCCTGTCCAGAGTGAGTAATTTCACCCCGTGTACATCCTTGACCTCTTTACATACCTCGTGCTCCATTTCCTCCGTTGCGAGATAAACAGGCCATTTTAGTTCCGGGGCGTATCTACGAAGCATGGTAAAAAACAGCGGCAGAATGTAATAATAGGCCGGTGTGGAATTCACAAGAATCACAACATCAGTGCGTTCCATTCTATATAATGTATGTAGACCCTCTTTTAGCGGTATCGACATACGCCAAAGTTAGGTACATTCACAGTAGTAGCGCTTAAATCGCACACACTATATCTAAATAAAATGTCGGCCATCCATCCCTTGACGGGAAAGCCCATAAAAATAATTGAGTCAGAAGGCTGTGTTTGGCGGGATGAAAAGACACTCGTTTGGCTTGACAAAACGGTATCCGCTGAGTCTAAATGGAACAGGTTTGACGTAGGCGTTAGTTCTGTGGAGGTTCTAGAAGCACTTGGTCAAAAAGGAATTGTCGTGGATATTTGTATCGCAATTGGGTTCGGCGCGGCAAAATGGATTCAGGAGGGCGGCCCCAAGTCTGTCCGGATTTTTGCCACATCTAAAGCCGTAATAGATGAAGTTGGCCCTGAGTTTTTCATAAAAGAGCGTGTTGCAAATATGATTTGTCTGGACGATGCTCTCGGGCTCTATCCCATGCTCCAAGTCCCATGGAACGGTTCGGAAATGGATGCAAGACTCATGTTGGCTCTTATTCTACAATACAAGCGTACTGGACCAGTCTTGGAAGGAGCAGATAAGCATCGGCTCATTTCTTCAGCTGCATATGGACTTTCCAAGGAAACTACATTGTCACCCCCACGACCCTTGTATTTCATTACACAGTTCTTTGTATCGCCAAAACCACGCCGCTCTGCGGAAATTGTCCACACTCTTCAAAAAAATGCAGAGTGTAATTACGTAGATAAAATCATTCTTCTCAATGAGCGGCAATATGAACTCCCTGTATCTTCTCTGAAGATTGAGCAGCATGTAATAGGTCATCGTCTAAATTTCCGTACGGTATTACAATATATTTACGAGAAAGTGCCCTCGGATGTCCTTGTCGTCATTGCAAATTCCGATATTTACCTGGATGATTCGTGGCGCCTCCTCTGGTCTCTTTCTATGCGGAGCACTTTTCTCTCATTACTTCGCTGGGACGTCCAAGAGAACCCTCAAGAAAAACCAGTACTCTTCGGACCGAGGTCGGACAGCCAAGATACATGGGTTATTAGTTCCAATTCCGTCAAAGAGCGTAGCTGGAATTGGCCCACCCTAGACATCCCTTTTGGACAGAACGGCTGTGATAACGCAATCAACGTAGAAATGCTGCGAAATAAATACATGGTCGCCAACCCCTGTATGAGCCTCACGACAAATCACGTGCATACAAGCGGTATAAGAACGTATAAGAATCTGGACATTCTTTCCAAACCAATTTTCATGTATCTTAAGCCTACGGGAATCCATGATTTGAAGCCCGAATATGAACTTTCGCAGAAGACGTTTCAAAAAATAGAAGTGCCTCTGTATCAGCCCCCCATTCGCTGCGTGAATTCCGCGGTTTTTCGCACAATGCTCTGTAAGCAGAACGACGATTTTAAGCGGATGGGGGTAATATTTCCTTCACATACTGTAAATCTACATACCTACGAGAATGTCTTTGAAACGAAGGACGGACTTCTACAGACCTATAATACGATTCTTGTAGGCGGTTCCAAAGTCGTTTCGGATATGTGGGGAGAAACAGAAATGAGTGTTCTATCTCCATGTGTAGCCGTTGAGACTGCAGTCGTCGCCTTCTGTCCCAATCATGTAGCACAGAGCCCATGGCTCTATATGGTGAATTATTTAGGGAAAATCCTCCATATGCGAAGGCTTGTAGGTGGTGGTGAATTTCTCGGTACAGAGGAAATGCGTGGAGTTCTGGAAAAGTTTTCGTGGCGCTTAGACACGGATCCTCCTGGAAAAAAAGAGATCCCTGTTCTCTTACGTGAAGAGAACTTTCAGGCCTGGTGTTCCCGAGCCCATGTGTGGTATCCACAGGGTGGTCTTAAAGACCAAATCACAGCACAGGAGGTCAAGGCACTCCGCGAGTCTGTGTTTCGCCGTAGAATGACGGGAGGTCATATGGTATTTTGCTTGGATAAGTATTGGATTACAAAGGAGTTCGTTGCAGAGGTCGAGCGGGTTACGGGAATAGATGCGGTCATCGTAGAAGAAGGTGACACCGTAGAGGAAACCATGGACTTTTTGACGACTGCAGCGGGGTTGATTGGAATGGTTGGAGGGGGCCCACTCTGGGGTTCGTGGCTATTACCAACAGACTCCTTCGTCTTCGAACTACAATTAGAGGCGACCCCTTCTATCGATATTGCGCACCTTTGCTGTGTCTGCGAGGTGGAGCACTATGTTCAAACTGTGCACAGAATAAAGCCACAGAACAAGATAGATACAGAAAATGTTGTAGCAGCCTTGTGTGCATATACGAAGAAACGTGGCTCGTCGCATCAAGCTCCTAGTTTGGAAATTCTGATGCCTCCTTCATCCACTACGGGATTTTTTGCACATGCGGGCGACAGTTTTCGGGAGATGGTAAGGCTATGGGCTGAACGAGGCTATGTGACCGTAAAAGAGATGCCGGGTCTCTGTAACGTCTGGCTCGGCGGAGTTGGCCAGGTGCTTTTATATGACCGACCTACGCTGGAGTGGTTTCACGCATCGCCTCTAGAAGAGCAAGAGTGGTGCGTAGGTCTCTTTGGAAATCCGGCAGCGACGAAGGCAATGAAAAGCACTGCGTGGTCGTTCTGGCCTCGTCGCCCGCGTATTGTAGAAGAACTAGCTTCTAAACCTCGCCCCCCTTTTTCCGAGAGGACCATGCGGGTCGTATTTTACGGCAGGTCGGAAAATGTCGTGCAATTTAGGAACAGGACGAAGGCCTCTTGGTCTTCTGCATGCTCGGAATTCGTACACTTGGAGTCGGCGGTGGCCAAATATCCCTATACGCACGAGGAGTATTTGGAGCGTCTGCGGAGATCCCTATTCGGCCTCTGTCTCGCCGGATACGGCAAAAAGTGTCACCGCGAGATTGAGTGTATGGCGATGGGCTGTGTGCCTGTCGTTGCTCCCGAAGTGGATATGACCTCCTATGCTTCACCGCCGGTTGAGGGGGTACATTACTTGCGGGTGATTGACCAGGACGACCTACGGAAGAAGACGGAGGCCATGGATGAGGCGGCCTGGGAGGCCATGTCCGCCGCCGCATTCCAATGGTGGAAAGAGAACGCATCTACGGAAGGCATGTGGGCACTCACGAAGAGATTGGCGGGCATATAACGCGATGTGCCGAAATTAAGTACCCCCTAAAGGGGGTACTTAATTTAAGCCTACATCACTAGTTTGGCATACACCGTTAATGAGCATTTTTAAGCACTTGCATCAAATCAATTTTAATAAATGTATCGCATAACTTACACAACCGTCCCTACCTTTTGCAGCGATGGTCTGCTTATACTTTAAGCAGAACTCATCCACCGCCCTTTGAACACCAAATGTATACACCGTCTGTGCCTTCGCCATATTCATCTCGTAGTCGTGCCCACATATCCAACCACCGGACTTACACTTCTTGTAGGCCAGCTCCAAGTCCGATTTACAGCCCTCGTAGCCGTGATCGCCGTCAATATATATCATATCAAGACTGTTGTCATCCAAATCAGAAAGTAGATCGCGGCTGTTTCCACGTTGAATTCTCACCCGCTTATCTTCTGCGTATTTTTTATTGAGATCTTGGAAAGATCTGTTAAGGTCTAGCATTTTGAAGAAATTGCCATCTTGATTTCCAGAGCCACAGTGGCCTTGAAATAGATCCATTAGATACAGCTGAGATGGCTCTAACGAGTTTAATAGGAAGGCAGAGAATTCACCCTCAAATACGCCAATTTCAGCATATACACCCCCTTTAGGAACACAGGCCAACAGCATCTCTTCGCGTGTGTCGTACACTTTCACTTTCTTAAAAACAACAAACGCATCCCAATCATTTTTTCCGATATGACTATACACGAGGGTTGCATCTGTAAAATTAAATATTTCTGCTGCTTTTTTAAAATACTCCAAATTACGTGCCCTTATATCTTCAATAATGTACAAACCTCCTGGACGAATTCTCTCCCATAGAATCTGGAATGATAGCATCATATGTTCTATAACATGTGAACCATCGTCAACAATAAGATCAACATATTTATCAAAGGTTTTCGTGTAATTCGCTAAATTCTGCAGAGATTTCGGATCACTTTGATCTGTGTAAATAGTTTTAATCCGTTCCTCTTCAAAAAGAACAGATTCCAAAATATCACACCCTAAAATTTGCGCGTTTGGAAAGTAGTCTCTCCACATTCGTAGACTAGCTCCAGGCTTGTATGAAGAACCTACAAGTGGCGACATAATACTCATAATTCCAATTCCAATTTCCAAAACGAGTTTTATCATATCGCGTCTATTATTTAAAATGTTATGATAGGCCGGAGTATATGAGTGAAGAGCAACTTCGGGACATTTGTCGACTCTATACTGCTTTGCTAAACTACACAAATCCATTATAAAGAGTTTAACTAAATAAAAGATTTTGTTTTTACGAAGAGATTGGCGGGGATTATTTAATTTTTAGCCCACTAAAAAGCCCGGCTAAAATTTTATTTGTTTCGCGTTTTTTCTTCTTGCGTTCGAGCTTCTCCTCATTGCGAATTTTCCTGTCCATTTCTTCTAGAGCTTCTGCGTCCTCCGCTGCCTCCTTCTTTATTCTTTGAATGTATTCGGCCGCTGGGGCTCCATACAAATCTTTAACCCTCTTTCTAGATAATCGTCGCCCTGATTTAGAGCTACTACGTGTTTGATTCGCTCTAATTTGGCTCGGAGTGGCTCCGCCTCTAAGTTTACGGGTTTGTCTCATACTACTATTGGTCAGGATTTTACCGCGAAAACTGTAAACTATGCTCTTCGCACCACCCTTTTATACACTCTAAATATTCATCGGTACAGACTCCAACCACTGCATATCCCTCATTTATCTTCTCGTAGGCACTCTCCAGTTTACTCATGAAAATCTTTAAGACACTGCAATAATCTAGATAGAGAGCGCCTGATCCCGTTTTTGTATCATTATAAATCCTATATTTGCGGAAATTCGGAGACTTTACTAAAATATACTGGTCACTATTGCCGTCGCTCCACTCTGATAGGTCATTCTTTAAGAGTGCATAGCCATCTTTCATGAGCCCTAGAATCCTCTCATCGGTTATATGTGTCCAGTCAAAATTCATAGTCGGATATATAGGATGTTCGGGTCCAGCCCCACATACGCCGGATTTACCGATAAGCCTACAGTCATCAACAATTATAATATCGTCATATTCTCTGTTTTTAAGAATTTCCAGCTCTTCTAGCAAAGGAGTTTCTTCATCCCCGAACGCAGTTGGAGTGCCTGAATAATGAGCATCCAAATAGATTGTAACAGGTTCACGTATACTCTTCAGCAATTCCGGTAAGACTCTTTTCGAATCGCCGTAATGCATTTTCACACTGCTCGCATCTTTGTATTGCTCCACATTATATTTATACCATTTTTCAGATAGTTCTATTGAGTGGATATGCTTGTATCCCGCATTTAATACAGTCCTTATTCCATTACCAAGATACGCACCCGTTTCTATGTAACGATTTGTTACATAAACACCAGTTAATTCATAAAATAGCGGACTCAGATTCGGCATTTGTGGTATACATATCTTATAAGTGTAGCACAAATACGCAGAAATGAGACTTGAAGGAGACATCACTTAGAGTACCAAGTGGAGCGTGGACTCCTTCTGGATATTGTAGTCAGCGAGTGTACGCCCATCCTCCAACTGTTTCCCTGCAAAAATGAGACGCTGCTGATCCGGAGGAATTCCCTCTTTGTCCTGAATCTTCGCCTTAATTCCTTCAATCGTATCGGAAGGCTCTGTGTCCAAGGTAATTGTCTTGCCGGTGAGTGTCTTTACGAAGATTTGCATTCTATATTCTAACTTATAGAATATCTTTATACCGGCTTATTCCAAAGTTAGGTACACCCTTGTGGTGTACCTAACTTTGGAATATGCCTATAGTAGTGATGTAGGCTTAAAATAAGTACCCCCTAAAGGATATACTTAACTTCGGCACATCACTTTTATATTTTCATTTCTTTCATTTCTTTCGTTAAATCTCTTATTGAGTTATTCGCCGCCAGCGCCGCAGTGGCCGCCGCAGTGGCCGCCGCAGTGGCCGCCGCAGCCTTCTCCTTCGCAGCCTTCTTGTCCGCCGCAGCCTTCTCCGCCTTTTTCAAAAATTGTCCAGCCCTTCCCAAGTTTTCCCAAGTAGTACCAGGTCCAAAGTGGCGTCTACCATTTCTAAGTTTTCTAGTCCAATGCTCTCCGCTAGGCACACGCGCGCTGCTAGGCACAGACGCGCTGCCGCGCACAGACGCTCTGCCGCGCACAGGCGCTCTGCTAGGCATCCCACTCATCTTATAATCTTCTGGTATAGATGGTAGTTTATTTTTTTTCCTGCGAGTGCTTCCCACCGGCTGCAACTTTGCGTCGACAACTGCTGCTCTTAACATGCTCCTCAAGGTACGTGCATTAGTTATTCCTGCTTTAATAAGTTCTTTTTCTGCTTCCCTCCTTACTTCTAAGGCTTTCTTCACTTGTTCAGAAGAAAGATTTTTTCCCACTTTATTTTGTCTTTTTCCACTTTGTCTTGTTCCTCTTTGTTCTTCCATTCTATACATACTCTATAATTTATAACGCCCCCAACTCATCCCCCTTCCGGGTTGATAATCGTGATGAGTAATTTCTACAACAACACCCTCCTCTATTGCTTCCCTCCATGCGTTCGTAGGACCCGTGTTAAAAGATACGCTCCAACCCTCCGTAAACATCGTATCATCCATAAGAACAACTGTATTTTCATTAGCAAACCTCCGACAATTCATCAGATCGGCCTTCGCAGTATCGTAATCGTGACCCCCATCAATAAAAATAAAATCACACGTCGTTTGCTTCCAGGCCGGAATAGTTTTCATACTATCCCCCAATACTAGCGTATGTCTTGAAGGATACGTACTATCTATGTAATCTTTCGCGATATTCACGTAATTATGTGCGCCCAAATCAAAACTTGTCAAATGTATGCTTGGGTTCGTATCAAGAAATATTTCAGCGGAATGTCCCGCATTGAATCCAATTTCCATTACAGTTTTTATATCAGTATTATCAATCAGCACAGTTAAATCGTAGACCTGTTTTGGAATCTGTTGACTAAATCCTTCTATTTCATTCGCAATAAAGCCACGACTCTCTAAATATTCCACTAAAGCCATCTTAATAAGATAATCCTTTACTAATTCTAAAAGTAATCGCGCCAAATAAAAATTGTAGGCACAAGTTTCTTTCTAACCAAACAGTATCCGAATGTCGTCTTCTGCTGAGGTTGCACTGAAAAAGTCCCCTATTCTCGGTGGAAAGGGTTTGACAAAACCGACGACATCCCGGAAGAACTCCTTGGCGGAAGAAGTTGCTGCACTTCCACCTTTAGGGGGGGCTCCCACAGAACCCCTTATGGAAGCAAAAGAACCACTTCTAGACCCAAATGAGGACCGTCATGTAATTTTTCCTATTCGGCATCCGGACATTTGGACCAAATATAAGCAGCATATGTCTGTATTTTGGACACCCGAAGAGATTGACCTCGCAAAAGACATGAAGGACTGGGAGAAGTTAAACGACAATGAGCGTCATTTTATCAAACATATTCTCGGTTTCTTTGCTGGCTCAGATGGGATTGTCATGGAAAATCTCTCCACCCGTTTCAGCCGTGAGGTCCAGTGGCCGGAGGCGCGCCATTTCTACGCCTGCCAGAATCTGCTGGAGGCCGTTCATGCAGAAACATACTCTCTATTGATTGACACCTACATTAAGGACTCCCAAGAGAAATCTGACATGCTGCGCGCGACGAAGACAATTCCCTCGGTAGAAAAGAAGGCCAAATGGGCTCTAGAGTGGATTGAAAGCCCTGATGCGTCGTTTGCTACCCGTCTGCTCGGCTTTGCGGCCGTGGAGGGCATCTTCTTTAGCGGCGCCTTCTGTGCGATTTTCTGGCTGAAGCAGCGTGGTATAATGCCGGGTCTGACTCTATCCAATGAGTTTATTGCTCGGGATGAGGGGCTGCACACAGACTTTGCGTGTCTCCTGTATTCAAAACTCGTGAACCGTCTGCCGAAGGCGAAGGTCCACAAGATTCTTCGGGAGGCCGTAAAAATAGAGAAGCATTTTATCACGAAGGCGCTGCCGTGCGAGCTGATTGGAATGAACGCCGAACTCATGAAGACCTATATTGAGTTCGTGGCGGACCGGCTGTCTCTGCAACTCGGTTATCCGAAGATTTACGGAGCTGCGAACCCCTTTGATTTCATGGAGCGTATCAGTCTGGAGAACAAGGACAACTTCTTTGAGAAGCGGGTGTCCACATATGCAAAGGCAAAGGTAGGTAAGGCTGCGGACAGCATGGAGTTCTCTACTGCTGAGGCGTTTTAGTAAAATATGGGGCTACCGCCAAGTACCTAACTTTGGCACATACCGGTAAGCACATCACGGTAGTAGATGTTACTAGATGTTACAGGAATAAGCACTTGTACATAACGGCAAATGGAATCATCAAACTAAATAGGATAGAAAGAGTAAGCAATATCATCACAGTGTTCTCCCGTCCGATCATATTTCCAAGAACTCCGAACGCTCTCTTGGGTAAAGTGTCCCATTGCCTAATGAGAATGTATACGAAACACACAGAGGTGAGCCATAGGGCGCAGAGTACCTGATACGAAAAGCTGGCTGCGAAATTGTACACGATGTTTCCGAAAATGGCGAAGGCCATAAGAGATCCAAAGAAAGTGAAAATACGGGGCGTCTCATCTAGAGAACGTTCGATGCGAGAGACTTCCATTAGGACTACAGGACTTGTGGAGATAGTTGTAGGCGCTTCAATTTTTTATACCGCTCGACGTTTCAAACGGGCACAAACTAAATGTGAAAGTCTAAATTTCGTTATATCTACCGGGATATTCCAAAGTTAGGTACACCTCCAAATGTGTACCTACCGACATGTAGACTAAGTTAGGTACACCCCAAGAGTGTACCTAACTTAGCCCACATGCCTACAGTAGTGATGTAGGCATAAAGTAAAATTGATTCGTGGGTGTGTGTGTGTCTGCGACAAAATACAATGGGAAACTTATTTGTAGAGTCCCATGACGACTTTCTGCGCTCTCGTAAAAAATGCACTAGATGCTACAAGGGGATATGGGCTCTTCTTATACTATGTATTATTCTGATTGCTTCAGGATTTGTATCGTTAGTCTATACGAATGAAACTCTCGGGCTGATTGCACTATGTCTTGGCGTTTCTTTGGGACTCGTTCTATTCTCTGGGCTTATTGTTGTCTGTATTGGCTGGTGTCTCCGTCCTGAAAGAGTTTTGCCAGTGTCTTCTGTGGGGTAAAAAAATTGAAGAGCTTGGTGACGGCGTTCTTATCATCTACAATGAGTACCCAGATCTTCAGTCGTGAATTTCTTCAGGCTGCAGCAGAGAGGGAGAAGCAACGCATTCTTGAGGAGAGGAGGCGCTATTCTGAAGAGATTGTCAATGTATTCATTCAGGATTTACAAAAGCTCGCAATTCAAGGAAAAACACGGTTTGTTTATACCCAGAATCCTCCCGCCCCCTTAACATATCATGAGCTTATGGTAAGTTTCCAGCGTAATTTTCCCGAGAGCAATGTTTCGTACGAGGAAACTTGGGTTGATGTTAGTGCGACCAACCGAGTCCTCAAAAAGGGTATTGTGATTGACTGGTCTTAAACAGCATCCACCATACCCGAACCGTTACAGCATTCACACGTAACCTTACGTGTTTTTGCTCGCAACCACTGCTGAAAGTGTAGCATGCGCCCACCGACGTTCATCTGCTTCAGAGCCCAGTTACAGTAGGCTACGTCGCTCTGTCGCACGTGTTCGTAGGTCTTGCCATTATGCTTTCCGAAAGTGATTGTGTTTACATTATGTGCGTCCATTACCACTTTTATAGATATGCAAACTCCTACGATTATTCAATTTTTACTTCAAGCTGGACGGGAAGTGAATTTCCACCGATTCTCTGCGGGGTTAGGCGGGGCTCTGTATTTTTTGTATTAACAAAAATTGAAGGGTTTAAGGCATTAAATATATATAACGCAACATGCAACCCACGGAGGAGCAACAAACAATTCTGGACAATACGGAAAATTCCCTCCGTATTCTAGCCGCAGCAGGCTCTGGAAAAACGACCACTATGGCCCAAAAGGTGCGAGACGAAATTGAGTCTGGCCGCTGTAAACCCGAAGAAATCTGTTTCACTACCTTCACACGCTTTGCGGCAGACCAGATTCGCCAAAGAGTGAGAAAGGTGGTGGGCTACGACGTGAAAATCCTCTGCGGAACGTTCCACTCCATCATCTACAAACTCCGCAAGCGTGCGGGTCTCTACACTAAAAAACCGGAAAACCTCTACTCGGAACGTATGGAGGTGTGGGTGGAAGAGTTCATGACCTTACTCCGTGAGAAGACGCCAGAGTTGATCAAACTACTTCAGACCTACAAGGTGCTCATCGTAGACGAGTTCCAGGACTTGGATGAAGTGCAGTTTGATTTCGTCGCGCTTTTTAAGCAAATTCAGCCGTCACTTCGTATTCTCGCAATCGGCGACCTGGCGCAGAACATTTACCGCTTTCGTGGAACGTCAAACGAATTTCTCCGTACCAGACTCCACAAAGAGGTCTGTGATGACCTCAAGACGTTTGAACTCACCACGAATTTCCGCAGCACGAAATCCATTCTCAAGGTCGTCAATACGCTCTTTGCATGGGAGATTGAGCACAAACACATTCTCCCGATGATTCCTGGGCCCGCCGCGGCGGAGGGTAAAAAGCCGACCTACTACGAATACGCACGAAATCCCGAGTCGGGTATGGGCGCATACGAAGAACTCGTGGCGAATACACTCTATCCGGTCCTTGTACAAGCAAAGTCCGAGAGCAAATCCATCGTGCTCATCTTCCCCATCATAAAGTGCCAGTCATTCGAGCTCATCATGGCACTTTTGAAGCACAAATCAAAGCACGAGGGATTCAAGCTGGACCTTCACAAAATCGCCAAAGAGGACGAGTCGTGTCGCACCGTGTCCTTCCGCTACGATACCCGAGAGCCGACCTCGCCCGTCCAATTCTCCAGCATCCACTCTTCAAAAGGCTTGGAGTGGGACATTGTTGCGCTGATTGACATGAGCGACTATATTTACGACTTGCGTGGGGCGGAGGACTGTGAGGCCTTCTATGCGGAAAAGACGAATCTCACCTATGTCGCCATTACTCGGGCCGCAGAAGAACTCTATATCTTTGCGAATCTGAATGGGGGCGGTAGACATCGGAAGTTTGCGGAACTCGGGGATAGGCTGGGCGATATCTTTGAGGTCGTAAAGTGGGGTGAAAATCCGAAAGACTGGGAGGCTGGGAGGCGTAAACCTATTGGCGTCACGGACCTCATTCGTAAATTTCCGCAACATCCGGACCTGTTTGAGCGTGTTCGTGCTTGTAGCGCGCACATTCCCTATGCGGGCATGGACGGACTTCCTATGTTGGAGAGCGATGTGTACGAGCAAATGAAAATGCGCAATAGGGAGTTGGCGTTCGGCACGTATATCGACTGGAAACTGAAAAAGATGCTATGTGGCCCCCAGACGATGCAGGACGTGATACTCGAGCTGATGAGTTGCTACCCGGACGGTAAATACTTCTACAGGACGGATGCATACGATGACCTGCCGCTGCGACTGGCGAAGTTAGACGTGTATTTCATGAACGCAGAAAAGAAGCCGCTTGCGCCTCTAGAGCAGTACGTGATTGCGTCCCGATATTTGGGCTTGAGTTCTGCCCGTTTCTACGGGCTTGTTCCAAGTTTTCAGGATATTTATAAGAGTGTGGAGCGGGTTATTGCGAAAGCGGCGACTGCTCTTGCGAAAGAGCCGTCCGTGCGAGACGAATACATCGTATCACAAATGCGGAATTTCTACACTCGGGGCTCTACGAGCGAGATAACGGCATTTGATGCGCCGTCGCATACTTATATGGGAATGCCTGAAGGGCTTGACTTATTCGTCTTGGAAAATGTGGAGAGGGGGGCGGCGATGATGCGGGCGTGTTTACAAGATACGGGGGCGACTGGGGAACTTCGGGGGGATGTGTGCTTGGAGTCGGCGAGTCTCATTATGGGTGAGGCGGATATCGTTTCGGAAAATGGGGTTCTACTGGAAATCAAGTGCGGAACGGCGACGAAGGCGACGGATATGCGAGACGTGGGGAACTGTAAACATCTGCTGCAGGTTCTGGCCTATGTCGCGTTGGCGCGGCATGGGACAATCCCTGTGAAGCTGGAGAAGGCCTGTATCGTGAATCCGTTGACGGGGGCGTGGGAGCGCTATGACTTGGCTGCGTGGACCATGGAGCAGTCGGCGGAATTCATGGCGTGTTTGGAGGAGCTGCGGGAGCGGGGGTGAGGGTCTTCCACGATTTTCCCAATTGAATTCTACTGATATTTGCAGTAGTTATATTAAACTGCTTCGCAAGTTCAACGCCCGATTTTTTATCGGGATTGAACTTAATATATCTAGCATTTTCCTCAGATAATTTACACATCCCATGCTTAGTTCCACCCGCAGTTCTATTTCTTTGTTGCCTATCTTTCATATTTTTTTCATGATCACCAATTTCAAGGTGTTCATGATTTATACATTTTGCGTTATCGCATTTATGTAATACAAACTTTTTATCTGGAATTGACCCATGCTCGATGATATATGCGATACGATGTGCGCTTGTTGATAGATTATTATAACGACATATTTGTCTTGCGGTTGGCATTTCTAGACAATTAGACTTCAATATTTCGTTATAAGGACCTGGAGAAGCTTTATTAAGAAACTGCTGTTCTCGTGTAGGTTGTTCAGAAATATCTGCCCATCTCTCACCACTATTAATTCTATATATCTGACTAATACTAATTCTATATTTTTGACTTAATGCCTTCTTTGTCATTTTATCAAAGTTTTCTCTGATAAATACAACATCTTCAACTTTAATTTTTGAACTTGTAGAATTAGCTCCTTTACTTCCACCACCTCTTGCTCTACCTCTTTGATTCATATCATTTATATTATCTTGTCTGCTACCAGATTCAAGGTGTTCTATATTTACACATAGTCCATTATCGCATTTGTGTCGGACAACCTGACCATCTGGAATTTCTCCTTTATGATGCATCCATATTGCTCTATGGGCGCTCACATTTCCGTATATTCCGTGATAATGCTTTTCAATACCAATCCACACATGGCATTTTGTTTGAAGAGTTGGATGAATAGGTCCATCGAAATTTACAGACTGGTTGAATATTTCGATGATCATCACCCGCTCTACAAAGGTCTAATATAAACCTCTGTATAGCGGTCACAATCCTCAAATTTTCGCCGCTCACACCCCCCTTCTACGCGACCCACGATTTTTACGTGTGGATCTACCACCGCCGAAACCGGGTCCGAGATTAGGTATACCCCAGTTTGGTTTATTTTTTTTGGATTTATTTGCAAAAATCGCTGCGGCAGCATTTCTTGATTCTTGCGCATTCAAATTGCGACGGGATTTTTCTTCTGCTGCCCGCAGCTGAGCAGCGAATGTGCCCCTGCTCTCTCGAGGCGGCGGCGGAGGGGGAAGTACTACCCCCTGCATCCGTTCCGCCCAACGCATCGCTGCCTCCGCGGCCTTCTCCTCCTCTCGCCTGAAATTTCTGCGTTGAAGACCTTCCATTTTTGACCGAGCACTTACGGCTTGCCTTACAGCTGCCTGCGCGTTCCTTAACTTACCCCATGCTATCATTTTATCCTCCCAAGGAATATTCGCATCCGGGCGCGGGCGTTCTGATAAATATGCCCCCTTTAATCTCCCTATTTCAGAGATTAATCGCGAAATCTCCGCGTCAACTGAACGAAAATCTTTATTTTTCTGCTCTATTTCTTCTGAAATCATCTTGGCTCCCTCTTCAGTTCGTTTAATAAAGGAGTAACGTTCATGTTTATCTTCACCAAATGAAAGTGGTGCGCTCTTTGCTCTATAAATATCACCTCCAGCAGTCAAAAGTATTTCTTTAAGTTCTTCGATTTCTTGGTGAAGTTTACTTTTATGCTTGTAGGCGGTGTCTAAAGCTTCAACTTGATTACGCGCAGCCTCTAGCCCGTATGGCGATTTTATATAATCATCCAAGCCATATGATAACTCTCTAATACCTGGGTAGGCGCCTTTAGCTCCAAGATCCGCAAGTTCTTTTATTTCAAGTGCCTCTTCTAATGTTAAGTTCCTAAATTGACGACCACCTAGTTTCTTAATTGCCTCCGCAGCTATTATATCTGCTTTAAGCATTGCACGTTTAAGTTTTTCACTCCGATAATCCATACTTTCTAATAAAAAGAACAGATAAAAATCCGCACGGGTCTAAGTGTCCCGTTCAAGAATCATCGTAAGTTTCTGCTGAATATCCTTGAGAATCCCCATAACATCTTTCATAGTAGGCTCTGCCTCCGTGAAAGATGTTATACTTGTCTGTACTTGGGGTTTCGACACTGAATCAATCTGTTTCGCTGCGGCTTTCTCTTTTGCGCGCCGCTCACGCCACCACCTCCCCAAAACTCTTTTTCCCTACGAAATATCCATCCATAATGTGGGATACCGACGGCAACTGCGCTCTCCGCTCCGTAGAAAGATCCATACGCCACTCATCATATACGTATGCACTCGAAATGTTGTTCTCATTGAGAACAGCCTTAAACACATCCACACTCATCTTAGTCGCCCCAGGATGCAGGAAATCATACCACGAAACGCCAGTAGGGCGAGGGTCGCTCGGCAGATAGATCCGCTTGAGACGCAGCATCATTGAATACGCCATGCTCGTATCGACACCCGACTCTAGACACATATCTACTACCGACTTCGGCTCCTTAGAAACGAGCTCCAGAATATTTTGAATCATCGTATTCTTAGAGTGACGCTCATAAAAGGTGCTCCAGAACTTGTCACTATCTTTAAACTCGTTGAAAAATGTCGTCATAGAAACGAGATCGCTACGATTCTCAATAGTCGTATGGAGACTCTCATTTGCAAGATACGTGCGAATAATGGACATCATAGAATTCTGAGCCTCCGTAGAAAGCTGAGAAAGGGTTTGCTGAAGGCGATGAATCAACTTCGTCTGGGTCACGAGATATACAACATCCTCGTACTTTCTGTTATGTTCCTGACTGGCGGTAGAATCTGAAGGAATATGCGCCGTATCATAGGAAGAATACTCAGCAGGCATTTTGTATACAGTTATATATTACGAATACTTTAGACCTGTGCTCATTTTAAATTGCCGTTTTATCTAAGCCCCGCACAGAAAAATTTGAACATTTTTTCACCGAAACCGAAAACCATGGGCTTTGACCTGACCATCTCAGCTTCCTTTCCCCTATGCTGGGAAACAGGCCTCATGTTTGAATACAACGACGACCTGACAAAGACCTACAATATCAACAACGTCCGAGTCCCGCAACACTTGAGACGATTTGTGAAACAGCGGGGTCGCCATTTGGCGCTCTACATCTCTAGACTCACAGACGAATACTCCACGGCCGCCTATAATTTCCTAGAAAAGTTTCCTGAGTGGTCCGAAATTGCCGATGACAATGATTACGAGGATTACAAGGACCGGTGGACCGAGGAGGATCATAATCTGTTCAAGGAGACCCTTGCGTGGCTCGTAGGACAGAAAATAGGCGCCATCGTTTCCTGGTCGTACTAGGCTTCAGCATGCTTTGTAGATGCTCTATGAACCTCAACAGCCCTGTAATACAGATATAATCCGAAGAAATTCTTTGCGAATATGTCCAATATATTAAATGTATTATTTTTATGGTGGTGGCTAAAGATTGCCGCTACACCATACAAACTCCACACAGATAAAACGAAGTAAAACAACTTCAACGAGCTTTGAGAGTTGACCGCATAATTCTTATAAATTACGTAAAATGAATAGGCAAAAAAGGCAAATCCTAAGACGATCGACGATGTCATATCAATAAGCCCCACTTCACCTAAATAGCCGAATACTAACATTAGAAAGTTGCATACAATAATTGTTATTATATTCTGCATGTTTTCCTGTAAAAAATCGCTGAATGTAAGTACTTTCTCCTCATTTTTTTCCATGTATTCCTCGTATTTAAAGTATATAATCGTTGTGAGTAACATTGTAGGTGTTGTAATAGCCCAATCAAAATACCGGATACTTGCCATTTTATGTACGTATTTCACAGCTAATGCTCTTAGAAAATAAATGTAGAAAAATAGTTCAATCAGTTGCACGAATGTTTCTAGAGCCAGAATCTTGTTTAGTATCTTATGTTTCTCTGGCAATTCTAAAAAAATACCATTAAAACTCACTAAACCGGTTATTATCTGAACAATGATGCTTAGGTTCGTTGTGAAATGAACGCCCGACATCTCCTACTTACGTATTAGAAAGACAGAACGGGCAACCTGTGAATGTAAATGTGAATCTCCGTACAAGTACGTCTTGCCCGTCACCTTGTCTTCGGGGACGTCTACCGGTATGTGCCAAAGTTAGCTACACCCGTGTGGTGTACCTAACTTAGCCCACATGCCTACATCACGGTAGTTCCGTAAAAATAGTTCCACCACCTGCTTCCAGCATCTGCGCTTCCACCTCCTCCTTGTGCTTTTCTTTCACCGCCGCAGACTCAAAGGGCGCATAGGCGACCTTGTAGGGCTGACTATTCTCAACAACGACGTAGACGGCGTTCATGCTCATTGATTCTGAGAATTCGCCACATTCAAATTTTATCGTCACCCAGTAGATGCGCTCTTACCGCTTTCCCAGACGCTTTAGCCGCGCCTATTGCAAAAAGACCCCATGCGGAAAAATGGGGTTTACACAGAAGGCATCGTGCCGTCCGTATAAGAATTGCTATCGTACTAACACAAGAAAGAGTGGGCGACGCTAATCACATGAAATATCAAAAGCAATCTGCTCGAAGCCTTCATCGACACTCTGCTCCACAGAAATCACATCGCGCGCCCACGAACCGACGATGGGAGGAGCGTCATGAAGGTCTCCCCCGCCCCGCCCGTTCCCCTCTACAGTTAAAAGAGGCAACGGATGCAACGAACTAATAGGTTGCCTCTTATCCACGTATTGCCTCTTTGTATGGTTCACAATGTAGGGATACATGGCTGCGCTTTTGTGCGGAGGATTGATTAACTTGTAATCATCGCATAGTTCGTATAGGTTCTTATCCTTACCAGGCTCTTTATCTGCATAGTCGCCTGCCCACACGATACGACTCCTGTGATAGGGTCCATCTGGACTCAAAAGACTCTCAAACGTATTGACAAAGATGCTGTCGATATAGGAGTGTTCCGTCAATTTCAGGCCCGAGTTGTAAAGTCCCGCATTCATCCATACAACAATCTTCCCTTCCGCGTCTAGAATGATAGGATAGTAATACTGACCCATGTCGGCTTATTTATAGGATTGAAGGGTTGGACTGTTCAATTTTTAAGCGCACTCTGATGCAGCCCTACTCCGCCCTTCCCGCTTCCACATGAGTCCCATCAAATACCGAGCGCCCTTTGCCCACGCCACAGGCTGGAAAATCTCCTCCCGCAGTTCCCGCACGAATTTCTCCGAGAATCCGACCCCCTTCGCCCTCTCCAAGACCTCCTTAATCTCAATCTGCTTCCCTTCCCGAGCCTCCGTGCATCCGATAAGCCACGAGACGAACGCCTTTGTGCGCCCCTCACAATCTGCTAAACAGTGTTTCTGGAACACCGTACTCGGTAAATACGTCTCTGTCTCCTTCGCAATATCAGCTGACTGCTCCTCGTCGCCTAGAGCCACGCGCAGCAGGGTCTCCAAATGCGCCTCGGACTCCAAGATATAAGACTGGAACTCCGCAAACATGGCGTCCGTGCGCTTTTTGTGCGACATCAGCGAGTTCCTATGCTTCCCTACAGAACTCGCGTGCGTTCTCAAGAGATTCGTAATGAGGTTCGTCTTGAGTTCCAAGGCTCGTACCGTATCCGACTCGGACGCCACAGGCCGTCCAAATGACTCGACGACCTGGAAGAAGGGACGTAGCGTCTGCAAATAAAATACGACATCGTCCCGTCCAAGAAGATTGCTCAAAAAAAGAATGAAGCGCCCATCCTCGAGGAATTCAATATCGATATCTCCGCCCCGCGTCTTTCCCACAATCCCCGTACGCAAACTCGTTAAGACTCCCCCACGCATATTCGGATGTAGGCGCATATCCCGCCGGAATTTCTCCACTTCTTCCGACGTAACCAGACGACCATAATTCTTCACTTCCCACAAATACTCTTGATCCGGAGTCCTCAGCATCCGAATATCGGCCGTTTGGGCGTCCTTAGACACTGTGAGCACACTACAGTCGTACGCCTTCTTCAAGAACCCCTCCACAAAGAATTCACCATAGGTGCCCTTTTCCTTAGAGGATGTGAACGTCTTCGTAATAGACGACTGGAGCGTATCCATGCGCCCCGTAACGGCGTCTAGCTGTTTCGCCAACGTCTGCTGGAGATGCGCAATTTGCTCATCCTTTGCGGAAATGACGGCCTGTAGATCCTCACGAATCTCGCGCTGGATTTGGGAGCGAAGGCCGGCCGCCGAGAGTTCCATCGCCTCCAGCCTGGCCGTCGCAGCCGCACACGCTTCCTCCGCACGCAGTTTTTCATTACGAATTCGTTTGACCTGTTGTTGCGCCTCCGCCTCCACAGACTTTACCATATCGGCTTGTGTCTCCGACATGGCCGCCGCCGTAGCCCGATCCCGCAACGTTTCATAGGCTTCTGCACCGAGTGTAAGAGCCGTGGAAACTGTCTTGGAGTCCGCCGTCAAATAGAGCGGCGGAATCACATAATCTGCTGCGACTTCTAAACGTATATGACGAGACATTTCCTTATATAGGTATGTAGGCAGAGCCTTAGATGGAGGGACTTTTGGAAAAAAGTTCCCAAAAAGGACTTTTTGGAAAAAAGTCCCCAAAAACCCAAAAAATAGCAGCCAAAGATAGGCATGTCGTTCTTAAATACCGTAGTAGACAAAGTATATGTAATCAACATGGACAAGGATAAAGACCGACTTGCAAGGTTTGATGAGCAAATGCGCCAACACAATATATCCTACACCCGAGTTCCAGGTGTCGTCGGAGTCGACCTAGGATATCACGACGCCCTGTCCGGATTCTGCAATCAGTTCTGCACGGCCGGTATGAAAGGATGTGCGCTCTCCCACCGTGCAATATGGGAAGACATGTTGAAAAACCGCTACGAGAACGTGGCCATCTTCGAAGACGATGCGATTCTGGACACAGACTTCAACGCAAAATTCCGCCAAGGCTGGGAACAACTTCCCACAGATTACGATATTTACTATCTAGGCTGTGATGTATTATGTGACAATACAAATATTTCTTCCAAAGTGCACAATAAGATTCACCAGAAGGAGCCCGAGGTCGTTGATAAGAATTTAATGGCCGTGAGCGGAAGTATGGGGACACACTGCTATGTCCTATCCGAAAAATGTGCGAAAGTCATACTGGATGCGTCTATAAACGGCCATATTGACGGAGAGTTGGGAAAATGGATATCTGAGTTCAACTTGAATGCCTACTCCATTTCGCCCGTTATCGTAAATACCTTTGAAACGGGCGACAGTAATATTTCTGAAAATTTCCCCCGACTTTTCAATACACTCATACATCCACTCCACTTGATAACCACCCGCCCTCTTGATTGGAGTCTCGGTGAAAATCAATTCCAAATTGGACCCTATTCCTTCAACGCTCTACTCATCATACTCTGCGCCCTCGTCTGTATTATCCCCTATAAATACTGCTTCGTAATTCTCGTCTGGATTCTCATAGAGGGTGTCTATGCTGCGGACGCCAAAAACACGGCAAAATACATACAAGTTCTGGGTGGGCTTATGATTATACGAAAGCTCGTCCAAACACAACTTAAATAATCTAATACTCTACATATGACCTCCTGGATAAAAGTTCCACGCAAAACAAAGTCCGAAGACGGTCCTCGGATTCGCAATTACTTCCTCAGACTGGAAAACACTAATTTTGCAGGCTCATTTACGGCCCTCTTTAATGCATACATGTTTAGCATTATAAATACTCGCGATTTATATGTGTATGATGGGACGAATGCTATATCAAGCACGTACTCATTCCTGCAAGAAACATTTGAACCTACAGAGAGTATTCACTACGTTTCTGAAATGATGCCCGGTGTTACTGTTCTCACAGGCAGCTCGGACCCCCGTTACGCAGGTTTCTTGGCGCAGGTCGCTAAAAGCATGCTGCGCTCGAATGCCGCCTCGGTTCTCCGGTGGAATCAAAAGATGCTGGAATCGATTATGGAAATTACGAAAGCCCAGGAACTCCCTTCTAAGTTTGATGTAGGTGTACACATTCGTTCCAGGAGTCGCGTGGACATGATTCGACCCCCCACAGTAGCATCCTATGTGTCCGCAATTGAGGATGCACTACGTACTCAAAAGGTCAAAGAACCAAACATTTTTGTGCTCGTATCAGAGCCCGCCGAATTTATTGAATTCCAGAATTTGGCCCCGAAATATTGGAAACTTTTTCAAATTTCTCCGGCATCGAGTACAATTCAGGGAATAAATGTAAACTCATTCAATCGCCAAAGTACCACTGTAAAACTGAACGCCTATAAGGAGCACCTCGCAGAACTCTATTGTATACAACAAAGTACAAATATTATTGGAACACTTAGCAATGATATTGGTAAATTTCTATATTTGACCGCAAAGACCCCTGAAACATTCAAGAGTCTTGATGTTCCGGTCTACTCATAGTCCATAAATAGATAACATGGACAAATATTTTGCTCTCCAATCCGTATATTTTTTTTGATTATTTCCCGAAAGGCGAATCGCCCGCTTCATAGGAATATCGAGTGCGCCCAGAATATTTCGCAGAGAGAGAACTGCATATGCAGTTTCCAAATCTTCTTCCGGAAACGACGGTTTATTCAATGTCATATTTACCCATTCATGAACTTCCCAAAACCAATGTCTTACGTAGGCGCGTATTTGATTCGTGGGCATCTTTTTCAAAGCGTCCACAGGATGTTCCCTTAAATAAATACGGAAATGCTCCTTGCATACGTCACATGGAATTATGTCTGAGGTCATTTTAAAAAAATGAGTCCAATGATGGCGCTCCTCTTCAGCGTACACTGGTGTTAGAATTTTTCCCGCCCGCTCTGCAAGGCCATGTAAAAGTTTCCAGAGGAGCGGCCCCCACTCTTCAGAACCTGGATATATTTCTAGAGGTAAGTTACACGGACACGGCATCTATTATTTTAGATATCTGAAAGAATTATTTATTACGCATATCCGACTCTTGTCGTCACTCATAGAACTTTGCAACCGCTGGATGAACTCGAAATGCACCCCTTTCTAGATCATGAATATACAGCGCATCTAAACTGCGCACCCGTGACAGGGCCACGTACGCTTGACCGTACTCAAAAGTTGCTGACCCTACATCAATGAGCGCCGAATCTAGAGATGCTCCTTGCGCTTTGTGAATTGTGAGCGCGTAAGCAAGTCGTAGAGGAATCTGTTTCCGCTTCACAGCATTATCTGTATCATCTGACACCCAAGTATGCTCTTTAATTATATGCGTCTTACCATTCAGAAATTTTACAACAGGATTGTTACACGGAGTGAAATCAACAACAACCCCTCTTGAGCCATTGACAAGACCATAAATCGGCGTCATCTGCTTATCACGCTCTTCGTATTGCTGCGCAAGAAGCATGACCTGTGCGCCGACTTTTAAACGAAGAGTCGGTTCATAGGGTGCGTCCTTATCTAGGCGCTGGACTTGATAGCCCACGTCGTCTGGACTGGTGCGGGGTGGAGCCTCCGTTGTCGCCTCAAAGACCTTCACTTCACCCGGTAGCCTATCCAAATATGACTGGTTTATAGTATTGATATCATCATTCCGAGTGAAGAGCATCGTGGGGCGAATTGCATTCCCTTTCCATTTTGCCGCCTTGCGCTCCAAAAGAATCTGATAGGACTCATCGGATAGTTCGCCCTTCCTCGCCTCGTCCAGAACCCTCTGAAAGATAGGATCCCTCTGCCGCTGAATCACCGTGAGAGCATACGTCTTTTCCACAACGGCCCTCCAAACAGGTGACTCAAACGCAAAAGTCATCTTCTCGCCCGCCCTACAGACCGGCGGAAGTTGGTAGAAATCCCCTACGAAGACGACCTGGAGTCCACCAAACGGTTTATTGTAGCACTTTCGAACACTCTTGCCGACCTCGTTCAAAAGCTCTAAAATGGCCGGCGTCATCATACTCACTTCATCTATTACTACACAGTCTGCCTTTTTCCAGTTGTTCTTTTTTCGCCCGTTCTTGTGTATTGCTGAGACAATATGCGAGAGAGGTTCGCGTCCGAGTCCGATTCCTGCCCACGAATGGAGCGTCTTTGCGTGGGCACCTATGAGAAGCCCCGCGCACCCCGTCATTGCGGTAATTGCAATGGTTTTACCGACCTTCTTGAATTCCTTATAGAGGATGTCAATGATATAGGACTTTCCGGTCCCACCTGGCCCCGTAATAAACACGGATTCACCTTTCAAAACGGCTTCTATACAGGCTTTCTGCTCTTCTGTACAAGACTCCATGGCTTCTTAAAAAATCTGGGGGTGGACTCTTGATTTTTCACACGGGAGAACCGATTACCGGAATGAACTCCAATGAATCAATTATAATATCAACGAGTTCAAAGAGGGTCATATAGGATTTTCCGAAGAGGGGAGCAATTTCGTCCGAGAAATGAATCTCTCTCTTCGGGATATCCAGGCGCTTCGCTGTTTCATATATACGTTCCAAAAGCGCATTAAACGGTATAACAGGAGGAAGCGACATTTTGTCCCAGAGTCCTAACATAACCCCCCGAAGGGGGCGCACATCCTGTTTGAAAATATCAAGATGTGCAGCGGCCACCTTTGTTTGAACGAGTCCAAAATCAGTAACAACCCCATTCACTAAAGATAGTAGGCGTGTTGCGGTTTCTTCCATTGAAACTGTATTCTCATCTTCTGAACTTGATTCCATTGTGTTATGATAGACACACAGAGGCGTATTCAATTTTGGAACGGGGATACTTATTTTAAGCCTACATCTACTGTAGGCATATTCCAAAGTTAGATACATCCTTGTGGTGTACCTAACTTTGGCACATACCGGTAAGTACTTGGCGGTATTCAGTCAAAATCCTCTAGGAACTTTGCGAGTTTTGATACAGGTGAATCAACCTCTATCCAAAGCCCCGAATGAAATGAGGACGAATCGGGCTCTATGCTAAAAATAGTTTGTGTAGGCACACAAATCATTGTTCCTGGTCGAAGAATAATATCAATATATTTTATTTCCGCAACGAGAGGCGAGTCATTTATTGTAAGTGTATGAGGGTAACGATACTTCCAATTCGCCGGTAAGAACGACTCTGATTTTGGATTGACTAATGAGATAGTATAGACCCCTTCCACCGGTAAAAAAAAGGTCATTATAGCCGTTGCGCGCTGCATACCAATACCTCCAAAAACGGGCTGAACATTATGACTATATGCTAGGCTGAAAATCCCACCCATTTCATGTATAGTATCATGAATTGTATGAGATACCCAAATCGGGAGCGCAAGTTCTTTGGACAAAGCTACAGCAGCACTCGTAGTCATAAGGGGTGTCTGTGTTTCTGAATCCCGCACTGTCAAATACTGTCGGAGAGTCATCCCGTCATCTTTGAATTTGAAGTCACTAAGACGATGCATTTTTGTCAATTGCTCTATTGTCAAACTCTGTGGAATAGGTGTGTTCCGAATGATAATGGGTTGGTGTTCAGCAGAAAGTTCCTTTAGAGATTCCTGGCTTGTATATTCCGATTGAAGAATTTCCACAGTTGTTCTACGCTGCTTATAAAAAAGTACGGAAATGACAAAAATAATACAGATGAGTGTCAATGTATAAAATATCATTTAAAAATTGCTCAGTTTTTTTTGGCCTCCAAATCACGCGGCCCTGCCCACGCCAAACTCAGAATTTCTCTACACAGAGAACCCTTTTGCTCGGCCTTATTCATCATATACTGGTCAATATTGAGAGCCTCTTCCTCTTTGAGTACAAGATGATAAACATGTACGACTTCCGCCTGTCCAATACGGACTGCACGCCCTACTGCTTGCTCCATAAGCGCACTCGTCCACCAAGGCCCGGTAAAGATGATGCGGTCGAAATGCTGAAGATTGAGGCCGACCCCGCCAGACTGGAGTTGAATCAAGAGCACGTCTGTTGTTGTGCTCGACTCGTGTGTAGCAGCAATGACCAATTTACGTTCGGAATCACCCAAAGTGCCATTATACAGGAATACGCGCCCCACAAGCATAGAGTCTTCGAGCATCTTCTTCAGGAGTTCCATCTCCGCGTGGAAATGGCAGAAGATAATCCACTTGTGCGGCTTCTCCGAGCGAGGCTCTTTTAATAGACGCAGAATCGCATCAAACTTTGTGGAAGAGCCTGACCAATCAGGTCGTTCCTGTGTGGGATTTGACGCCCGTCGCACATCAATATAGACTTGTGGATGAACGGAGAGTTGGCGAAGGCGCATGAACAGACGGAGTTTCAGAAGCGCGTTGGAACCACCTACCTCGTCATCCAGAGCCTTCCAATGTTTTACTATAATGCCTGTCATACCCTTATAAAACTCCGCCTCCTCGTCCGAGGTAAAGGGAAGGACTTCACGATGAATCTCAGGCGTCGGTGGAGCACTGACACCAGCAATGTTACGTAAACTTACCATCGAGCGCGCCATCACATATTCGTGTACAATGGGAAGGAGTTCTGCTGGGTTTTTGGAAACAGACACACCGATAAGGGTGAGCAGATTTACAATGTCCTTTGTGGAGTTGACAATGGGCGTTGCCGTTAGAAACCACTTTGATTGTGCGCGAATCGTGGACACCATAGAGGAAAGTGCAGATGTCTTGGACGCAAGTCGGTGCGCCTCATCACAGATGATGCGCGTCCACTCGACCATCGTGAGAAACTGTGGGGAGTTGCGGGCCATTTCGTAACCAATGATATAGAGTTTAGGCGTCAAGGGGCGAAAGGAACCCTGAATTTTCCACTCATCGTGAAATCGACTTTTTGTAGGTCGCAGCACACTAATATTACATCGGCGCGCAGTATCCTCCCACTGAGAAAGAACCGCAAGGGGTGCAATGAGTAGCGTAGACGTATGCTGTTCCGTCTTCAGAAGAGCCAACATCTGAATTGTTTTACCGAGGCCCATCTCGTCACAGACAATTCCACCACTTGGCGTTTTTTTCTCTTGCTCTAACAGCCATTTTACACCTTCTTGTTGATGTGGCTTATAGGTAAAACCTGGCCACAAAATAGGTAGGTTCATCGTATAGCCTAGTAGTATTTACTAGAGACGCCATAAATCTTCAATTTTTTTCGTGTCAACTGATGAATCACTATGTTAAAATAAATTTGAGGCGAACCTAGCCAGTAGGCATAATATCCCTGTTGAGAGATGTATTCAGAGCGCCGCGTCTTCCCCGCATCATTTAGACATTATAGGCCGCGCACACAAAAAGTATTCGGTGTAATATGCTCTACAGCCGAAAACAAGTTTCTTCTCGTGTGCGGTAGAATCGGTAGAAAATGGTCATTTCCAAAAGGGCATATGAAGGGAGGAGAGCAGGCTATAGAGTGTGCGCTAAGAGAACTTCACGAGGAAACTGGAATTAAACTTTCCAAAGAGACGCTTGGATACTCTACCATAAAACTCTCGCGTAATCGTGACGGTAACAACTCGGAGTACTTTCGTTGTTGTGTATCGGAGGAGATTCCTCTAAACATCATTGATAATAACGAGATTGGCGAGGGGGGGTGGTTCACTCTTTGCGAGATGCAGCGACTCAATGGGAACATTGATGTCACGAACTTCGGCATACAGAATGGCTTCCCGCCAATACGCGAGGCGCCAATACGGGCGGCGCGCATTCAATAGAGGCGCGCATATCGTTTCTTCCATTTTTTTAGCACAGAAGCACCCTATTTTGGTAACGTCTAGTAACGTCTAGTACTAAAGTTAAGTACTTGGCGGTAATACAAATTTAAATATAGAGGGTAAAACTGGCTGTATATATGATAGCATAATAGTAATCATGATAGGAATAGGCACCTTGTATAGATTCATCATGATAAAGAGGTTATAAAGTGTAAATAGTGTTATCGTTGGAAATACGATACGATGAGTCATAGCTGGAAAGACATGTTCCATGAATGGGAGTCTTGAATCAGATTCGTATTCGTATGAATGATCCAAGCACAGTTTTTCCAAATATGAAATAAGACATTCACCACCCGAAAAGAACCATGATACTATGATGGAGCATATGGTAATAAAATAGATTGTGTCGTACGTTTTAGATGTACGAAAGAACACATAAAACATGGTGAATCCAAGAAGTGTCCAATGTATAAATACACAGAACCAAAACCCTATATGGTTCATCCTATAGGTAAGTGTGAAAAGCTAACGGCATGTGGTTCTTTCAATTTTTTTAAAATTGAATGGAGAGGGTCGCCTGTATCCCCCCCACCATGTTAACCGCAAGCAGGAAGTTCCAGTTGCGCAAGCCCTCCTCCGAAATGACGACGGTGAACCCCCTCGCGACCGTAAAGAGAATCGTAGAGGAAGAGGATGACGAGTTCTCTTTCGCAGAGTCCTCTGACCTCGAGACGCAGTGCGAGCGCCTCGCAAATGACGTGTTGCTCAAGTTGGGAGCGGGCCATACCGAGTCCGTCTACCATAACGCACTCAAGGCGGCCATGCAGATTGCGCGCCTACAGTACGAAAGCGAGCGGGACCTGCCCATTTCCTACGAGGGCTTCTACGTGGGCACCGTGCGCGCCGACCTCATTGTGGAAAAGAGGCTGGTCATTGAACTCAAGGCCGCCCTGGGGAGCGGAGATGTGCTCCTTTCGGACACGGAAGCCCAGTGCCGGCGCTACATGAGCGAGACGCGTATTCCGAGTGGCCTCATCATCGTCTTCCCGAAGCGGCACGGAAAGCCCCTCCAGGTGCGCCACATCTAGGCGCGCCGAAGGCTGATTTGCCACGCGGGATAGAGTATGCCCGCGTGATTTTTCCAGCGCAACAGCATCTCATGGGTGGTACCAGGCTTGGCCGACTTGAGCACGAGGTACTTCCCCAGACGGACTCCGATGACGCCCGTGACGACCAGTTCCTCGGGGTCAATCTTGTCCGAGCAGAACTGGCCCTCGCTACAGAGCATGAACTGCTTCCCCACCTGAGACGTCTGGAAGGCCGCAGTGATGGCGGCAATGTTGGTCTTCTCCTTCACCCTCTCCAGCCAGGCTGCGATGCTATCGTCCACGATGGCCTTTTTCTGGGCCTTATACTCGGCTGTCCCGTTCTTCTCCGCGTCGTAGAGTGCCTGAAAGAGGGCCGGCGTCTTTGAGGTGCCGTGTACCTTGCGCCAGTATTCGTCCTCGCTCATCATAAGAGGCACTGCGTAGAGTTCGCAGACGCGAGGCAGGTAATTCGCAAAGAAGAAGCGAGCGTAAGACTCGCCACCGTGGAAGTCGTACTTGGCGGACGGATTGAAGAACTCGGGTAGCGAGTTGACTGATGTAGCCCCAAACTTGAACTCGCATTTAAGTATATGCTCACCCAGCCGGAGGTCAAAGTCCCAGTTATAGCGCCTGCCGGCGCGCCGAATGACACTGTGTGGGGTGATGGGGGGAAGGCCGAGTTCCGCCTTCCTGGCTGCGACCCACGTGTTCAGGTGCCCCCTCAGACCATCCCATTCTACTCCGGCTACACACAGGTCAGTATTGAGAATCGCGATGATCATGTTCTCTCTCTTCTTGTTGTTCGCATCATTGGCCTCACGGCCGCCGACGGCTGCGTTGAACAAAACGAGGTCTGCAGGATCCATTCTAATAAAGAGGGTGGCCGTTTCATTCAATTTTTCCGCCCTATCAAAAAAAATGTCTTTTTGTTTTTGTTGCTTTGCTTTGACATTTTTTCTTTGTGTTTTATTGATTTTACTTGCCCCTTTTAGTCCTTTGGCGCAGGAATAGTCATGGCATTCAGAATTGCGGCCCAGTCTGCCGGCACTACGCCGCCGCGTTGGAGCACCTTCGTCTTGGAGTTCCACTTGCCGATATAGTTGCCGTCAGAGTCAACCACATCGCCGCGACAGTTGACACCGTGCTCGGCACCCTCAATGTCCTTGGGCTCAAAGTTAGAGAGCTGCTCAAGGCTAAAGGGGCTGGGCTTGGCTGCGGTCTTCTTGTTGAAGACCAGCGCAGGCGCAGCGGCAGGAGGGTGAGGAGCGACGACCGGTGGTGGGGGAGCATCAGAATCAGACTCGCTTGCAGACGTGCCGCCGCCGCCGCCCTTCTTAGCATCGCGCTTCGCCTTTGCGGCGGCCTTCTGCTCTTCGGTCATGGGCCCGCGCTTCTTGCGCTCCTTCTTGGGGGCCTCCTCCGAGTCCGAAGCCGATGCCTTCTTGGACTGCTCAGGCTTCTCCCAAGTATGCCAGGCTGCCACAATCGTGGAGTCTGTCCACTCGGGGTAGGGTTTGATGTCTTTCAGCGATGACGCAAACTGCTTTGAGACCGTCGCCGCGCCGGTGGAGATGGAGGCTGCCTTCAGCGCGGCGTCCACCATTTGGGTAAAGACAATCCACGCGTTCGGTGCCCGCTTTTCACCGGTGACAGAGTTCTTTGCTTTCTTTGCGACGGGAAGAGTGACACCTGCGGCACCGCAGGCAATCTTCATCTTCGCCAAGTCGGTTTCCAGCTTCGCAATCGATGCGAGAATCTCAGCGGGGTTAATGTTGGACACAGGAGATGCGGACATTTGAAAGATTTGAGGGGGCTGTGTTTTTTGGGGGGGTTTAGCGTTCAATTTTTTTTTTTAGTACGAGTGCAAAAATAAATTTTGCTTTAAACCTATCAAAGGGGTCAAAGGCCTTCATAGGCGTAATGGAAATTTATTCGTATTTTAAACAAAAATTGAATGAAACTTTGGCCCAAATCAAAACAGGGGGAGCCGCATGCGCCCCCTTTGCCGCCCCTTTGCCACCCTTTGCCGCCCCTTTGCCACCCTTTGCCGCCCCTTTGCCGCCCCTCCCCCCCTCTTCCCCCTTTGCCTTTTCTTTTTTAGTTCATACTAAATAAAAAAATTGAACGGCAAAGCCGCAAAGGAGGCGCAAAGACCCGCCCCAACATGTTTCACAGTACAAACGACTTTGCGCCGCCCTCAGAATGGCATCGCGGAGCTGGTTTCGCAAAGATGCGGGAGCTCGGTGCGCAGATGGGCTATGGGCCTCGTCCACCGACTCCGCCCCCTTCTCCAGCAGTTGTATCTGCGGCACGCAAGCAGCTCGCCACCAAGGCGCCGCGCGCCCCCTTCAAAGCGAAGTTACTACCAACAGTTCTGCGCTTGAATCCCGAAAGTCTGTCTGTACCCTTTGATCTTGGCCCGCCCGTCCCACAAACTCAGATACGCGCACAGGATTTCATGAGCAAGACCCAGTTCCGCAAGCTCAGGGAGCGCGCCGGATTGCCCCTCAATGCCGACCAACACGTCTGTCACATCATCGCCGAGAGCAACGGCGGCGCCAACCACATTGACAACTATTTCGTCGCATCCAGCTCGCTCAACCAATCTCTCGGGAACAGGAATGACTCCTACCTCGCGGAGGCGGCTGGGCTGGAGCAGACCCAGAAGGCCGTGGCCGTGAGCCGCACAACGGGCTACTCGGGGCCGGGCGCCGATGAACTTATTTCAATGGCAAAAGCTGCGCGTACATAAAAAGCAAAAGAAAAGGGGGGAATGTGCAAAAGAACTAAAAAACAGCACCCCTTTTTTTGCGATTTATAAAAATTGAAGTGCACCGCGATAGGGCGACTCTCCCCCTCAATGCTCCCGCCATTCCCCGAAGTTCTCGCGCCCACGTTCATTGGTTTTGCCCTCGGCGGTGTAGGCTACATCTTCGTGCGCCTCTTCGCCCAAACGAAGAGTATGGTGTGCGAGCGCCGCATGGGCTTCTGGCGTCCACAGGACAAGAATCCCATTGAAATCTGCATCGTAGCCCCGTAAATACCGAACCATTATTAGAGCAACATTTTAAAACAGCACTTAGACCAACGAACATTTCAAAGCGGCACTTGATGACAAAAAAAATTGAATCCAGTAAAAACGAATCACTAAGCACTAACAAAACTGAGTATCCAAAATGACTGACGGATATATCTACTGCTTCTCAAACCCATCAATGCCAGCCATTCTCAAAGTCGGTATGACGGAGAGAACGCCTGAAGCAAGATTGAGTGAGGCAAATGCATCTGATACTTGGAGACCCCCTACGCCGTATAAGATTGAGTTCGCTAAGAAGGTATCTAATCCTTCCCAAAAGGAAAAGACGCTCCATACTCTTCTGGAGCAATATACTGACCGCATCCATCCTCGCCGAGAATTCTTTCGTGTTTCGCCTGAAGAAGTTCGCAAGTTCTTTGACCTGATGGATGGCGAAATGTGGTCTGAAACTCGTGTAGAGGAAGAGGAAGAGGAAGAGGAAGAGGAAGAGGAAGAGGAATCTTCTTCAGAGTCAGCACCACGAGTCAAGGCGACTGGTGCAAAAGGATGTCGTGATATGGCTAAGTGCTTTACAAACGGACAACGCATTCGCCATACAATCGGTATTAACAAAACTTGGATTGGCAAATATGATTCTTCAAAGAATGGAATCATATATGATGGAAAGACACTAACCCTCAACAAGTTTGCTGTATCTCACTTTGAATCAGAAAGACCAGATCGGGTTTCAAATGTGAATGCCTGGAAAGAGTGCGAATGCGAGGTGGATGGGAAGTGGATTTCTACATACTATCTACCTGGGTAAAGTGCCGGTTTGAAATGTTCGTTGGTCTAATATAAAAGGGTGGGTACATTTTTTGCGACTCGAAAAATTGAACGTGGTCACCAGGATGAGAGATTTCATCCTCTCTCAAATTCAAATGCCAACTATTTCTGACATTGAGTACAACGCACCCTACTCCACTGCAATTATTCTTTCGCCGCATCTTGAATGCCCCCAATACATTATGCAAATGCGTTACACATACGAAATCCTTATCCACGTGGCCGAAATATATCTCTTCATGGCTGCTACAGCTAGTTTTCCTCTTATTCTCTTTTACCTCTGCTCACTGCTCTTTTCCAAGGAAACTACGTCTGCCCTAGAGAACACAGAGAATTACTACACGGCTCAGGTTGAGCCCAATATAATTTTGGAGAGAGAGAAGCTGATTCAAGCCATTCGCCATGTCTTACTTCAAGGAAATAAGACAGCAAGGGAACTGTTCTTAGAGCTAAAAAACACCTATCCCTCTATCACTAAACAAGAGATCAACCGTTTGCTCTACCGCCTCAAGGTGAACTCCATCACGACCTACACTCAGGGCGTAAAAAAAGCGCCTGTGTGGTCACTTGTTCAACCTCTTCGCGCTACTCGGCGTTTCAAGTAAGTCGCCCGTCTGAATAGGATGGCGTCCGAACGTTCCGGAGCGCTTATGGAGGGTTCTCTATATGAGTCAATTGCGCGAGGCAATAAAGACACCTATTTTTTTAGTAAAACGCTTCAAGACGCAGTCAACCCCTTTGAAACACGCTATGAACGCCGCCCTGCATTCTTAAATGAATTGCGCCGCAACGTTCCACTGAATTCCACTGACTTTGGTCGCTCCTGTGAATTCGAGTTCGAGGTCGCCGGTGAATTGTTCCTGGAATCCACCATACTTATAGACCTACCTACCTGGCTTCCTCCGGACGTTGCAGCCAAAAACGGCGAATGGAATTACTATATAAATACGCCGAACACGAGTCGAACATACGGTTATACACGCGGAATTGCATACTTCCTTTTTTCCAATATCCAGATTTTTCAGGATAAGGTGCTCCTTTACGAAACCTCTGGCGACTCTCTATGGGCAAGTGAATTGTCACATGGCTCTCTAAATTCAGCCTGGCTCACACAGGCCCTCTCAGGCCAACTAGGCTTTGATTCTGATACAAGGGATCTCTCCCGCCAAGCAACACCTGGACGACTCCGCCTAAAAATTCCGATTCCTGGAAATTCACGTGGCCTCCCCACATGTGCAATGAAACAACAAAAATTTCGCCTAAAACTCACACTCCGAAGTCTAGAAGAATGTGTGGAATGCTCCGACGATTCGGTCGTCCATCCTGCGCCTTGGAGCGAATCGGCCTTCCAAATTGTAGACAGGACAGGTGGACCGACCACAACGTTCGCTCCACTTCCGAGAGAACTGATAGGAAAACCCATCCTGACTCTGGAGACTCGGCACGTCTATATGGACGCAGAGTCCCGTGAGGAATATGAGACACAGAAGCACGAGATACCCTATTCCCTCCTCTACGAAAACACCTATACGTTCTCGGGCGCTTTTGCCATACAAGTCGTCAAGAATATTGACGCGGAACACCCTGCTAGTCGCATGTTCTGGTACATACGTACCTGGGACAACCTATATAGGAATCGGCGCTGGGCCACATCTGATTATAGAAATCCATATTACGGCTCTGCGACCTTTTTGATTGCTGGTCGTGACCGAGAGGCTGCTGCTGGACCCATCCTGTGGAACACCCTCGTGCCGTTTGCAAAAGAAGAACGCGACCCTGGCTTCGGACTAGGAGAAATGAATTGGGATCTCGGCCCAGGAATTGGACGGGATACGCCTCACGTAGCTGTCCCTGAAGGCTCTATAAATTTCTCGACCGCCGAAAAACCGGCCTTCAGCATCTTTCTGCGATATCCAAATATTGCGTCTGTGTTCGATACAAAAACGGTGGAACTCAACCTCATTGTAAATTCGTGGGTGGTCTATAAGATAGAGGATAATAGAGGGTTCGTTGCATTTAGCAACTGAAGATACTCTCTGTTGCCATTCATGTTCTCCCTACAGAAGTTTTTGAAAAATACTCTTGCAAATCATGTGTTACTATATTTTTCTTGATGAAATATATACCGAACACCCTCTCATAGGAACGTGAACCCCGCTTATTTTTTGGAGGCGAAACCAATGTTTTAAATATATCTTTCATAACATTATTATGCACTATAAATGTACAATGTTGCGCTATAGAGAAAGGTGAGTTAATTATATTATTATATTTTATACCTGCAATATTCATATTCGCATTTTTCTAGTTGTTTTTACCTTCATCTAATCATAGGTTAAAAATATTGTGATGCTGACTACCGCCAACTACTTAGATGTTAACGCCACTAAAAGAATACTTTCATAACATAGTATGAACCCCGTAGGTGGAATTACAACACTCTTGGACCTCACGGATCGTGACCCCCAAGAGAATTACCTCTTCCCGCTCACCACAAACAGATCGTGGTTTTCTAAAGATCGCAACCGCAAAACTGTCAGTTTTATTCCTCACGTGCAAACCACTCTATTCCGTGGCCCCGCCGAATTCGGTCAACGCTTCTGTTTCGATCTCGGCTCTCTTCGTATAGGTGACCTCCTCTTTGGAGCAGCCCTACAAATCAAACTCGGACACTGGCTCGACTCCAATACGCTTTATGAGCTTGAGGCAGGTCGAATTACTTATACGAACCCTCAAGCCGATGCATGGGAATACGCAAATTCACTCGGCTCCGCCTGTATCGCTTCTGCAGAGCTTGAAATAGACGGAAAGACCCTGGAAACCATTGACGGCGACTTCATCTTTACGTTCGCCACCTTGTTTACAGACTACAATACGCAATTCGGAATTGCATACGACCATCTTGCGAAGATCCCCATACAGACGCTACGAAACTTTGCAACTGCCGGCAGTGTACGGAATTTTCCCACAGAGGATGGATACGTACATTGCCCTCTTCCCTTTTTCTTTGGTCGTGTGAAATACCAGGAGGCCCTACCGCTCATTGGGGCCAAAGAAGGGGCCGTCCGTATTTTCGTCACGCTCCGCCCCTTTTCCGAGCTTGTCCGTAGAGTTTCGGGGGCTCGGGCGTCATGCGACGAAGTCCCCTTGAATCGGCGCATCCAGTTTTCTGACAGAGTGCGCACCACCTCGGCCACCATACCTCTACTAGAGTCCGTTGCTCTTGTCACACACGGGGCTCTTCTTGACGGTGAATACCGCCAACATTTGCTCCGCAAACCGTTTGAGATGTTACACAGGGAACTACAGACCTTTACGTTTGATGAGCCCACGAAATATCAGGTGTCCAAGAATACGGCGGCGGACACTGTGACAATACAATTACCCCTAGAGGCGAATCATCCTCTAGAGGAAATAATATGGATTATTCGGCGTAAGGCGACTGGGTTAAACAATGAATGGACAAACTATACGAGTCGTGTGGAGTCCGAGTGGCCTTTAACACCCACAGAAGCCTTTTTCACGCAACCCATGCTCGTCGCGGCAAAACTCCAGGTGAACGGAATTACGATGATAGAGGCTGACGAACAGTATTTCCGACAACATATAGCCTCCAAACATAGGGGCGGCTATGCGGCCTATTCAGCCTACGTATACGGCCTTTCCTTTGCGGAAAATCCTGGGACACACCAACCTACAGGCTCTATCAATGCTTCTCGTACGAATTCTATGCGACTCACAATGGAAATCAAAAATCCAGGTGGCGTCTTGACCCAACAGGACTGGGAAATCAGGGTGTTCTGTATGGAAATCAACTGGCTCCGCTTCGCGAATGGTCTTGCGAACCCGCTGTTTGAGGATTAACGGAATGTGCCTAACTTAGCCTAGATGCCTACATCACGGTAATAGTTTCTGGGCGAATCACGCCTAGTTTATCTCCTACGACTTGCGCCAGGAGCTCTATGATTTTCACTAAAAACTGCTCTACGAGATCTGCTACGAGATCTGCTACGACTTGCTCTAGGAGCGGCTTTAGGATAATCATAGGAATATGGCTGTTCACTGTAATTTGGTGCTTTGTATTCTGGCAAAAACCATAGGGGAAGTCTCGGCTTACCGTCACTATAGCCACGTAAAGGATTGTCATAAATATAGGCTTTTACACAAATTTCCGATTCATTTATTTTTTTGAAATCCCTTATGTATTCCTCAAAGGTTATCCCTTTTTTTATTCCTAGTTCTTCACGGCTAGCTTTCTTAATCTTTTGAAAAAACTCCCCAAACCGCTCTAATATTTTAGGGTCATCCTCTATGTAAGTAAAGCTCTTTTTAAGACATGTTTGTGTATTATGTACGAGAATATTGAAATTCTCAAGACTTATCATTTTAGACTGCTCCACATTCTTAAATCCAACCGTATCCCCTTTTGCGAGAAAAAACGCGAACATCTGACAGAAGCCTTGCGTATTTACAGCTTGTAGTTTGTCATACGGATTCATTTCTTTTCCGTTCACATTCGCAATGTAGTGCGTAACTTTTCCCGGAGCATACCATATAATACGTTTTTCTGGCCCTACTACATCAGGAGTAGTATTTGAGAAAATTAATTCAATACCAAATTTTTCGCACAACATTTCATATGGAGTTACATTGGTTGTAACCTTTTTTTCAGACCCAAATGTGGCTGACATAATTTTCGCAAAAATAGACTGGAATGCCTCGTATTGAGATTCACCGTCGGTTGGGAGAACGCACAGGTCCTTATTAAATGTCTCAGGAAACGGATACCACGTTTTTACTCGCATACCTCCTACATAGTATATCGAGAATATTTTAGGCGACGGATGTAAGGTCTAGTACCGTTAGACGTTACAATCGCCATCTAAATAAACAAAGTACCATCTAAATAGTATGGTCGCAGCACTCTTGCGAGTCTTGCATAGCGGAATACAAGACTCGCGACTTCTTTCTATGAAAGCGCAGCCCAACGTGGCTCTATTCACAACTGTCATAATTAAGGCAGGTCGTTTTACGACACAATGGGTTCGTCTAGACTTTGATACAAATCCCACATTTGGAAATAAAGCCGTCATTACACTCCCTAGAAAGGGTCATCTCATTTCCCGTATGTTTCTTGTATGTACCTATCCGGATATTTTCACGGCCCAGCGCACAGCCGCAGAAACAACGGGTTTTCTTGGACCGGCCTGGACGTGGACGAATTCACTTGGCCACGCCATCGTGAATACGGCCACCATTGATATTGGAGGTGTCCGCGTAGAGCAGATTGACGGGCGACTTCTAGAAATGCTCGACGAGTTCTACACACCTCTAGAAAAGATCCCGCTGATGAACAGCCTTATCCGGCGAAACATCACGAATTTCCCCGAATTTTCTACTGCATCCGCCGCCCCCGTCGTAACTTATACCCCTCTGCCCTTCTGGTTCTCTCGCGGAGACTCTGGTATAGCCCTACCCATAGATGCTCTCGCAGTTGACCCCGTAAAACTCACTATTACATTTAATCCAGTTGCAAACCTCGTTGTCAGTACGGCCCTTTCACCAAATCCAACGACACTCGCCGGCTCCCGTTATTTCCCTATAGAGGGTGGCGCATTCTATGTAGCCGATCCAGCCGGCTCGCCAGTATACGGCCTTCCCGCGACAGCAGGCGCTACAGGCAATCCTGCCGTCGCCGTGAATGCAAGACGCATTCCGAATACGACCATGCCGAGCCCCCTTCTTCTCAAGGACACCTATATCATCGCAGAATATATATACTTGGATGGCCCCGAAGCCAACAGATTCCGCATATCGGATATAGAAGTTCCCATCACACAACACTACGCATTTGAGCCGTATGATACTTCCGCTGCTCCAATGGCATCAATTGACCTGAAAATACCGAACCCTACCAGAAACATCTTCTTTTATGCAAATCGCTACGAAGCCCCCTCGTTCAATGCGCCCTTCCTCGCCACACGGGATCTATCGGGCGCCACGACTCCAGGCCAACTCTGGTGGCCCGATGCAAATCCAATCAATATGAAATCGCCGGCGCTTCTTCAGCCCGGATTCGTATTCCGCAATTCCGAGCCACTCAAAACTATTCAACTCATGTATGAAGGGAGTCTCGTACGTTATTCCATTCTCAGTCCCTCTGTTTTTCGCTCTCTTATTCCCTCAACCGAAATGAAAAAGTCCCCCTATATCAATCGCTACATGTATTCACTCCATTTCGGACTGAATCACGGTAATTTAGACCCCTCGTATCCCTGCGGTGAAGCAAATCTCGACAAGGTCACAAGTATATCTCTTGACCTTGAGTTCAAACCGCTCGCAGGAAGTTCAGCCAAAACTAATGTCCCTCGCTACATTGTCTGGACCTGGGCAGAGACCTACAATATCTTCCGTGTGTACGCAGGCCGCGGAGGCATGATGTTCGCCTATTAATCCTGTGTGGCGACCACAGACACTAAAATACACTTTAGAGCCGAAAAAATATGCCAGACCGCATGGTGCTCCCCGAGCACAACAGAAAGTACATATAGAAGAAAGGTCGCCGTATTGAACGCAATAATAAACTCGCGTTTATTTTCGATTAGCCCAGCAGCCAAATGGAGATCGTAAATAAACCACATGACCGCGCCCAAATGATCCGCAAAAAAAAGCATAGTCCACTTCGGCTCTCCGTGAAAATGCCACGCAAACGATAGGGACGTACATACAAACACCATATAGGGGTATCTTGTATCTTGACTATTACGCCAAGGAATCATCGCCAGGTAATGCGGAAGAGTTGTCAAGGCCTCGTTAGATATGACCATCGTCTATAGAATAGATAGTGGCCAGATTTTAGACCAGATTCTGACAATCGCGCATCTAGTATCCGATATACGCAATATCCTTTATCCGCATTAAAATATTATTAAACCAGTTTATATTCGGGTTCGTAGAAAACTGGACAGAAATCATCACACGCTTTTCACCTTTATTACAAAACGCACTCGCCATATGGAAGACCTTATCCCCTTCAAATAAAATTGCTTTACCACGTTCTTCCTGAATACCCTTTTTATTTCCATCTTTATCATAATACACGTACTCTGTGCAAGTATTCGTTATAGTAACCGGAACAATTAGGGTGAAAAATCGCCCGTCAAAATAATTCACGTCATAATGCCAATTGATAAAATCGCCATCCTCTTCATAAATCAATATCGCACATGTTGTGGGGAATCTATCGGGTGTCACATATACCCTTTCGCCTATAATACTGGTAATATACCCCGCTATACTTTTATACCAGTCATATACTTTTGGTATATTTTTTTGAATGGTTGCTGTGCTTATCGTTCTTCCCGCCTTCCATCCGGGTATTACAATACGCGTTCCTTGTCCACTGGATACTTCATTCATAATTTCACGTCTCAAATCATCAGGAACAGCTAAGTTGATTATTTTCAAACCACAAAACTTTTCCACTGGAATATCTTTACATTTAGATACTAGATTATAGTTTACTGCACCTTTAAACACCATATACATAGCCAATAGGAAGCATATAACTAAAATTAAAATAAGCAAGTATATCTTATTGTACCCCGTCTTCTTTGTTCGTGCTATCCTCCTAAACAGGAACTATATTTTCTTAGTGGTATTCGTTCATAGTTTAAATACATATCGTCTGTTAGGAGTCATATAATCACTCCCGTACTCTTTCGTAAGAATACGAGCTGTATCCTCTTCACTCGGAACGTACGTGTCCACGCCCAAATAGGACACTTTCCTTAAATTGTTAAAGTCTATATCGTATACAATCCATACATTCGTCTTTATGTTATTTGCGACCAAATCACAGTGAATATCTATTTCTTCAAAGACCTTGATGTTCCTATCGTTCTCAAAATCCAATAGGTTTACTTGAATCCCATTCTTCTTTTGCGCGTCTACATCGGAAAAACGGTCATCAAAGAGTAGGTTATATTTGTAGGCACGCTTGCCGTTGTTTTTACAGTATTCAAACCATTTACCAATATCTTCCTTAGAGAATCGTAAATCCAAGTCGTCGTCGTGATAAATTGGCTTACCCCTCGCATATTCTATCAAATTTCCGTGTCCTATACAAAAGCGTATATGTAAATCATCCAATAACTGTGTCATATTTTTTAGGAGTTGTCTCTTGTATTCTTTTACATAGGTATACGTATTCGTATTAATCATAAATGCCGTATTGTGCTGAAAGACGAAGGTATATTTTGAGAGGATGAATACGTATAGCAGCACACATAGGATTACAAAGATAATAACATACATAAAATTTTTATTTCGTCGCGCCATCCTACTGTGATGTAAGAAAATATATATTTTTACCAAATAGCATAATGTCCTCACGGTTTAATACGTGCGTTCGTCCTCCGTGGCAACCGCCGAGTTACGTTTTCCAATACGTGTGGCCCGTTCTTTACGCAATATACCTTTATACCCTCTTGACACATTCAAATAATACGCGGCTGCGCGATATTCTTATCATCGGTCTTGTTCTCAACCTTTTCTGGGTTCCCGTATTCGCGAAAAATCCCACGTTTGCGCTGGCTATTCTTACTATGATGATATGGCTCGCATTAAAAACACAAGCAGCTCTCACAACAAGAGGTGCGCAGTTTTTATTCAGTCCCTATACGGCATGGCTCTTCTTTGCATGGACGCTCAATGCGTATATTGCGTGGAATTGCTCAACGCAGAAAATATTTTCTACATAGAAAGTATAAAATCATGCAGAACCTCTTTATATTATTCTATACAGCTGTACTTTTCTACTTACTCACTCCCGGTATACTATTGACAATCCCCTCGCGGAGTTCCAAGATGGTCGTTGCGGCGACCCATGCGCTTGTATTTGCGCTTGTTTTCAAATTAACCCACAGAATGGCCTGGAAGTTTTCTATGAGTTTAGAGGGATTCCAAGAGTCGGCTACTACAGCCCCAATGAGTGTAGGCAGCCTTCCTACATTTAACACCGTTGATTCAGAGAAGTTGCGGAAAATCTTCGGAGTCAAAGTATAATTACTTTTCAAAATACTATTTGCGTAAAATTCCGAAGAATTGTATTCCGTCGTGTGATTTCATTTCATTTATTGGAACGAACTCAACCGAATAACCCAATATATCCGCCAATCGCTTTAAATACGTAATATTATCTAACTGGAAAGTCTGCGCAAGTCCAAAAAACAACACGTCAAATGCGGCAGCCTTAAAAAAAGGTATGAGTCCATCACGCAACTCTTTTGGAGATTCTGTATATCCCCAAAATGATACAAATATGTTATACTTACCCGTCGGAAGATCATCCGTTGACGTGTAAAATTCCGTCGGAATTGTGGCCAAAAAGTGCCTCTGAATTGCGTGTAATTCCGGAAAATCGTAAATTGCGTACGGAATTTCTGCGCGCATCTCGTACACCACTTTTCGCAATTGTCCATATCCTCCCCCGAATTCAAATATTCCGTTGGTGGCCGTTTGGCCCACAATTTCCGTGAATTTCGTCCACAGAAATTTATGATGCAACTTGTTCCGTTCTAGAACATCCTGCGGCGCCCCCCCCTTATATCCAATTGCTGCGCACTCTGCAGAATTTGCTGGAGTGAACATCGTAAAGTGTAGAATTTGCCAATTGGGAAAAGACTCTATCGGTTGGGTCGCAAGACTTTCCCGAATTTTCAACAAGAATTTAGCATACCAATCATTGTTCACGAATGACTTCGCAATTTCCTCCGAGTGTGCATCCAAGAGTTGCTTGCCGTTCGGCTGTAGAGTCCCTCTGCGTACCGTCGCCTCGTACCAAGGCGCATCTATCAGATAAATTGTGTGCTTCGTCTTCGCAATTTCTACCGACTGTTCCATCTCATTTCCCCACGGCTCATCCTCTGCACGTATCCACTTCCGGAAATAGTCCCGCTTCCACAAACTGAATTGATGCGTCATCAAGTAGTCCGAGTTCTGCTTAAAACGATACAAGGTACCGCTCACTTGGTCCAGAGAATATAGAGGCGACCGATCCGTAATACGCAGCGCATCCATCCCATAGTGGAAAAATGTGGGGACGTACGTACTCGGATTGAAGGCCTGCGCGGCCCAGAAGTCCTCCTGCATATAATACACATAGGGCTCCGAAATCTGCTCAAAGGCAATAAGAAGACGTTTTCCCCACGGGCCGCCCCCCGTCTTAATCACAGTAACCTCATCCGAAAACACCGGTTCCTTCTCTTCCGTGACGAAATAGACCTTGCTGACCCCGCTCACATACTTCCGAAAAAAGAAATACCAGTGATTCCAGAACTGCTCATACTTATCGCACGTATGTAAGATTACAGGATATTCTGGTTTCTTTAGCAACACATCACGGAAGGCCTGGAGAAATTTAGCATTCTTCCCAATATGAATGCAGCCATCCGAAAGCGTATAGTCAAGGCATCCATCGGCGCGCGTGTAATTCTGGAACGGGGCGAAGAATATGAAACCATTATCGGCGCACGCGGCCTCTAAAAGTGTGTTCATTCGTCGAGTGTACTCCACACGCTCCTCTTTGGTCCCTGTAAAGGGAAGCGAGTGTTCGTGCCGATGTTCCACCTCATCTGTGGGCGGAGGAATCCCCACAACAATAATGGACCTGTACAATGTTATTGATGACTTGATTGTTTTAAAATAGGCCTTGACCAGTGTCTGACATACCTCTTCCTCTTGGCGTCCGGTCTCTACTTGACGCCGGATATGCGCACGACAATCCACTTCCCCATATACGAAGACAAAGGTTGCATCTTTCGAGTTGTGCACGGAATGATGTTTCGGAATTACATTGTCGCGTCCTATCTTGTGCATGGTTGTTCCATACTCAAAGAGATTTTTGTGCGGAACTGTTAGACCATTAAATAAGAGCTTTGCGTGACTATCGCCGTATATATATATACTTTCACCATTTTGTAAACGACCAAATACGATATCATAATCTTCTGGCTTTGTACGCACAGAAACGTATTCGGCTTCCTCCTTGAAGAAGGTCAAATAATGTTCAAATCCGTTCCACGAGGCCTTGATACGCTTCTCTCCGAGAACCTCGTATGTCCCCGTTCCCCACGTGGTTTCTAGACCATTCACCCCGAATGTAATAGAGCCAGAAGCCCCCCAAGAGTACGTTTTTCCAACAAATGTGAAGGCTGTCTCCTCTTTTCTAGCCAGCCCCTTTAGAAAATATGCACTCATACGCTGGAATTTGTGCGCAAAATTCCCTATAGGAAACGAAAAATGGCTGAGAACGGACGTGGCCTCGTTTATAACGACATCATTGTCTTCGTAGAGGCTCACGAATGGGTTCAGGGCGATATTATCGACCAGGTCGTCTTTAATCGCCTGATAATTCAAAAACGGCTGGTCCATACATGCGGGAGGACTTAACGCATGCTCCATAGCCTGTGTCCAAGTATTCGCAAAGAGTTTGCGCATAGAGGTTGAATTCCGGAACAGAAGTGTTCCACTATTAAAGCCGGTCTTGGAAAAATCTACCCAGTCCTTGAATAAATCGCCTCCGAAATTCCGACTTGCAATTGTTCCGGACTGAATTGCGTAGAGTTTATCCTCGCTCGGAATCTGAAATAAGGATTCCAAATCACCTTTGATGATGATGTCCGTGTCCACATACAGGATCGTTTTATAGGCATCAATTTCATCCCAATCAAATATTTTCAAACGTGCGCAGGCCGCCTGAAATACGGTCTTTAGCGGAAGAGTGTAGACTTGGATGTGGATACGGAGTTCCTTCGCAAGGGCCTCAAACTCTTTCCGGAATTCCTCCGTAGTCATGACGAGAATATCAAACGCCTTTATGGACGAATAGAGGCGCATGGACGTTAGGAGAAGACGCGCAAGCCTACAATAGTCGCGATTATGGAACACACAGAAGTAGAGGAGATTTTTCGTAGGAACATATATGCGTTCTCCAGATGATATGATTGCATCGTTGAGACGCACGGATACATATCGTTTCATAGACGGATTAAATCGGACCAAATGTGTTAAACCGTTCCAGCTTAGGTATAACATCTGCGCATTTAATATTGTATACTTACCAGGTCCCCATGAGGTATTCAAGCCAAACTCCGTTATTTCTACAAACCCATTTCCCCATGTATATTTATTATACGCAGGAAGAATCTCCGTATTTGTATCATAAAGTTTAGAATACGATGAACATAAATGGCTTAAATGTGATGCCATTCGCCTCATTTTGTGATATGTATCACCTAATGGCCAAGCAAAGTGGCATACAGAAATATCGGTTGGCAAAGAGTGGGGGGCGGGCGGTTTATCTTTATACAATGCTACGTATTTTTGAAGGAGGGTCTTATTACATTTAGAATAGGCGTGAAAGTTCAAGAAGGGTTGCTCCAAACAAAGGGGTACAACCTTTCCATCCCGTTTCGTAGTCTCTATATGGTCCAATGCGGCTTTAAATATCTTGCTAGTCGTTTCTGAGTTTTTGAATAAAATTACACCCGCATTCATTCCTTCTGTGTTTGGATCTACAGTGTCCAAATTAAACAATGTTCCTCCCCAAAATTCGTGTCCTATTCTACCCTCTGGTATAACGTATACGAGATCATCAAGCCTGTTATTTAGTATTTGTGTAATATCACCCTGTATAATGATATCTGTGTCCAAATATAGAATTGTCTCGTATGAATGTATGGATGGATAATCAAATATGCGAAGTTTAGAACTACTTGCCTCATGTGTACTATTACATTCCATAAAGTGGAATTGTATAGATAGGCCCATTTGATGTCCAAGAATTTCTATCTTACTTTTGAAGTCTTCCGATGTAAATACGAGAAAATCTATACCGTCGGTCTTTGAAAAGTAGATGAGACTTGTAAGAAGAAGTTTCAGAAGCTGGATGTAGTCCTCTTTGAAAAATACGCAAAAGTATACCAGTCGTTTTGCGGGCTTCTGACGGAACACACAGGTCTCCTTTGCGAACGGATGCGACGGATTCGTGTACATGCGATTCGTGGCCCCCTTTGTGAAAACGTCCAGCGACGCCCCCACATCCACATACATATTTGCAGGATTTCGTTTCATACAGAGAGGAATCCAGACCTTACTGAGCGGCCCCGCGGCGAAACAGATGAGTTCGCCTCGTAGTTCGCTGATGAATTCCAAGAGTCGGCTCGTTTCTGACTCGCCATCCGTGTCCCATGAATTCACGAGCGTTGCGGAAATTGCGTATTTACCCTTTATCTGGAGAGTAGTAGTTTCTGCGGAGTCACCGCTGCCCACAAGATAGAAACCTCCAGGATAATTCCGAATAAATTCCGTCCACTTGGCCCAATTTGAATTCATGAAAATATTGGCGTACGTAATTTGCGGCGGCGGAACATGGAATTTTTCTAGGAAGTTCGTGTAAATTTCGTTCGTACAATTCCAAGACTTGTTGCATGAATTACATGGAATTCCAATATACAGATTCGGATTAATCGTGCGAACACTCTCAGCAAGTTGCTCCCGAAGAACACCCCCCGCCCTCCAAGTCCAATCATCACAATTCTTCAACGTTCTATTCATCAGAATTGCGTACTCTCCGTCGCTCGGCCGAATAAGGCCAAACGGGGTCTTGGACCGAATTTTCCCGATGACCTGGTCCAGATGTTCGGCCATGGACCCTACAAGAGGTTCGTTAGGCTTAAGGACCATTTGAAATTGCGAGACCTCGTTCAACGCATACGCGTTCTGCCCCTCGGTCTCCCAGTGCTGTTTACCGATATGGGTACTGTATACGGAATCAAAAAACGCCGTCTTGTGTCCAGCAGCATTGTATTTCTCCGCGTATCCACGCTCAAAGAATCGGTGGCTCGTCGTATAATCGCCGAGGGCAAGAATGGTGGCCGTTCGGCAAATAGAGGGCTGAAGCGAGTAGTGTGGCCAGTAGCCGCTGTGGCGTCCAGGGAGGTTCGGATTCAGTTCGTGAAGAATTATGCGGTCGTCTTGCTCAAACCCCCCCGTGCGCTCGAGATCATTATAAACCACTCCATAATTCCGGTTGAATACAACCTGGTGAATGTGCTGGTTGGCGTATTTATCCAAGGCCTGAATGCCTCGCTCTACGTAAGAGCCGCGGTGAAAAAACATCCAATCATCCTCCAAATGAATCCAGTAGGTCGGCTTTACTTGGGTAAGTTTTTCCCAAATAATATTCATACTCTGTCGATGTCCACGCTCGGCTTGCCCCTTCATATGATACTCAAAAAAAGGGAATTCGCTGCGCATCACCTCTCGGTCTTCTTCCGATGAATTGTCATCCACACAGAAAAAGGCGTCGATGTGGTCTAGATCCGTCCATGTATTCAAAATAGAGTTGACGGTTTTACGAAAGAGTGTGAGGCGCTTACATGTGGTCATCGTGAGCATCACGCGCGGCGCGACCGGTTTAAGAGGGTTAAAGGAATTTGCGGCGCACAAGACCTGTGTATAGCCCTCCACGATTTTCGTGAGAATCGCATTGTGTTTTGGCTCCAAGTAGATTTTACGGGCTCGAAGGTCGTTCACATAATCGAACATTTTCCCAAGAAAGTCCACCGTCTTCGGAAAGGCGTGATAACAGAATTGCGCGTTCGTGAAAAGATTATCAATCCACCATTTCGTCGTGTCTGTGAAACGTTTCGTGAAAATGATTTCGTACATCTTGGCGGCGATCTCGTGGCGTTTCAGCCTATCGGCTACAATAATCATATAATAGGGCAAGTAGAAATCGTATTCGTCCATGTTTGCAAAGAGTCGCTCACGTCCACCCGTTTCTCCGATATACTCGGACTCAAAATAGGTCTGAATGAGTCCGTAGTAGGCCATGGCAACTTCGGGGAGGCCCTTGATGCAATAGTATTTTACGAGGCGATAAATACATTCCACGCGAGTTCGGTCATATTTGAACGACTCCACTAGATAGGCGAGACCCTCTTGCTCTTTTCCAAGAGTCGTGAGATGATTATAAAGAGAAAGGCAACTCATGTATTTTTCTTGGGCCCAACTCTCTAGTGTGAGGACAACCCTATAGAATTCGACGGCCTTTTCAAATATATTTGCCGACGCGTAACTCTGTGCGCAATAAAAAGCATAGCGACAATGAATGGGGTCCTTTTCCTCTATGGCCTTCTTATAGCCGGCTTCCAGGATACGTGCGTCGTCCTGGTATTTCAGAGGGTTCTTATTGCGTGCACCAGACCGTCCTGATACGAAATAATAGTCGCCTGTAACTTCGGTGGGACTTCCACAGGCCTCCTTACAGGCCGGATATTCATGAAGAACGCCCACATATTTCCACCCCTTTCGGCTACTGAAGAGTTGGCAACGAGAATAGCGAAATCCGCCCTTATGGCCGAATTTGAATTTATACCAGTCAGCTTCGAGGTTCGTCGGAAAAACAAAATTTCCCTCTATACTATCATCTGCATCCCAAACAAACATGTAGTCCGCTTGGCTGGTGGCGGCGGCCATATCAAACGCAATAGTACGATTGTGACCAAAATCCTTCCATTCTGTCTCGTGTATCTGACCAGGAATCTCGCGTTCTGAAAAAAACTGAAGAATATCCTCTTTCGTAGAATCGGTGGAGCCAGTGTCACAAATACTCCACGTGTCTATGGGCACATACTTTAAAAGGTGGCGCAAAGTATCTTTGATAATATGCGCCTCATTTTTTACAATCATTACAAGACATACGGACGGCATTTCTCGTTTCAGGAAATATTTTAATAGGTGAAACGAGGCGCAGCCAACCCATCACGGAGTTTTGGGCAAGTAGGGAGGAGTATCATCTTCGGTTGAAATTGGTACTATTATATTGATAAATTTCGGCTTAGAGTGTCCAGCATTCGGCTTGAAGCCCGCACCTCTGTAGGAAAAAGGAAGTAGTTTCTTCGGAGTACTATTGTTTGTCGTTTTCTGAAATATGCTCGGAATCTCTTTCATAGAATGGGGTGTTCCAAATAGACTCCCGCTTATATCTTTGAGTCCGTTCCGCCAATTTACCACTTTACCTTGTGCCTGTAGCTGTGCCTCTGTCAAGAATAAAGGAGCCGCTTCCCTTTCGGACATTCTTCTCTCCTTATAGAAAAATTGCGAGAACTTTAGCCCATAATATATAAACAAAATGACATCGGTCTTAATCGTAGAATCACCGGCGAAATGCTCCAAGATTCAGGGATTTCTTGGGTCCAGTTGGAAAGTGGTTGCAACTATGGGACACATTCGTACACTCGATGACACATTGGATGCCGTTGGGTTGGAGAGGGACTTTGAAGCAAAGTACGTTTTTATAAAAGAAAAGGCGAAAGCGATTCAACAAATTAAAGATGTTACACGTGGTGCGTCGGTCTTTCTTGCGTCAGACGATGACCGGGAGGGTGAGGCGATATCGTATTCGGTAGCAGTCCTGTTGGGTCTAGACGTCGCCACAACGCCTCGCATTGTCTTTCACGAAATCACTAAGGAGGCCATAACGAACGCCCTGAAATTTCCAAAAAGGATTGCGATGGACCGCGTCAATGCGCAACAGGCGCGGGCGATTCTGGACAAAATGGTCGGCTATACTATTTCCCCCCTTTTGTGGAAATTCGTTGGACAGGGACTTTCTGCAGGACGATGTCAGACCCCGGCTTTGCGTCTCGTCGTAGAGCGAGAGAATACGATTGCGTCATTTCAATCGGAAACCACGTGGTCCATAAAGGGGTCATGGAAGACAAAGACATCCGTAGAGTTTTCGGCGGGTCTTGTGTCAGCTCTAGAGGATGAGGAATCCGCTCTGAACTACATGGAAAACGTAAATGACGACCCAAACGGGCTCGTAAAAGCGGCCGATACGAAGCCCACCAGTACGACGGCTCCGAAACCGCTCATTACCTCGACACTTCAGCAAGAAGCATCGGCTCTTTACGGTTCTCAGCCAAAAAACACGATGCGCATTGCGCAGAAGTTGTACGAGGCTGGCCATATTACTTATATGCGCACGGACCATCCTGTGCTTTCAGAGGAAGCAGTGGTGGAAGCGAAGACCTACATTCGGGAAACATTTGGAGAGGAATACGTCATAGCTGGAGAGGCCAAGAGGACAAAAAAGGTCGTGACAACGAATGCTCAAGAGGCTCATGAAGCTATTCGCCCCACGCATATTTACACGGTGGAACTTCCTGCAAGTGAGGACTGGTCTGCGCCCGAGCGGAAGTTATATAAACTTATCTGGAATCGGACGCTTCAGAGTGTGATGCCTGCGTGCAGAGGTGAGGACCGCAATGTCTTTATTGTTTGCTTAGGTGACCCTAGCGAAATGGAATGGAAGGCCACATGGCATCGGACCACGTTTCCAGGATGGAAACGAGTAGGTCAGGCGCTTGCAAATTTGGATGAAGACGATGAGAAAGATGATACTGAAAACGCGGCATGGACACTTGGCCAAATGCTTCATACGGGCGACTGTATTCAGTGGACTGCAATGGAAGCAGCACCTAAGGAAACACGAGCGAATCCAAGATTCACGGAGGCCACACTTGTTCGGGAATTGGAGCGCTGCGGAATCGGGCGGCCGTCCACATTTGCGCCACTTGTCGACACGATTTTGGAGAAGAAATATGTGGACAAGGTCGACATGGAAGCAAAACAAGTGGCTTTTACGACATATAAGGTGGGTGCGCCCCTTTCGTGGCCGCCTGTAAAAATGAGCGAAATAAGAAGGGTTGGTGCGGAAAAGAATAAACTTGTCCCAACGGCACTCGGGCGTTCTGCGCTAGAATTCTGCATACGGGAATTTAGTGAACTCTTTGAATACGGATTTACGAAGCAGATGGAGGAGCGGCTTGACTTGATTGCTTCAGGTAAGGCCGCGTGGAAGGACCTGTGTCGCGATACATGGGCAGCCTATAGGTCCAAATATGAAGAAATGAAAACTGCGCCGGCCTCTGTTGTACAGACGGGACGCCAGAAGTTATTTGCAGGTGGAATAAAGGCGGTTCAATCCAAAAAAGGGCCACTTCTTCTTATTGAGGGGTCTACGCCTGAAGAAACTGTGTTTTATGGCTGGCCTGGTGCGTCTATCGCATTTTCCGCTATAACAGAAGAGCAGGCTGTAGAGCACGTAGCGGCATGTAAACGAGAGAGGGCACAAGAGGCACTCGGTGATTACGAGGGGGCGCCTATGGTGCGTCGAATGGGGCCCTATGGGGCTTATGTGCTGTGTGGGTCCGCTCAAGTTCCTTGGACAGACGTAGACACTGCGGACACGATTCGGGCTAAACTCAAGGCGAAACAGGAGAGTGTTCTACACATACTTGGCCCGTTTGAGTTCCGTAGAGGGCCTTACGGTATCTATATGTTCAAAAAGGATATCGTTGGAAAGGGGCGAAAATTCGTGGGTCTTCCATCAGCAGTAGACCCGAAGATACTCACACTCCAGGCGGCCACTTCACTCTACCAGGCGGGTTTACAGCAAAAAGCAAAAGCAAAGGCTTACGGCTCTGCCGCAATAAATAAAAACCGGATAAATCAATAGAGGATGTCGTCTAGAAGGGCGAGCGTTTCCAGTATAGGTGGTAAAGAAAAGGATGTGTCAGGGAATTTGGCTCCGATTCCGGGCCCGAAGAAATTTTTAAACGGTTGGACACCTGAACAGGAGCGCCTTATGGGAAAATGGGCGGACGTTGCAGGGTGCTATCGGTGGCTACACGATCGCTCAGAAAAGAAATACACAAAACTCAATATGTACATAACAATTCCCGTAATTATTTTGAGTACTCTTACAGGAACCGCAAATTTTGCGCTAGACAGTTTCATAGAGAGGGACAATTATTCAGCAAAGACCTATGCTCAGGCCACTATTGGTGGCATTAGCATTTTCGCAGGAATTCTAACAACACTTGGTAATTTTTTGCGATTTGCGCAAGGCTCAGAGGCGCATCGCGTTTCTTCTGTAGCCTGGGGCAAATTTCAGCGTCAAATCACCGTTGAAATTTCTATACATCCTAACGACCGTATGGATTGTATGGACTTTCTCCATATTTGTCGACAGGACTTGGACCGCCTAATAGAGCAATCCCCCCCAATATCCGATGACGTGATTGAGATGTTCGAAAAGGAATTCAAGGATGTTGAGAATCTCAATAGGCCCGATATATGCCATGGTCTGGAGCATACGGTTCCTTTCAATTCCACAAAACCCCGTTTGATGAAAATGGTTGCAGATGCAACAATATATTTGAAGCAGCGTAAGAAATTATTGCGGGACGATATTTTACCGGATATTTCAGATAAAATTGCGCTAAATGTGAAAACAGAGGTAGAGGTGGCCCTACAGAAAAAATGGGAAGAATTTGAGAAAAAACATCATGTCGAGCCCCCGCCAACCGAAGAATTTGACAAAAGTACACCCTTCAACTTCAGTGGAAATTGGCGACGTCTTATTGGAATCAATCAACCCGAGCAAACAGCAACAGTAACTCCACAATCGCCGGTGGCCGCGATGAACGAAGTTTCTATGAATGAAATTATAACGAGCACCTCCCCGAAAGATATTGTAATTACAATGAAAGTCACTCCAGAAGAACCTTCTGCACCGCAATTACCGTCAGCGACAGTAGTCTCACATACAGCGACGTTTGATTGAAGATGTTTGGTATCTACCGTGATGTGCTGAAGTTAAGTACCCACTACCGGCATATGTCGTTAGGGTATACCTAACTTACCGTGATGTACTTAACTTTAGTAGTAGACGTTACTTAATCCTTTTGTTCTAAGCATCAGAGTACTTGGCATTACTAAAAATTGAAGCGGTGGAGTGGGAATCTTACACCTCATGGCAGATACAGAGGATTTTCCACCTATTCTTCAGAAAGGAGAATCTTCTTACGTAAATATGCGCGAGAAGATTATCTTAATGATGATGTACCAAAAAGACATGGCATTTACACAAGGAATGCTTCTTGGATTTACTTTGGGTATTGTAACGGCGTGTGCTATTATTAAGAATCATTGAAATTCATTTAGCGTTTGAATTATAACGAGTTATTTTCTGAATTAAATTCCGCTGAATATTTCGCTCTTCGTTTTTTTCCTTCTTCCTGCCAGTTAAACCAATTCAGCGATCCTTTTTTTTTTGATTTCTTCGTGGTCGTGGTCCGACTCTGGGGGCTCTTCGACACTTTCCTACTAACAGTTTGTGTTGATCTAATCGTTTTAAATTCCCTATATAGAATTTCAGCTGCATCAATCAATTTTTGTAATCTTGTAGTATTAGTCATAGCCGTATTCAATGTTGGAATTTGTTTATTAAATTGGGCGTTGACTGCTGGATTATAGCCCTCTGCTGCAATAAGTGCCTTTCCAGCCAGGTCATACAAACGTCCAAATACTAAACCATCATTCGCCGCACGTTCATTCAAAAAATTTGCAATTTCCTGAAAAATATTCTGCAAATAAGGAGCACGCTCTTGAACAAAAAATTTCTCATCATTAAAATTTCTTTGAAGTTGTGTTTTGAAATAGATAGAATTTTTCCGTTGTGTATGCCATATCCTTCTTAGCAAATCTTTAATTTTTTCAGAATTTACTTTAAAAACATCTCCTTTAAAACCATCTCCATCAAAATGAATAGACTCATTCTTTTTTTTTTCTTGCTCACTGAAATTTAATGGAATATCATTCATTTCTAACTGCTTGATTTCTAAAACGGACGGAGGTGGTTTTTTCATTGGAGGTGGTTTTTTCTTTAAAACAGATGATTTTGTCTTTAAGAATTTTCTAGGCGCAAAGGCCAACCTCTTTTGCACCTCTTTGGCCTTTGCGCCTCCCGTTGGCGGCAGATCTAGACGTTCCATATACAACGGCGATATAGCCCCCTTTTCTTGATTACAAGTTTCATGTGCCCATTGATATACTAGTTTTATTTCATCTGAACCTCTATTGGCCTTTTTTTTATATAATGAAAGATATATTGCGGCTACAATAACAGGAAGTACGTGCTCACATTCAGCAGCCATTCCACCAATTTTCTCATGCAGAATAGGCAAACCACAAATATAGCATTTTGTACAACTTTCTAAATTATTTTTTTCAAACGAATACGGATTTACTTTACCAATTGTATTATTACACTGTGTTATTTCCGAAACACCTTGTGTTATGAATTGTCTACATGACTTTAACATACTAAGTACAAAATTAGCCTTTTCTGGAGGTAGTAATGCCTTTAATACTTCACATGTTCCATTTACTTCTTCTGTTGGATCATAATTTCCATCGTCCATCTACATTCATATAAGAATTTTAGCATAAACTACTTACCGTAATTTAGGCATATTCCAAAGTTAGGTCATACCGAGTATGTACCTAACTTTGGCACATGCCGAGCCGGTAATAATTTTAAAATATAAAATATTGCGCCATAAAGTAGAATGGGTAATGATGTATCTACACCACGCAATCCTCCCAGAACTAACAAAAGTAAAAGGCCCTCCCCTGAAGGAAACGATTTCAAAGGTGCAGGATGTATGTTTACAAATGGAACAACCTTGCTTGCCGGATATCAAAAAAAAAAGGGAAAATCTATCATAAGCGGTCTGGGAGGAAGTCGCCAAGATGAAGAAACATTCATGGAAACTGCACTCAGAGAAACAATTGAAGAACTCTTTGATATCAAAGATATTGACCCTGTTTTTCTAGAAAAATTAACAAAAATCTTGCGTCCTAGTGATGTAATCTTGATGGAAGTTGAAGACTGGGGAATATACATAACGGTTATATACAGTTATAGTGATTTAGAAAAATTACTCGACTACACACATAAAAGTGTAAAAAGAAGTTCTCTGTATAAAACATTTCCGGATACTATATGTAAACTCTTATTGAACCGAATAATCCCTACAGGCTCTCCACCAGAAATAACACACCTAACACTTGTACCGCTAGATAGCACTATTGCAAATGCAACAATTAGTCCCGATTTATTAGAGGATATTAACTATATTTATAAAAAATCTCACGTATAAATATAAATGCCTATGTCGCGTAAAATATCTGGTGGACAAACACGCAGTGTTCCCCCCCCGTGGCTTAATTACATTCGTGAAGAATATGCGAAAGTTAAAAATACAACTATAAAAAAATCCGCCTATTTAACTAATGTTGTTGCCTATTTTACAGGGGGTGGTAGTACATTTTACCCTACTTCAAATGGAACAGTTCGTTTAACATCTCTCGACGAGACTGAACTAAATAAATTAGAACTTATTTCATTAGATCCATTAAGAATTGCACTACAACAGTGTATTCAAAGTAATTTAGTTGAAGGAGCATCAACAAGCAGAAATAGAATGTCGGATATGAAAACCGCAATGGATAGATTAAAAACAGATGCACGATTTGCTAAGTCTCAACCATTTAGCTCATGGCCACAAGAAGAGCAGGCTGTGTGGAATTGTTTCCATATACCTATACCGAATTCGCATCCTGCTTTTAAAGAGTTGATGAAATTAAAGGGGGAAAATATAAGAATTAGCAGTAGCACAACGGGCACTGGTTCAAGGGGCACTAGTATGACTGATTTTACAAGATACTACAAAGCAGCACTAAATTTTACAGATTTTTTCAAAAATTATTACGGATTGACAAAGACACAGTTACAGACTTGTGAACTACCTACGTATGATAAACGGAGATTAACACTCTCAGTACTGCGTCAGAGTTTCAAAGACTCGCTTTGTACAAACAGCCCTCAAAATTCATCTGCATTAACCAATGCACTAAAGCCCTTTCTTGTCGATCCTGATGAGACACCACCAACATCCTGGCCTCTAACACCGGCTGAGAAGACGGCATATTCCACTATTCCGAGTAAACAATGCATTCCCATTTCGGAACCAATTTTATTTGCCCCTCCTGAGCAAATTTTATCTGGCGGTACTCGTAATCGAGAGTCTCTCAAAACAAGAAGAAATAGGCGCAAACGAGGTTATTATAAGCACTAAATTTAGAAAATTCCTGGCCACGGTCCACTTGGAACTTGCGCAGCAGGTATCGTCGGTTGATTAAAGACATGTAGATACAATCCATTTGTTGAAAGCGTGTTATTCAAATAGGACAGGCTAGAAATTCTTACAGTTCCCCCACTAGGAGATGCGTTATCTATTTGATGGTACATAGCGAGATTGACAGTTGGATTTATAGCAATACTTGTGGAAAGTTGATACGAACTAATATTCATGCGAACCGTATCAGTAAATACATTAGACATCGTTCTCGGATAGGAAGTAGTACTTACTTGCTGTGATGTGATATACCGAACATTACTTGTTTCCGGGTAGATTCTATCCGCTTGAATGTACGAGGTTATCTTCTTAATAGATGACATCGGGTCTATAGTATCCGAATCATGTGCCATGTGAGAAAACACGTAATTCGGGTAATACTCTAGAGAAATTTTTGTGTTGAGGTTGGACATATTGATATATTTTGCAATATGTCCTCCTTCAAATTGTATAGAACTCATATGTAGATTTGCACCGGATGTCGACATCTCGTTTCCATCAGATAATGTAAAGGGAATTGAACTCACAAATGATATATTCTGGGGAGAGCAGAATACTGTGGAAAAACTGCTCACAGATAATTTCGCATTATTACGCATTTCTCCGTCTAGAGTGGAATATCCAGCCGCGGAAAATGTACTAATTCCTACAAAAATGGACTGCTTTGTATTTACAGTAGAAAATATTATATCTCTTGCGCCGTAAAATTTTACGGTCGACTGTAAAGATACTGCGCTCATAGCATTTGAATTTGGAATTGAATCTGTATCGGATATCTGCGCTAAACTCCCACCATTCACAACCAGTGGCGGAAATTGGAGTGAGAGCATGAGCGAACTTGTTGTTGGATCCACGTAGGCTCCAAAAGTACTCGGAATAGCCATTGTGCTTACGAGCAGTGTATTATAATTTACATCAGCAGAAAAAGTGGAGGTAAGGTTATTTCCACCAAGAACCGTTTTGAAAGATGACACAGGAAAAATAGAACTTACGGAGTTCCATGTTGTCCCACCCTGTCCGTTCGCTATAAGTATATGATTTCGGGTGATATTTTCATTGTTTGTCTTTTTTACAAATAGACTTTTAATTGATAGGCGTGAAAAACTAGCTGACTGAGATGCCATTCTTATTAAAGAATAGAACTTGTTCCGTATGCTAAAGACGCAAGTGCGAAAAATAAGAGTCTATAAAACCGAAAACGCCAACAGATGTCTTCCTTCCCAGTCAAAATTGTCCTTCTTACAATGGTAAAAAACGAAGAGCGAAATATTCAGCGCCTGTTTTCTTCCGTCGGTTCCTGGATTGACGGTATTGTTCTCTGTGATACAGGCTCTACGGACGGAACGGTACAACTCGCAAAAACGCTTATAGAGGAAATGAAACTGCCCGGAAGAATATATCAGTTTCCGTGGGAGAATTTCGGAAAAAGTCGCACAAATAGTTTCCAGTGTTTTCAGGCGTGGGTAAATAAATACACGAAGTGGGATCCGACAAGGGTATTTTGTCTTCTCTTGGACGGCGATATGGTTCTTCCCAATGAAGAGGGTCTTCATGCAACACTGGGAGAGTTAAATACAAGTTACGGAGGCGTAAATCTACAGCAAAAAAACGGTGGAATCATCTATTATAATACACGTCTTCTTCGTTGCTCCGAGAAATGGCGGTGTATCGGGTCCACGCACGAGTACTGGGAGTGTGAAGCAAAGGCTGTGGAGAATATAAATAAACCGATTATTACGGACATTGGTGACGGAGGGTGTAAGGACAATAAATTCACCCGTGACGCAGCATTACTGGAAGCTGACCTAGTTACTGACCCGACAAATGTACGCACGCATTTCTATCTAGGACAGACCTATATGTCGACCGGGCAACACGAAAAGGCCATACATATTCTCGGACGCCGTATTGAATTGGGGGGCTGGGATGAAGAGCGGTATATAGCACATATATATCGGGGCGACTGTATGAAAACACTCGGGCGACCTCTGGAGTCTGTGGAAGAATGGCTGAAGGCCTGGCAACTCCGTCCGCACCGCACAGAGGCTGCGCTCAGACTCATTACACACTACCGGCAGCAACCAAATATGAATTTTGCGGCGTATATGTACATCGAAAAACTTTTGCAGTTTCAACTTGGGCAGACCGTCGAGGGCAATACTATCTGGAAGCCGCTTGTAAACAATGATATACTATTTGTGAGTCATACGGATATGCGCTTCCAGATTTGGGAAGAAATTGGCATTGTCTCCTTTTACGTGAAAAAAATAGAAGCAGCACAGTATCGTTTGGACTTGCGCATAATGTGTTCCGAAAATGATTTTCAGGAGCGCAATCGCCTTCTAGATTTGTATCAGTGGTATAAATGGCAGATACCATTCGTTCAGCGGGTTCGTCTAGAACTAACAACGGAGCATGTGCCTTGGCTTGGAGAGGGTACGTGGCGCGCGTTTAATCCGACAATTCGGAAAGAGGGTGACAGATATGTCATGAATCTTCGGCATGCAAATTACCAGACCACGGATGCAAATGTATACACTTATAGAGCGCATCACGGCTCTATTATAACTCGGAACATCGTAGCAGATTTTGGGGCCAAATTCCAAGTCTTGGAGGACCGGCGTAAACCGATAGACCTCGTGATACCGGACCAATACGTTATTAATCGGGGAACGAATATTCACGGAATAGAGGATTGTCGGTGGATGGGCGATTCATCACTCATTGGAACCACGCGACAGTTTCACGAGTCTGATATGAATCGAATGATTCGCGTAGACCTGGACTATAATTCGAGGGGGATTATACGACTGAAGCCACTGACTGCACCAATTGCTCGAGAAGATCACGACTGCCAGAAGAATTGGTTACCCTTTGTATGGAAGGGGCGTGAATGTTTCGTATACCGAATCAATCCGTTCCAGATCTATACCATGGAGGGTCAGAGAGTATTAGAGTGGAAACCGAAGAGTCCGATTACATTTGATAATTTGCGTGGGTCGGCTGCGCCGGTTCCTTGGAAGTCGGTGGCGTATCCTGGCGAGGAGTGGCTGATGGTTGCGCACTTTTCCTATTATGGAGGCGGTTCCGCGAGTGGTGGTGGGCGGAAATACTATCATCGATTCATAACGCTCGGGGCAGATTTGGTGCCGTCGCGCATTTCCAAGATATTCTGCTTGGGCGATGCGCATATCCAGTATGTGGCGGGCATGTGCGAGTCTTTGACTGCAGGGAATTACGTACTGACAATGGGTGTGAATGACTCAGAGGCGTGGGCTACGGAGGTGGCGGGGTCCGTGGTGGAGGATGCGCTGTTCCAGGAACTTTCTTAAGGATGCCGTGATGTGCATAAAATAAGTACCCCTAAAGGGTGTACTTAACTTCGGGACATCACGTTATTGCGTTTAAGAGGTATTTGAACCGATTATAAGTCGGAATTATAACGCTCACGAGATCCATTTATAGGGGAATATATTGTGTAGACGATAAAAATACGGAATAAATAGGGATGAGTACGCACGACACCGATGGAGGCGGGCCGCTACAGTGGGATTCTAATATAGACCTTTTTCTCGCGGGATGCTGCGACAATGCCAAATGTTACGAGTGGATGCACACGGAGGCCCACTCCATTTTTGAGAGTCGGGCCAAGCATTATATGATTATTATGAATTGTCTGACGGCGGTGGCGGGACTGAGTAATATTATTACAGGCGGGGCGCAGATTGGCACTTTCCAAATCGCCTGGGTTTTCGGTGGAATTTCCGTGCTGGTTTCTACGCTCAATGTCATTCAAGATAAATTAGGATATCAACAGGCAAGCGCCTTGCATAAAAAGAGTGCAAATGAATGGGCGACGATTCGGGCGAAAATCACGGAGGTTCTGACAATTCCTTATGCGGGCCGAAAGGATTGTAAGACATTTTTGCGGTACATTAAGACGGATATACAGCAGGCGACGTTGGAGGGGAATTCCAATATACCGAAAGAATTGCGTGCGGCGTGTTATAATCGGTTTAAGATGATTCCAGAATTTGAAATTCCGGAGATTTGTGGGCAGATGGAGCACACGAAGATTTTTATTCGGGAAAGCCATATAACGACCCCGCTCTTAGAGGAGCATTCGTGAATCCGCATGGACACATGCCGGTATCCTATACCGTGATCTGCATAAAATAAGTCTCCCATTTAGGGGTACTTATTTTAGACCAATGGGCATTTCAAACCGGCACTTAGGCGAAGAGATTTTTACATGTTGGTTAAATAGCCGGTTTGAAAAACCCTACAGTGTAATTAACTTTAATACTGGGCAATAGTCAAAAAAACGGAACAGGTGGGACTTTAACCCACGACCCTTACCCATAACTGACAACGCACGGCCTTCTGTGCTTCTGTCCCCAAATAATAAATAACAACTAAAGTTCTTTCAATTTTTACATTAAAAATTGAAAGAATTTATCTGTTTAACTAGGCTTTAGAATAGATAAAATGACTGCTCAGGAACAGGTGCAAATAGAAACTATCCAAATAGTCGTTAGTAAGAAACAACAAGAAAAGCCTCTAGCCATCCAAATTTTACAGATTGGCAACCAAATATCGAATCTGTTATACGGAAAATCACTTGAGCAATGCTTGGGAAAAAAGCAGAAAATCAGTTCTGTATCCTCTGACTACCATAAACACAGACATTTCTGTATTAAAATGCCGTGTAATCTTGAAGATATAAAAGGCGACAAAAAATCTATAGAAAACTATACCTATATTATAAATATGGTAAAACATGGGAAGCAAGAGAAGTTTTCTATAGATATAATCTAATAATTAAACCTCCAGCATATTACTAAGTACGTGCCCGTTTGAAATGTTCAGCGGTCTAAGCCCACATCACTACTTTAGGCGTGTAGGCTAAGTTAGGTACACCCTACCGCGATGTGCGGAAGTTAAGTACCCCCTTTGGGGGTACTTATTTTGTGCCTACATCGCTACTGTAGGCATGTAGGCTAAGTTAGGTACACCCTTTGGGTGTACCTAACTTTGGCACATGCCGTTAGGTGTGTACCTAAGTTTGACACATGCCTGTACATCTACTATGTGGAGACGCCATTACTCCGCATTCGCTGCAGGCTTATCAGCCACTACATCCACAACTACCACATCATCCATCTTCTTCAGTAGCTTATCTGAGTATTTTGTTGCCTCCACGAGATACGCATGGTCCTTCGGAAGAAGAGCCTTGACGGCAGACAAGCATGCGGGTAGACAGGCTCTCCAATGTGCGGGCTTTCTCAGATCCAGTTTCCCAGACGCAGCAGAAAGAAGCAGATCCACCGATACGGATACGGCGGACATAACACTTTCCTCAAATGCCCTCTTCGTTTCTGCATCGGCTAATCCAGTCAAAGTGTCTAGTCCACCAGAAGCATCTAGACCCTTCTTGAGTGTCAGAAGGAGCATGGCCTTCTTCTCGGAGCCGGATAGACCGACCAACTTCTGGATCTTCACAACGAGTGTCGTAGCAATCTGAATGACCTCACCGGCGTCCAGAACACCGTCCGCTTTCGCAATAATAAACGCATTACGGGTTTCTTTCACGAGCTCCTCGAGGGGGGTTAGCGACATTTCTATACGATGGATAGTTTTTGTTCCTTAGATGGCTACTTTAAAAGTGTATACGTAGATGCTCATATTCAAGGAATAGCACTCGTGCGCAGAGTAGAGACAGCAGCAGCGATGCGATCTATGGCGGCTGTGAGAGTTCTCGGTATAGGGGCAACCCAGTTTCCAGATGTTGCGGGCATATAAGAGATTGCGGCTGTGTTTATATAGGCATTTGTACCAACTATAGGGGGAATAGAACGATTACCAAATATATATGGAGCTGAATTTGCTGAAGGCAATACAGATGTAATTATTGTGTTATTTGTCCAATTAATTCCATCTCTTGATATTGCAACCACATAATTCAAATAATCTCCTCCTGCAATAAAGATAGAACCATTCCATACAATACTTGCTACACTATTACTAAATAAAGTATTTGCGCTAGATGATGCCGTCCAATTAATTCCATCCGTGGAATATATAATACGATTTGCGGAATAACTCCCAACAACCCAAATTGAGCCGTTCCAAACTATACAATTTACGCCTGCTGGATAAGCAAGCACACCTTGTGTGAGTAGGGCTGCTGCACGAACTGTCCATGTAGTTCCATTGGAAGACGAATAAAGACTTATACCATTTCCAGCAGATCCTAAAAGTATCATCTGTCCATTTGAAGCAAGTTTACTTGAAACAGAGGGAGAAGGGTCTAAAAGTGTTAACCAAGTAATTCCATCTGTTGAATATATTAATTTAGTAAGATAACCAGCCAAAAAAATAGAGCCATTCCAACTAACTCCATAAATCACACTATTTAGAATTGCGTATGCAGAAGACGATGCGGTCCAATTTATTCCGTCATAGGAGTATGCGAGTGAGGCGGATGTTCCTTGACCTACTGCTACAAAAACGCTCCCATTCCACGCAACCTGATAGACATTATTGTTTAAAATTGCTGTTCCTGATGCAGATGCAGTCCAATTAATTCCATCATAGCTGTAAGCTAAAGTGCTTGTAGAAGTTACAGCTATAGCTGCAGCAACCCATATTAAACCATTCCAAACAAACCAACTGTTTTGCCCTGTTGAAAAAACGCTGCTAGGCGATTTATACCATTCTATACCATCATATGAATAGGCAAGGCTAGTACTCATCCCGCCCACACAGAATTTAGATGTCACTTGACGATTTATGCGATTTAGATTTGATAAATTTGGAATACGACGGCTTGCAACTGAAGAACCATCTGTAGTAGCGACTGCAGTATTTGCAGATGTGAGAGCAGACCAAGTTATTCCATCTGTGGAAGTAACAAATGCATATGAACCGTAACCAGTAGAAGCAACAAATCGTATGCCGTTCCACCCTATACTGCTTCCCGCAGCTGTAATGAGTGAATTTCCACTTGCAGATGCCGTCCAAGTAATTCCATCGGAAGAATATATGACACGATTTGTAGAATTATAGGCACCTAAGATAACCCATCTAAATCCATTCCACGCAGTACCTGCCACACCATTTCCATTCCCTATTAAACTTGAAGCAGAGGCTGATGCCGTCCAAAATAATCCATCATAGGAATATATTACTTGGTAATTCGCAGTTGAACCTAAACCTAACCATATTGTTCCATTCCAAACATACTTATTAATATAGGCGTTCGGCGCACTCGTATTTAAATTCCATAAAATTCCGTCATACGAATATAAGTGATAATTTTGAACACCGCCTGCATAGGATGAAGCAATAGAAATGAATCCATTGGAGCCGACAGCGGTTCCTTCTATATTATATATGAAGGTAGCAAGCCCACTTCTAGTAACGTCGGTATTTATCCAATTAATTCCATCATAGGAATAGATAATTGCTGCATTATTAACTCCACTGATTGCTGTACTTAAACCAACAGCAATCCATACATTTCCATTCCATACAAGATCAGTACATCTAGTATTCAAAAGAGATACAGCAGAAGATGCAACAGTCCAATTAATTCCATCAAATGAATAAGATATAGTATTCGAAGAAGAATATTTACCGGATACCCATACATATCCATTCCAAACTGTCACTCGAAATCCGTTATTCTGTGAAATTGTAGATGCAGATACAAACCATGTAAGTCCATCATATGAATATATTATTTTCGAGGAAATGTCCCCACCGGATGCGACCATGAAATTCTCCGTCAGTGCGTTTGAAGCTGGACCTGTTGCGCCCGTATTCCCGGTTGGACCACCTGAAGGACCTGTAGGACCAGTTGCGCCTGTTGATGTGGCTGCGCCATCTCTCCCAGTAGGACCTGTCGAGCCTGTTGGACCTGTTTCTCCTGTTGGACCTGTTGTTCCTGTTGGACCAGTTGCTCCTGTTGGACCTGTTGCTCCTGTTGGACCTATTGCTCCTGTTGGACCTGTTGGACCTGTTGTTCCTGTTGGACCTGTTGTTCCTGTTGGACCTGTTGGACCTGTTGCTCCTGTTGGACCTGTTGTTCCTGTTGGACCTGTTACTCCTGTTGGACCCGTTACCCCTGTTGGACCCGTTGCCCCTGTTGGACCTGTAGCATTTCCCATAATAACTTGGTAGACCCAGTCGTTTCCGGAACTCGCTGTCAACTTACGGATATTGGTATTGCCTGCGTCCGTTACATAAATATTATTTCCATAGACAACGAGCCCTGCAGTATTTGAAAACGTTGCAATTGTTCCAACGCCATTCGTATTACCTGTGGTCGTTCCGTTAGAACCCCCTCCAGCAATCGTTGTAACAACTTGCGATTCAATATTTACTTTACGGATTTTCATACCAGTAGAAAAATCAGATACAAACAGATTACCAGCCCCATCATAGGTTATACCTTGACCCTGAATATCAGCCTGAAAGCTAAACAGCGCATTTGTCCCCACGCCATCCGCGTATCCACTTGTCGTTCCATTTGCACCACCACCTGCTAGAACAGAGGAGGTCTGTGTTGCAATGACGGATTTTACAATTCTGTCTCGATAGCAATCTATTGTAAACAAATTGCCAGAAGTATCAGCTGTTATAGATCCTGTAAACGCAAATCCCGTTATGAACGCGGTTGTCACTGCATTTGTCGTTAGATTGTAGGCGTCTATGAATGTATTATCTCTATACGTAACATACAAAACTCCTGCATAGTGTGCTATACCAATTCCGGAGGATTGTAAGCCTCCAGACGACGGTGTGAGCGTCGTTATATTACCCACTGTATCAATCTTCGTAATTACTGCACCAGGGTTTCCATAATTTATACAATAAATATTTCCACTATTGTCTATTGTAAAAGTGATTGGCCATGATGAGAGCGTTGCAATGACTGTTCCGGAATCAGGTGTTCCTGCAGTAACTATATATTTGACAATTGTATTATTCCCTTGTGAAGCTACGTAGAAATTCGTTCCCGCTGTATTAAATATACAGCCACGCGGTCCATTCAGTAATCCGCCCGTAATAAATGTGGACGCAGTATATCCTCCATTGACTGTGAACGTATACAGAAACGAATTAGACGTATTGAGATACTGAAGCCCTAAAGCGCCGTTCTGTGTAAAAGGACTGACTGTTCCGACCTGTACACCTGAACCAGTGGGACCCAAAGAGCCTGTGGCGCCTGTGAAGCCTGTGGTGCCTGTGGTTCCTGTGGCGCCTGTGAAGCCTGTGGTGCCTGTTGGGCCTGTTGGGCCTGTGAAGCCTGTGACGCCTGTGGGGCCTGTGTTTCCAGTCGAACCCGTGTTCCCCGTTGGACCCGTGTTTCCAGTCGATCCCGTGTTCCCCGTTGGACCTGTTGGTCCCGTTGAGCCTGTTGGACCCGTTGGTCCTGTTTCTCCTGTTGGACCCGTTGTTCCTGTTGGTCCCGTGTTCCCTGTTGGACCAGTTGGTCCTGTTTCTCCTGTTGGACCCGTTGTTCCTGTTGGTCCCGTGTTCCCCGTTGGACCCGTTGGTCCTGTATTTCCTGTTACACCCGTTGGACCCGTTGGTCCCGTCCAACCTGTAAAGCCCGTCACACCCGTCCATCCAGTCGGACCCGTACCAGGATTCCATAAAATCGTCGTGTGTGTATTAGAGAGTTTATTTGAGCGGAAATAGGCTGTAATAGAGTGTCCTGCGCCAATAAAGACCCCATACAGCTTGATTCGGATCAAATAGCTCACATCAGGCAGAACTATTGCGGGAACGTATAGGGAATCAATATAGTTCGTGTTGGTTGTGTAAACCGACGTTGCATTCGTGCTATCTCCAGCGGACACGAGTGTTTCCGTCAAACCGTTTGAAGTAACATAGTAGACACTGAAATAGAATTTTACATTGTCTAGATCGTCGTCGGAACTTGCATATAAATTCACGTCCCACAGACCACTGATAATACTGGGTGTAGTGAGAATACCCGAAGGCATTGTGAATGTTCCCAACAAGTATGCATTGTTTGCTGCTTGAGGGCCCGATGTGATTGTTGTTATAGCCGATGTATCAGGAAGGTCGGGCAAAGTTCCTGTTTGAGGTGCAGCGCCTCCTGCCGTATCTAAAAAGAGTGAGAGTCCACCTGAAATACCGTTGAATCCCATAGGTCCTGTATTCCCTGTTGGACCCGTGTTTCCCGTTGGACCCGTTGGTCCCGTTGCGCCTGTTGGACCCGTGTTTCCCGTTGGACCCGTGTTTCCCGTTGGACCCGTTGGTCCCGTTGCGCCTGTTGGGCCCGTTGGTCCTGTATTCCCTGTTGCACCCGTTGGACCCGTGTTTCCTGTAGGCCCTGTTGGACCCGTTGGTCCTGTATTCCCTGTTACACCCGTTGGACCCGTATTCCCTGTTGGACCAGTGTTCCCCGTTGGACCCGTGTTTCCAGTCGGCCCCGTGTTCCCTGTCGGTCCATTTAATCCTCCGTAAGGAAGTGCTAGCCAAGCCCGAACTCCATCACCTATCTTGAATTGACCCGAATTGGTTTCATATCCCATTTCTCCAACGGCTAAAACAGGATTGGTACTGCTCCATTCTGAAGCTGTAGCTCTCCTAAGTTGTATCTGAACATAGGGCATGCGTTCTCTATACTAAGAGAACAAAAGCCCCCATACACACTAAACTAACCGAATATCTGCGTTACGAACATAGTTGGAAAGAAATCCTTCAATCGCTACCTGCGAAATCAAATTTCCGTTCGGAAAGGTCGTTACGCTTCGCGTAGATAGAAACATCTGTCCCAGAATTACTTTCGACCCTGTGACAGAAACGGATTGTGTGTAGGAATACAGGGGTGGGTCGGACGTGCTTCTGTTATCATTGGAACTGGTAGTAATCGTATTTATTGTCGGCTGTGTAATCGTAAACCACAAATAACAAATCGTCGGATTTGTCAAGCCGTATTTTTGATTCACCCAATAGGATCCCTCTCTACCTTGATTCGGAGTCGTGTACGTCCCTGAAAAATTCGCGTTGGACCCGAAGGGTGACCCCGCCATACCCACATTCCCACTGTTCTTCCATTCAGCGACAGCCGAAGCCGTCGTAAATCCCAGCGCAACCTGTGGCCACACATTCGCTTCACTGACAAAATAGTTGGACCCTATTGTCCCATAGGGTACAGTCGTCGCTCCAAAAGAAACAATATTTCCTTCATTCCACATATTAAAACCTCCGTCGTATATCGTAGAGGGTGAGCCGTCAAACACATAGTTATAGAAGGTGGGAAATGCCGAGACTGCAAGTGAATATGCACTAGTTTTATGCCAGTTCGAAAAGGACGCAAAATCTATAGAGTCAAATGGGGGTGCTCTGGACCGTCCGTAGCCGAATTGGCCTGCAAGGCTCATATATAACGGCATCCCTCCTATTTAACCAAAACTTGTTATTTGCGACAAAACTATCCAGACGGACCCAGTGTAATAGAGTGTGAGCGACTGAACCTCAGTCTTATTCGCATTTACGGGAGGAATGAAGCCGTTTGGCCACTTTACCGTCTGGGAAACCCCTCCAATCTGTATGACACTCGCATAGTATGCTGCGGCACCCTGCTCAAGAATCAGAACGACCACGTAACTTCTATTGCCTGTTATCGGGAGATTAGTTATGTTACAGGTAAAATTTGCCGTTATTCCGGTGTGGTAGAAAATTCCGCCCGCCAGCCAGTTATGTACGACAACGCCGGCCGCACCCGTAATTGCGCTAGAATATTCCTGAATTTGTTGGACGGCGAGTGTTCCGTTCACGGTGAGCGAATTCACGTTCGTTGGAACGGGTCCTGTCATCCCTGTGGGACCTGTATTTCCTGTGGGACCATTTAGACCTCCATAATTCAGTGAATTCCATCCCGTATTCCCCAGCCCAATTTTAAATTGCCCAGAGTCGGTTTCATAACCAAGTTCACCCACAGCGAGTACAGGATTCACTATCGCCCAACTCGTCGCCACGTCATGTCGAAGTTGTAGGATAATATTTGCACCATTGTATGCACCAGATGGCCCCGTGTTTCCTGTAATGCCCGCTCCACCGCAATTAAAGGCTGGCCCATCCGTATAGGTCATCGTTGCGACCCCCCCGTCAAATATGTAATATGTAATGGGGCCTGTGAATCCTGTGGACCCAGTAGGACCAGTTGCTCCCGTCAGACTAGCTGTTCCAGGTATACCGATTGGCCCGGTCCAACCTGTAGGTCCGGTAGGTCCGATGGGCCCTGTTACGCCGCTAGGACCTGTTGACCCTGTCGATCCCGTTTCGCCTGTTGGTCCCGTTGTTCCAGTTACACCCGTTGGACCTGTCGGTCCTGTCCATCCCGTCCAACCTGTATAGCCAGATGGGCCCGTGACACCTGTAGCGCCAGTTGACCCAGTCGGCCCCGTTGGACCGGTACTCCCTGTAACACCCGGTGGACCAATTTTTCCTGTGGCTCCAGTTATTCCCGTCCAACCTGTCCAACCTGTAGGCCCTATTGAACCCGTTATTCCTGTAGGCCCCGTCGAGCCCGTCCATCCCGTCGCCCCCGTATCTGTTGCGTCGCCAGGTATCCCTTTTGGTCCCGTAATCCCTGTTGGACCGGTTACACCTGTTGGACCTGTAAATCCGGTTGCTCCCGTAGATGTTGCAGCCCCATCTCGCCCAGTAGGTCCCGTCTGCCCCGTTGGTCCTGTCATACCTGTAGGTCCCGTTGCACCCGTGTTTGTAGCCTCACCGGACGCACCTGTAGACCCTGTTTGTCCAGTTGGCCCTGTTGGTCCTGTCCAGCCCGTCCAACCAGTGTATCCTGTAGTTCCGGTCACACCCGTAGGTCCTGTTGCACCTGTATTTATAGCCTGTCCTGCTGGCCCAGTCCAACCTGTGACACCCGTTGGGCCTGTTTGACCTGTCCAGCCAGTCGAACCTGTCCAACCCGTGCAGCCTGTGACGCCTGTCCAACCCGTTGGTCCTGTCCAGCCCGTAGGACCAAGAACATAGTCAAGTTGTGTAAACGTCACTCCACCGGATACAGAGGTATCTCCACCAACATCGTTTACAAAAACAAGGGTGACTACATTACTCGCAGAAGACACAACTACGCAGTTGAATTCACATGCATATACATTATCCACTGCTGTAGTTGAAAACAGGAAACGATGCAAGGTACTTGTGCCGTTGCGTCGTATCTCTACGGAGTGTGCGCCTGCAGAGCTCGAATACAGAATACCGCTTATCAAGTAGGTTAAAGTAGTTGTTGTACCATTTGTTAGTGTTCCTGAGCCAGTATTATAGGTGGACGCAATAGACCCAACTGATAATGAACTATTATACGTATCAAACACAATTACATCCTCTGCACCCGAAAGAATGCTCTGATTTGCGGACAAGTAATAGGCTGCTGTTGGGAGTGTATTTCCGAAATACAGGGGGCCTGTTGGCCCTGTTGACCCACTTACGCCCGCTGCGCCTGTTGGTCCTGTTTGTCCTGTTGGACCTGTAGGTCCAGTTTTTCCTGTTGGCCCCGATACTCCTGTATTGCCAGTGTAGCCTGTAATACCCGTTGGACCCGTAAAACCTGATGGACCCGTCCAACCCGTCCAACCAGTTGGTCCAGTCGCGCCCGTATTTACCGCGAGTCCTTGAAGGCCGGTTGGCCCCGTTGCTCCCGTAGATCCCGTTGGCCCCGTTGAACCCGTATCACCCTTCGCTCCAATTGTATCAAAAGATACATTAAATACGGAATTAATGAGTGGTGTTGATACATTTCCTGATAAATAGGTTACACCAAAGGTCCAATAGGTAAAAAAATTCCCTATAGAATCTACAGAATAGATTTCCTCCACGAGTGTAACAATATTCACAAGATGTATGATACTGCCCGCACCTATTCGAGAATAAAATCCACTTTTAATAACACCTGTAGAATCAATAGAGTTCAGTTTGATTACAGTCGTGTTAGACAAATCCGCATTATCTACCGAAAACTTCCCAGACGTCGGATTCGTGTTTGTAGTATTTCCCAGAATATAGGTGGATGTATTTATAGAGGGGCCAGTAGCACCCGTTGGTCCCGTCGACCCAGTATAGCCACTAGGTCCAGTTTCTCCCATGAGGCCAGTTGGGCCTGTGGCTCCTGTCCGCCCTGTCCAGCCAGTACGGCCCGTAGGCCCTGTGACCCCAGATGCACCAGTTTGCCCCGTTGGACCCGTTGCACCAGTCCAGCCTGTAGGGCCAGTAGGTCCCTCTATACCAGTAGGTCCAATTCCTCCAAGAGGGGCGAAATGGACATTTCGAACTGTTGCACCAGGATCACGAATCGTTACGTCTAAATACAGGGCGGCAGAGCCATAGGAACGCAGTGTACTGTAGACTGGGGTGGTGTCTTTATAATATATAACGGTGTATCCGTCATAGTATATCCCCAGTTGCGTTGTGGACGTGTAGGAGCCAATGCTACTCTGATTGACGCCGCTCTCTACCACGTATAGGTCACTTGCAGAGCCGCATAAGTAGCCATATTGGATGTTGGAAAATGAGGTTGCAGCGGTCGGATTTTCACTAAAGCCCGCAGAGCAGGATGCGCTAGTCTGAAGAGTCTGGAATGTTATGAAAGCTCCCTGCCGATAACCTTCCACAGAATATGCATTTGCATCCCAGGCCTGTATAGCCGTGCTGGGCTTGGAAACCGTAGACCCATTATTTACAACGAGGCCGTTTGTCCTCCATGTAAAAAGTCCACCATATGCGCCAGTAGGACCAGTGCCAGAGGAATTGGAGAGTTCCTGTATAGTAGATGGCAGATACGGTAGGGGGAAATTCTCTTTAGCGCCTTGTGTGCTAATCACTTGAAATATGGACTCCCAAACACGCAAACCATTTCCATCGGCGGCCTGAATAAGTCCTGTTGAAATCGGGAGTTGTGTATTGGAATCAATCGTATACACGAGTTGAGAAAATATATCTACTGTTTGATTTGTTGTCGTCATATCTTCTATTATTTGTCTTTTTATTGATGGGACGATTGTAGCAACGCGCTCACCCTATCAAAAGAAATACTGCGCAAGTATAGAATGACGCTTGGAGGCGGACTATTACAGTTAGTAGCACAGGGAAAACAGGATGTATTCCTCACAGGGAATCCCCAAATTACTTGGTTCAAAATGGTTTACCGGCGCTATACTAATTTCTCTGTTGAATCACAGGCCATTTATTTTGATGGTACACCTGATTTCGGAAAACGGCTTACATGTGTAGTTCCGAGACGAGGTGATTTGCTTGGACCTCTTCTTTTAGAAATTACCTTACCAACAATTAAATTCAAAGAGGGCACATCCGTCAATAAAGATGGAAGTGGGCCTGTAACTATAATAAAGGATGTAAATGATAAAGCCTCATATATCACCAATCTCGGTCATGCTATGATTGAAGAGGTTTCGGTGGAAATCGGAGAGCAGGAAATAGACAAACAGACCGGGGAATGGATGCACATATGGTCTAAACTCTCTACGCAGCCGGGCGTTCAAGCAGGATTTAATGATATGGTATACAACTATGCTGACGGAGTTGCGCCACCATCTACACAACCTGTACTCGACAATTCTGTTTCTATTGGTGGCTCAACGTATCAATATGGGGCTGTAAAACTCTATGTTCCTCTTCAGTTCTGGTTCAATAAAAATCCGGGTCTGTATCTTCCCCTCTTGGCTCTACAATATCACCCCATACGACTCAATTTGAAACTCAGGCCACTATCACAACTCATACAATTCTACGACACGAATTGCTCTAATAATGGAGCCTGTGCAAATCCCCCAGAACTCGAGCCAGCCAAAATTATAGACCTCCGTTTGTATGGAGACTTTGTAAATTTGGACACAGAGGAACGTCGCAGATTTGTTTCCAATTCGCATGAATATCTTATAGAACAGATTCAATATACACCAAATATAAGCATTCCTGACAAGACAACTACGGCAATGGTGTCCCTCGATTTCAATCACCCTTTACGAGAAATCATCTGGATTATTCAGCGGGACTGTATGACTACAGTGAATGACTGGTTCAACTATTCACCCCTATCTACATTTCTGGGAGAGTCCGGTAACAATTCAATAAATATGCTCCAACAGGCTCTCTTACAATTAGACGGCTACGACCGGTTTGAGGTTCGCGACGCAGGATATTTCCGACTTGTGCAGCCGTATCAATACCATACGAACGTTCCGACAGACACATTTATTTATTGCTATTCGTTCGCAATTCGTCCCGAGGAACTTCAGCCGTCGGGTTCATTGAACGCTAGTCGCATTGATTCGATGAATCTACAGATTGCTTTGAGGCCAGATCCGCCCTCTACGCTAACTGACCAGTCAGATCCGAGATATGTTCCTATACGTGGTAATGCACATATTCGGATTTATACAACGAACCACAATATTTTACGAGTTGTCAATGGGTTCGGGGGACTCCTTTTCAAGATCTAAGTATTGATTAGGTCATGGTGGAACTAGGTCCAACAAGCGAACTTTCGGGACTACAAAATGCTTTGATAAATGGAAAGGAATTATCTGGGTTTCTTGGATGGGTTCTGATTGGTTTGGTAACTCTGTGTCCAGGAGTAGGACAGCTCGGTCTAAATCATGTGCTCATTGGGCAGCCTTTCGTAGCAGTAATGAAGGCAATTTCACTGCCGATATTTTATCTCCTTATTGTGTATTTATCTCCGTATTTGCCGCTGGTTCTTCAGGGAAACTGGCTGTTTTATTTAGCAGCAGCTGGTCCCTGGTATATATTTGACATCTTACAGGCGTTTCTTGGATATTATACTGGATATATTTCTATGATTGATGTGGATTTCATACCTCTTTCACCGCAGTCTGAGCAGTCCATGAGTAGCGGCGCAAAACAGACTGTGGGAGGAGAATTACAACTAAAAGCGCCCTCACTCACAACATCCAATGGAACTGTCCCTGGCGCAAGAGAGGGTAGATGGAAACTTACGGTGTCCAAGGCGAATTTAGTATTTGGTGGGCTATCCGTATCTATGCAACTTATACCGTACTTTTTTGGTGAAAGTCAGCAAACAAATGCGAATATCGCATCTGGAGTCTTTGCGGGAATATTGAGTGTTACAGGACTGGCGGCGGTGGCAACGGCATATACTGCGCCACTTGGCTTAGTAGGCTCATTAACTCCGGTAAATCCCGTGCAGGGGGGCGGTTCCGAGTTGCCGCCGCTCTCCCACTTCTTAAATACCGTGCGCCCACAAACGGGAGGAGGCGCAGCAAAAGACAAAAAGGAGTCCGCATTCTTTCTTCAAGCACTCGGCTTCATTGCGCTCGCAGGAATCACCCTCGGCCTAATAAGGTCTAAACAATAGGGATTATTCTAAAATAGAATGAAGTATTTGATGACCCAAGAAGAGTTTGAGGTGCTCATTGGTCGTGCGGAGCCTACTGAAGAGATTCCTCCGCCCCCCGAGGTCAGCGTCGTCTATTTCACTGCGACATGGTGCGGTCCTTGCCGCTCGGTGCGTACGGCGGAACTCGAGGAGGGTCTAAAAGGTGTACAGTGGCTGAAGTGCGACGTGGACCAGAACGACTACACTCCTGGCTATTGCGAGATTCGCAGTATTCCGACCTTTCTTGTGATAAAGAACAAGAAGATTCTGGGCAAGTTTTCTTCTACGAGCACGGAGACGATTCTTGCGAATGTTACGAGACTTCTGAATGGCGAGGAACTTGCGTGATTTTCTTACTGCCAAGTACCGCCAAGTAATTAACTTCAGTACTAGACCTTACTATTCCATACGGAGCGGCGCTTTATTAACTAAGTAAGAGCCGTATGCTGCAGAGAGTGCCACAAAAATATGTATGGTAGAGTGCCACAATGTTGCTTCTCTATTATCTTCACACCAGACCATACTTTTTGTTAGATATCCGTAATAATATATAATAAGAGTGTAAATAGTAAAAGGAAGTACTATATATAAAATCTCGTATTTTACTGCATATAGCAGAGATACCGCTCCCAAATAATAGCAAGCAACCTTATCTAAGAGGAGCGTTTCTTGTCTCTTTTTCCAATGATGAGCAACCGAAGTGATTAAGATGAAAGTACAAGCAGAACTGGCCAAATATTGTTGATTATACAATGTGAATGTCAGAGGGATAACAAAGATGAAACTTGTAGAGACGAGAATTATATTTGTAGAATAGCATTTACCCTTCATTTTTTCTATGAATTCAACGAGAAAAAACACTCACTAAAAATACGAACTGGTATAAGAGGGAATAAGGATGAGTTCCGACACCTATGATATTGTAATCATAGGTGCTGGAATGGCGGGGCTCTATACGGCTGTGGAATTGGCGAAACTGCAACCGAAAAAACGCATTTGTCTTGTGGATAAGTATAAATTCATTGGGGGACGTGCCTTCACGTACAAGGGGATAGTAAATGGCGTCCAATACCAGTGGGAAGAGGGGGGTGCAAGGATTTCTATGAAGCATAAACTTCTCATGGGACTCTTTAAAAAATACGGGCTGACGACGGTACCTATAGAGGGCTCCAGTCAGTACAAAGAATCGGGGGCGTATCCCATAGAGCCCCCTCTGTTCGACGAGTGCCGCCCGATATTCTTGGAGCCTCTTGAGCATCTTCCCGAGCCTACTCTGGGCCAAACGACAATTCGGGCTCTTTTGAGGCGGTTTGTGAAACCGGCGACCCTAGAGACCTTTTTGAATCGCTACCCTTATCGCGCAGAGTTCTCCACTTTGCGTGCGGATTTAGCACTCCGAGTATTCCGAGAGGAGTTTGGACCGAACGAAAAGTATGTGGTGTGCAAGGAAGGTCTCTCGGAGCTCGTTTCCAGAATGCGCGCCGACTTTCTGAAGCGGGGTGGGACACTCCTCCTGCAACACGAACTCCTCGAAATGCGGGACACAACCCATGCCGTTTTCAAGAAAGGTCCTCCGTCCGAGGGGGAGAGTCGCCCTGACGTAGTTCTGGACTCCCCGAAATTCGTATTCGCAATTCCATCCGAGGCCATAAAACGGCTAACCGTATTTAAGGGCTGGGCGACACTCAACCATCTCGTCATGAGGCCGCTTCTACGTGTCTTTGCGGTCTTTCCACCGAGTCCAAACAAGAAACTGTGGTTTCATGATTTACCGAAAATTGTCACGGCCCAGACACCCCGATTCATCATACCACAGAGTATAGAAAACGGCTCCATACAGATTTCTTACACAGATTCGGAAGATGCTGAACCTCTTATGCGCATTTTAGACGAACAGGACGGTGAAACAAAACTCGGTAAAAAACTCGTGGAAGATCTTCGAGTACTGTTTGGTGAGAGGACCATTCCTGACCCGCTCTTTGTAAAGGCCTATTCTTGGCCTCACGGCGTAACCTATTGGCGACCCGGTGCATATGACCCGTATGCGGAAAGTCGTCGGGCTAGTCACCCCTTTCCGAAAGAACGGCCAGGGTGGTTCGTCTGCGGCGAATCGTTCAGTGTTCATCAGTGTTGGATTGAGGGGGCCTTAGAGCATGCGGCGTCCACCTTGTATCATATTTTACGAAAGCATTAGCAGATATGGACATTCATCTACTTCTCGCCGTATTTCATATAGCACTCGTGGTTCCCCTCTTCCTATTTGTAGGATTCCAGCGCGCAGCGACTCCAGAATGGGTATACCATGTGCTGTTTGGCCTTGGTATTGTCCTTCTCGTGTATCATGGGGCCAAGGCCGCCATACGGATTATGGCGAGGTCGGCCTCTGCCTGGATAAACGTGTTCCATGCGGGTCTTATCGCACCCCTATTGATATATATTGGATATCTGGGAAAGAAAACGGAACGTCCGGCGTATGAGTTGCTTCTTATTGCGGGATTCGGTGCTCTCGGCTATCATCTGAAAAATCTGCTCACAATCACACAAACATTTATAAAGGATGATTGAGGTTGCTGCGACATTTTCACAATATATAATATGAAGAAGATTCATTCTTCGTATTATATAATACTTATTATCGCATGTCTATTACTTATATACTACATTCGTTCCTGTGAAGGATTCCAGAACGAAGAGCCGACTCCTCCTCTAAAACGTTTCGCTCTTATCATACGCGGAGAGGCATTCCGAAAGGGAAAACAAAATAATCGGGATGACGGTAAGTCTGAATCCTATAACGAGCAAAAAGAGGCCTGTGTTACACATATGGCATTGGTACGGCGCATAGAATCGCTCGCCTACAAGGTGGACATATACATAGACAGTTACCATACACAGTTTGATAAAGACCTTCTAGAATGGTACGGAAACCATGTGAAAGATTCGCGATTTCACAGAACGAAATTCGCCTCTCAACGAATGCTGATAAAAGATTCGCTAGACATGTTGAAAGATAACCTCGATACGTATGATGCGCTAATGATTTTACGGACGGATTTATTTCTAAAGGAGCGTTTCATCAACGAATATAATCCTAGCACACCGACCGTCCAATTCCCGTTCATCATGTGGACCTTAAATATACGAACACCAGATGGAAATCCAATGGTTACTGATACAATTTTCCATTTCCCTAAAAAATACTATGACAAATTATATGGATTATATGACGGAAAAAGTTGGGGAAACACGAATCACGCATTTTTAGATGTTGTTCCGCTAGAGTACGAAAAGGAGTATTCTCTGATGACGAAACATTTTCACGATTCCGATTCTGCGAAGGACTTTAATCCTTACTACCGAATGATTGGGCGTACAGAAAGCACAAATTGGCATGACGGAGAGGACAAGGAATTTCCGAGAGATTTCTAAAGCGCCTGCAAGTCCTTCAAACGTCGCGCAGTATCTAGATCCTTTATATCAATACACGACAACGCATGATAATAAAATGCTGTCGTGGACTTCGTGTTCTTTCCACAAACCCTACATGTATTTCCGGACTCACCGGCATTTAAGAGCGCATGTGCATCTTTTGCGCAGTGTTTTCGGATAAAATGTATGAGCAGATTTGCCTTTGTTAATGTCCCCTTAAATTCACATCCAAGCATATTACACTTCATGAGTTTTTCACTATCCTTGCTGTGTTGGGCGCGATGGTGTAATTCCAATGTGGATGCGTGGAGAAATTCCCTCTTACAAAAGGGACATTCATGTGGCAAACGACTTTCGTGCTTCTTCAAATGATAGTGCATGGTGTTCTGGTTTTTCTTCGTAACATTACAATGAGGGCAAACATACAGGCCGGCCGCATTTTTCTTATAGGAATATCTCATCGTTCAGATTGGCTACAGACCACTTTATTCTTCAATTTTTGTTGTGAGCGGTTTAAACTTATATGTATATGGCCGATTAGTATGGTGACTATACTTACACTATCAATTGGCCATGACTTCTGTAAGGCCCTACAGGATTGTTTGCAGTCTAAGAGGCTCTACGCGGGAAGACATGGATACACGTATACAGAGGGTGGTGAAACCTATTGGGATAGGAATCGCCCGATTCCATGGTCCAAGGTACCCTTTGTCCTTTCTGAATTATCTAAACTTCCGGATGGAGCGCTACTCTGGCTTTCCGATGCCGACGTTCTCATAACGAACCCGGCTCTCTCGATAGAAGAACATATTCTTCCTTACTTTCCCGCAACGAAGGATATGCTGATGACGGTGGATTCTTGTGGCCATTTGAATTCTGGAAATCTGTTTATGCGTAATTCCCTCTGGCTCCGGGACTTTTGGAGGCGTGTGGGAGAGCAGACAGACCTCTTGTATCATATATGGTGGGAAAACGCAGCCATTATTAAATTGCTGGAACAGAATCCAATGGACCTAAAACATGTGGAAATAACCTCCGACCACACACGGTTCAATTCCTATTTACAGGGTCTTCCTGGTAAAAAATTGTGGTGTCCGAGTGATTTTCTCGTACATTTTGCAGGCGTGTATGATCTGGAAAGAATTCAGACTCTCGTGGGCGCAATTCGGCTCGGAAAAATTCCGAGACTCTCTCTAAAAGACACGCGAAAAATCTCATATATAAGTATAAATGAACGCGAATCCCAATCCTGCGCCTGTAAGTTCTAATATGGGGCCTGGTATGGGGCCTGGTATGGGGCCTGGTATGGGGCCTGGTATGGGGCCTGGTATGGGGCCTGGTATGGGGCCTGATATGGGGCCTGGTATGGGGCCTGATATGGCTACAACAACAATGTCTGGTGGCCGTCGTCGCAAGCCAGGTAAAAATGGGAGAAAAAGTACTAAGCGGCGCCGTCAGAGTGGGGGTCAGATGTCTACACAGTCTGTGCCCATGAATGTTCCAAAAATGATGGGGGGTACACATCTTGCGGTTGGATCCAAGGCTCAGGTGTGGCACGGCACGGCGCGCCACACGTCCGGCGGACTCACGAAGAAGGACCTCATGAAGCACAAGGGGCGTATTATTTCTAGACGGAAACACACGCTAGGCAAGAAAGCACTGAAGAATCTGGTGAAGGCTGGCTACAAGGCGAAGAAGGGGACGTTCAAACTCTTCCGTAAGTAATTACCTGCAATATTCGTGTTTAAAACTGCAGGGAATCAGCAATCATCTTCAGAATTTCCGCAGCCTCCTCGCGTGAATATACTGGCCCCTGATTAGACTCTGCGGGGTCAAACCAATAAAGGGAACCCCTCTTATCTGATTCTCCGATGGATGACCAGACAAGAGCCAAATCTGACGATTTCAATTCTTTCAATACAGTCTTCAAATGATATCGATCGGTGTTCTGTATTCCAAGACGTTTATGGAGCGCCGGTTCAATCTGCTCGGCTTCCACACCCTTCCAAAAAATGGCATCCCATTCTGTACTCTGCGGCGTTCCACCAAAGCCAAATAGCGATAGTCCATCCACTTTCGAGAGTTGTTGAAATATAGCAACAGATGGCTCGCCACCGGCCCAGACAATGCGCACAGGTTTTATTGCGTTCAGGGCGTAAGTAAGCGCAAGTCGTAAATCCTGGCTCTCTCGAAGATGAAATATAGCATCCCACTTCATACGAAAGAGCCAGGAAGTTGCCGTACAGCCATCTTGAATAAAAAGAACTTTGCGGCCGCGATGTGCAACCTCGTTATCAAGACTAGCCATATAAGAACGTACCATCAAAGAAAGAGCAGTATCGGACGAGCCAATACAATAGATTTTTTTCCCTTTAATATGCTCGGCAAATCCCTCCAGACGTATATCATCTGTTGACATTCCTCTTATACAGATACATTTGCTTATATCATTTCAACCGCGCTTTTCGTTTTGTTTGATAGCCACCACCAAATTTTTGTTTATAGGGAGAGCGATTGCGATTGCGATTGCGAGAGCGATTGCGATTGCGAGAGCCATTGCGATTGCGAGAGCGATTGCGAGGGCGATTGCGATTGCGAGAGCGAGAGCGAGAGCGATTGCGATTGCGAGAGCGAGAGCGAGAGCGAGAGCGATTGCGATTGCGATTGCGAGAGGGATCAATGCTTCTATATTCTGCAAATTCGTAAGGGTATACGACCTTAGACTCCCAATTTTCGTTCAGTTCTAATCTATTCCCTTCTTTTATCTTGTCTATAAAGTCCTGTCCATACTTACTAAGTAAATGATATACATTTATTATTAAATTCATATTGTTTTTATTAATCATCCATAATTCATGTATTTTTTCGGGATCCGTTAATACAGCATTCACAAAATATTCAGCAAAAAATATATATTTTTCAGATGCTTGTATATTTGTTTCTTCAAGATCTTGTATATTTGTTTCTTCAAGATTAATTTCTGTTTTTTCTTGATTTTTTGTTTCTACATTACAAAGTCTTGCGTGTAAAAATAAAAACTTTCCTTTTGGCATATACCAATTTTCTTTAGAAAGAATGTATGTTGTATTGTTGTGTGAATCCTGTGAATTATTTTTGAATTGTTCTTGTGTACTATTAACCTTCATTACTCTCGAAGGAGCATAGTTAGCATTATCTTTTGGCCTGGCAAATATTGCTTCACTTAATCTTAAATATCCATCATCATCCACCCACATTTCATGTCCTTTATACGGATATTTTTCCGTTAGTTTTACATTACTTGGTGGACCGGCCATCATACGTTCTTCCCAAAATTGTAGTCGAAATGGCATAAGCTGGTTGGCAAGTTCATAGCCATCTAAATCATCTATAACACCTCCGCACGATAGTAAAATTACTTTCATCATTTTTGTTCTTAAATTAAACGATTTGTCAGCCGCCTCTATAATATCACTTGTGAAAATCCCTTTCCGAGAGTGTATTCCATCCTCTGGAATTTTTTTTTTATCTTTAAAAAAATCATTGTTATACTTTAGCTTTTTTTTGAACTCATCTATATTTTTTAGAGTATCATTGTACATTTCTATTGAACATGATGCGTCTTGTTCTTCATTATTTAATTGTACTGTATTTAATTCTCTTGAAACAACCGTTTCACCAGGCATAAAAATTGTTATATTTCGTAAAGTAGATTCCAATTTTTCAAGTTTTAATAATAATGATTTATATGCATCACTTTCTTCACTGATCTTGGCTTGCTCAAAGGGCACTTTTAGTGTTTTAATCACCATTTCATAGTTACCCTCTATAATAAAATTGCGTATTTCCTCTAAATGCTTTGGTAGAACAAGAGGCCACTGTGTTATTTTTCTCAGATTTTCAACTAAACGATTAAGTGTACGTTTCGCCTTATTTGGCTTAGAAAAATCAAATAAGTCCGCAAGTGCGTTTGAGTTAATAAAAAGAGAATATAAAAATGAATATATAGTACTATATGTATCTTGTGTCGGAAGAGATGTCATAATAAACATCATATTGTTTGGTATTGTTGTTACATGTGTAATTGATGTCTTAGAATATACTCCATGTAAATTAAGTAATAAGCAATCTAAACTTAAGTCTTTAAGATAATTACTTCTCACATTCTCTCCCATAGTATCTACTATCTTACTATATTTTACCGGTATATGGGCACATTCCGCTAACGTCGAGTACTTAAGTTAAGCACATCACGGTAGAATGAATATTGTTAGTTTAAATATTTAATAATAGAAGATGAAGCATATTACTCCAGTTTCAATATTTGTGTCTGCAGTGCTTGTATTTCTTCTGGATTTACCCTGGCTCTATATAAATCAAGATTGGGCTGGACCAATGATACTCTCAATACAAGGATCACCCATGAAAGTCCGCCTTATTCCCGCCTTGATTACATATATTTTACTCGCATATCTTCTGCATATTCCAAAAAATATTGTTGAAGCGTTTCTGCTTGGTGTAGCCACGTATGGCGTGTATGATGCTACAAACTATGCGACATTGAAAAATTACAGCCCAATATTTGCCGTCGCAGACACGCTGTGGGGCGGGATACTTATGAGCATGGCTTGGTGGATTCGTAATCGATACCTGAAGATGTATCGCTGAGAGGCTTGACAGGCTCTAATGTATCACTGAGAGGCTCTGGAACCGGTGTTTCACCCGTCCAGAACTTATTGTAAGGACCAAGAGGGACTTCTATCCATTTACCCACAGCAAACGCATGCCCAGTATATTCTCCCCGAACAAATGTTGTAATTCCATTATGGTCTTCAATTTCCTTGAACAGAAATCTGGTAAAGTGTCCATTGAAATCACGTGTTGCCGTTGTAATATACTCTTTACCGACCTCTAGCTTTGTGTAATGTACTTCCGTTTCAGGCGAATAATTATCGTAAGGCATTCGAATCTCTTAGACATCATTACGGAATAATAGGGTTCAATTTTATTTAGGCATATTCCTATACCTTCGGTAAAATGGGCTTGAAACTTGTTTAGAAATGTCAAGCGGTTTAAACATTTTGCACTATTCTCAAAAAGTATGATGAGCGACTTGGAAGTAAATCTTTCTTCTGACGTAAAAGGCGTGTTCAGTTCGGATGTAAGCATCCCTTCCGTAGGTGGCGCGACAACCATGCCTTCCGTAGGCGGTGCAGAGGAAGTGCCTTCCATAGACTCTCCCAAAAATGTTATTTCCGAGTGGTCCCCAGAATATATGAATTCACCACTCATCTCCCGTCTAAGGCCACTGAATACGACGTTTTTCATGAAGCCAGAAGAGTCTGTAGATGACGAGTCCCAGATAAGCTCTGATACACCTACGGCTGTTGTATACGAAGCGGAACAAAAGATACGTGATTCTATTAAGGCCATACGCTTTAAGGAAATGTTGATTGCGCGCGATAGACAGTCGCGTGATGTCATTATGCAACGCTGTATTGAGTGGCTACAACTGCCAATATCTAGGGGCAACAGTAAGACACTTGACTGGTTTATGGCAATTTCACTCTTAAAAACACGCGATGCGCTCTCAGAAACCTACCTGTGGCACACTCTTCACGAGAGCATCTATGCGTCCGACTCATTTAAGACGGTCATTTCTTTTTTTGAAAATTTGTAGAATCCGATAAAAATTCTGCAACAGTTTTGCGAATAAGAGTATCATCACCCTTAAATGGTGCTGATGGTTGAAGGGGATTTATTAATTCCGCCTCCACAAATTTTAAGAGAGAGAAAAATCCATTGACTGATATGGTTTTTAGAGTCTGTGCGTCAAATACTTTTTGACTCCTATAGAAGATTTCAGAAGACAAAAAAGGAGGATAATCTACTAGATTCGTTTCCAAGAGTACCTGTAATCCCACCATGTAGGCCTCTTTGCGAACATCCTCGCTAAACTCTGGAACATAGGACTCCACATGTAAATAAGTCAGCCCATTTTTTTCTTCGGCCTCCAAATGATGCTTTTCACTACGGTCATCCACGAAAAGAACATTTTCCGGACGAATAGTGTTCTTTACATTACAGAGCGTCCTAAATATTTTTTTCAAGCCGTGAAATGTTTTCAAAGGCTGTAGAGCGTCCTCTGTATTTTTATCCCAGTCGTATTTTCTGATTGGATGTGTGGCGTCCACCAGACAATCAAAAAATTTCGCACAAGAGTATCTTTCTTCTATGATTTTCTTAGCAAAATACATCGTAAATGTTTCCGATGTATTAGAATATATACAAACCGCGCGAACTTTTCCGGCGCGTTTGGCTTTTATAAGCGGAATAATGAGTTCGTCTAAATTCGGGCGAAAAATGTGTTCCATTATTTTTTTATTTGCCTTAATTTTTTCTATGAACATATCTTCTGCAATCCGCATACGCCGTTTGAGACCCGCAGACAAAACAACAGAGTTCTCAACAGTTTCTACGTTGAAAATACTGGACCATGGACCTATAAGTTCAAATGAACCAATTGTTGCATCTAAATCAAATGCGACAAACTTAGCCATTCCTACGGGAAGACTAGAGAAAAATTGATGCAATTTTCTGCGGGTATCCATATAGAATGCCCGAAAAGTATATCCCGCCGCCGCCCCACAGAATCCCGGAAGAGGCCAAGAAGTTCTTAGAGACCCTCACAGAAAAGGAGCATCAACTTCACGAACTCGCATTTGAACTACTCGGCTCGTCATATTTCGTGGAAACGTCGCACGCGTTCAAAAGAGGGCCTACCTAAAATAAATTTCTGAATATTATATATTCGGTAGAGCTGACATCCTTAAAAAGCATCATTCCTCGTTTTACGAGTAGTTCAGCCTACACGATGATTCCCGCAAGACTGAGGCGGTCTGTTCGGATTTGGAAGAGAAATTTGCCTACTGTAACCCCATTTTATGCAGTAAAATGTAACCCCGAGCGACAGTTTCTAGAACTCCTGAGTTCTTCTGGCGTATTTTTTGACTGCGCCAGCAAACGAGAATTAAAGGATGTAAACTCGATTACAAACGTCTCTAAAATGATATATGCGAATCCATGTAAGTCGCCCTCAGATATTGCCTTAGCAAATCAAGTAGGTTCACCACTTACCGTTGTAGATTCTGCAGAAGAGGTTGATAAATTGTCCGGGTACAGAGGGGGTGCTCTTCTCCGTATTGCGGTGGACGACTCTCAAAGTGACATGCCGTTTTCGTCCAAGTTCGGCGCACCCAGAGCGGCCATTGCGTACATTGCGAAATACGCGGCTGCACGGCGCTTTCCCTTACACGGCCTCAGTTTTCACGTGGGCTCCGGTTCCCGCTCTGCAACATCATTTTCCACGGCCATTTCAGAATCTCTTGCATTTATGTCTGTTCTAAAGGCAGCAGGGCATGTTCCGACCATTTTGGATATTGGTGGTGGATTTCTCCCTGACCTTGCCGACTTTGAAAAAAAAACGCACTATATACGTCGTGTCATAGAATCCGCCCCCTATAAAATTTATGCGGAGCCTGGGCGATTCTTTGCGGCGGATGCCTTTGATTTGTACGTTCAAGTCATCGGAAAAAAGCCATCGTATTCTGCACAAGGTGTCCAGACCGGCTGGAAATATACAATAGATGAAAGTATCTATGGTCAATTCACAAATGTTTTATTTGACAAGGCGACCCCAAAATGGATACGTGTTGCATCGGCTGACGAATCGCCGCGTCCCTTTACACCTGGTATACTCTTTGGAAGAACCTGCGACAGTCTGGACAAAATTGCGGAGGCAGCCTCAATGGAGGAACTATTTCTAGGTGACTGGCTTTGGTTTCCAAATATGGGCGCATACACGCGCGCAACAGCTTCTGAATTTAATGGATTTCCCGCACCCCCTATCCATATATTGGATGATACAGAAGACCCTACAAATAGTATTTTTCCAAGTTCCCCATTTTTAGCCAAGGGAATCAAATACGGGCCTCCCTAATGAAAAATTGAGTAGATTTATATATATATTCTTTATAAAATGGCAAAACAATGCGCCATATGTCTGTCCGACTACACATCGAAAACTCGTAAGAAGATTACGTGTCAATACTGTAGCGCTGAGGCGTGTGTATCGTGTATACAAACACATATTCTAAGTTTGAATGCAGAACCTGCATGCTATGAATGTAAACGAGAATGGAATACCGAATTTATGAATGATACGTTCGGTGTTACATTTCGCACGAAGACCCTCCGCATTCATCGTCGTAAAATGCTGAAAGAGCGGGAACAACCTATTCTACCCTCTGTCCAAGTATTCGTCAGTATGAAGAGGCGCATATCTGAAATAAAAAAGGCTCTGGAAGAAATGCAGCCTCTCTATACAACTTACTCTAGGAACTATAATAAACTTTATTCACTTCGCAATATAAATCGTGAGATAATTGTTCCTCTCAGAGTTAAAATGGAAAAGGGGGCTCTGTCTACCGAAGAAAAGAGCAGTTTAGAGGTGGCGGAAGAGAATTTCAAAAAATACACATTAGAATTTGAAATGTATAGGGCACAGATCTACATGCCCTATGCACTAAAATATCATCGTTTATCTAGTGAATATACGCGGAATTTGTACAGATATCGCACAGGTTCCACCGAAGACGTAAAGAAAGAGCGGCGCGAATTCATTATGCGCTGCCCTGCGACAGAGTGTCGAGGATTCTTGTCCACAGCCTATACGTGCGGAACATGTTCGCAGAAAACGTGCTCACAATGTAGGGAAATCATCATAGATGATGGTCCAGATCACGTATGTAAACCGGAATCTGTAGAGTCGACAAAGACCATTAAAATGGAAACGCAGCCGTGTCCGAAATGCGCGGCGCCTATATTTAAGATTGATGGATGTGACCAAATGTGGTGTACAAATGGGGACTGTAATACTGCGTTCAGTTGGACAACGGGCCAAATCGTCACTGGGCGTGTTCATAATCCACACTATTACGAATGGATTCGGCGCACTGGAGGGGGAGCAGCGGCAAGAGAAATTGCGGATATTCCCTGCGGTGGTATTCCGGGTTTTCCGCAATTTTCGCAACCCTTTTATTCGAAATATACACTTATTACGAGCAAAACTCGCTACATAATGTTTGAAATTCACAGACACGTTGTAGAGATTGAACAGACTCTTCCTTCATATCCGCAGCAGCCTCCAGCACTGATGAACAAAGAAATTAATGTGCGATATCTAATGAATGACGTCAACGAAGATGAATGGGTTAAGAGTTTAGAACATTCTTACACGAAATTTCAGCGGCGGCGGGAGATTGGACAGATTCTCCATACACTCGTAACTGCTACCGCAGACATTCTTCGGAATGTTCATATGCGAATGATGGAATCCATGTACCAACACGACCTTCCTTTGTGGGTTGAAAGTGAGATTATTCCTACACTAGAAACGCTGCGTACTTATACAAACGAAACATTTCAGAAATTCGGAAAAGCCAATCGATGTGCTACTCCTCAACTATCGGCACGGTGGCAACTTCTCGCCGCAAGAACCCTCTATAAGAAAGATGCAACTTTTAGCCCCAGCTTTAAGGAGGGACAAACTAATACAGTAGTTGAACACTGATAGACGTGAAAAATACCGTCTGAACACCAAAAATAATGTGAAATAAGCCGCAATCACCGTGAGCAGAATTACCGGCAGGGTCGCGCTTATTTTTATTGCTAAGAATTAATAAGAAAATGCCTGTGCGTCGCCTACGTCTCAAAACAATCCGCCGTTCTCATCGCCCTGAAAAAAAATGGGATGCAGTTTTTATTAAAGAAAATGGTAAAGAGAAAGTTGTACCTTTCGGCGCAGCAGGAATGTCGAATTTCACGAAACACAAAAACACCACACGAAAACAACGCTATATCAAACGTCACTCTGGTATGGGAGAGCATTGGAGTCGCCCGGATACACCTGGCGCACTGTCGCGCTGGATTCTGTGGAACAAAAAGACGTTAAAATCCTCTGTAGCAGACTTTAAGAGGCGTTTCGGGGTATAGTAATAGAGATGCCAAACTGGCTCACTATAGGACAATACAGAAACGTTCCACTAGATCCCATACCGCTACTCCCAATAAATTTGAAGAATAGATTAGAACTTAATCAGATAAACATTGATGCCATTCATTCTAAACTTTACACAAGCCCTTCCAGAAATAAAAAATACGCGCAGAAACCTACGGCTTATCCTATGGGCAGGAGATGGCGAACATAATGGAATAAGTGACGTCAAACGGCTTCCACACTATGACATGTACCTATGCTCAGCGTTCTCCGGCTCACATCTTCATAAAAATATGATGGACCTTTCGGAATCACAGACTATTTGCATTATTGATGTGTTTGACATGAAGCAAATGTCCAAATTTTATGAGCTATTCAAGGGTTCCTTTGAACTCATTGACGCCGATTATTATGGGAACACTCCTACGCTCACCCTATCCTCCTACGCAACTCTTCTTGCGCCTGAGGGTCAGGCCTACCACACTGAAGGACTAAATGGACTCCGAATGCCTGAGGAAAATATGTTGAATATTCTCGAGATATTTGCACCTATACTTCCAGCCGAGTTACACCGACGGCGACGTTGGTCCTGCGAGATTATTAAAGTCGCCAAGTTTAATATGATGACTCCCGAAGAGGCATGGGCCTCTCCAGACTTGAAGCATAATTACTATAGCAAAACATTAGAACTTCATGAAAGTTTTGTAAAGTGGCAGAAAAAGCGCAATAAGGCGTGGCCTTCTTACGCTAATTCTTTAGAAAAGCAATGGGAATCTTTAGATGATGAAGTCATTACATGCGAGTTTATCAAGCCTTATGATACCCCTTTTTATGACTTTCAAGTATGGATGGAGGATATTTGTAGCGCCGTTGCTCCCCATTTACAAGCATATTCGGACTATCTTTCGAATAGGATAGAATCGTTGTTAAAGGATAGGCAAAATGAACTAAACCAGTGTCACAGCGAATTTCTGAAACTTACAGATATCTATGAGGGTATTCATATGCGGCAAAAAATTCTAAAATGGTTGTTATGTGAAATTCCTCCAAACCTATCACAAAAAATAGGCTATTATATTGATATACGTAGGGCTGAACAACCGCTCGTCTTTGGCTTGTCTTACATTCACGTCCCTACCGGGATGTCCCAAAGTTAGGAACATCCCTACCGTGATGTTCTGACGTTAAGTACCCCCTAAGGGGGTACTTTTTTTGTCACTAGATCACTGGTGTATGCATATAGGATAATTTAGGTACAATAGGGATGTTCCTAACTTTTGCAGATGCCGTAAGTTTAATTGCTCCCCCTATTGGAACGGTGCGTTGCCGTATCGGACGTGGAGGGCCCACTGCTTGCGACATCCGCTGCGGTCTGTGTAACTGCGAGTCCCAATTTATCCATACCCCATTGAAGAATCCGTTTTATTTTTGTTTCCGAAAGGGCACTCGTGTACATCCGAAAATCAAACATGGAGCCGCTGAAGAGTTCGTCACGTAATTCGTAGCCACTAGAATTATCCGCCCAGTTGGATTTGCCAAAATAATTCTTTTGTGTGACGGCTGCTTGTGGTAGGCAACCATTATTTTTCGTATACGTATAATTCCCATTGATATACACTGCGATATTTGGTCGCATTGCATCCATATTAGTCGCACTGATGACAATATGTGTCCACTGACCTACAGGAATCGCTTGATTTATTTTAATCTGCATGGCGCGCAACGTGGAATCCCAGACTTCATAGATAAGCGTGGCGCGGTTACGCCTCGCGTTCGGGTCTACCTTTGTCTGTTTCTTTGTTTGTAGGGGTTGAGCCTTTTCCGGATCCGCATAGACTTCCGGTCCTGTGCAGACAAATTCATCGATGTTCGCCGCCGAAATCCTGTACAGGTCTTCTGCGCGCAATTCCGGACAGAATTGCGCCCCGCTACCTGGTCCAGGAACAGTTGACTCTTCACAGACCGTCCCAGGACGGATAGAATTTGTTGCAGAGTCCGGGTCACCCTTTCCGAGAATTCCAAGAAAGACATTATTTTTTCCCGCACCATCTCCAAAATCGAAAATGTGTGCATTGTTCGTAAATTCATCAAATTTTACCCAGACAGAAAATGCGCGTACGGAACGAAGTGAGCCCATGTTTCCCAAGGAGAGGTCGCGAGAATCTCCCAAACGTGCGAATTGGTCAATTCCGTTGAAATGTAGAGCTCGCGTAATTACTGGGCGCGGAGGAAATTCTGTAACTGTTGCGCCGCCCGCCACTTGGAGAATTGTACCCCTTTTTGTATAGTCCAACATGTCGTCGTAGAAACGGAGCCACATCCGACAGTCCCTATAAAAGTCAACAAGAGTCTTGATGTCATCGGGAGGTTCCGTATCGAGTATATCCTGGTGACCAAACGACGTAAGTCCCGGAATAGCACACATTGGCATAAATTCTGCTCCACTCTTTATAATTCGGCAGTAAGCATAGCGACCGTTGGGAGTAATATTTTTCATATAGTCATCGCGGCTAAGCATGAACCCGTTTTTTACCGCATTTGTTCTGTAGTCAACTGTGGGCAACCCGTCCGTTCCTGCAAGAGCACAGGCAAAAAATGACTCCTCTTCCTTTGCGCCCGAGGGAAAGACCATGCGACAATAATCATTTTGGACGCCGATTCCTTGTACATCTGTGTAACCTGCAAAGTATCGTTTATCCGCCGTATACTGAGAGGCTGAACCCTGTTGCGTTTCACTCATCGGCCCTACATCACTACGTCGTTTGAATGCCTGGGCGAAAATACTATTACTTGGTACAATACTTGTTACCTCTGCAGGTTTCACGCCTTGTTCTATAAAACTCATCCATTGAAATCCCTCCTTAACTCTCTCCGGAGCGACCATTTCCATTAAGAGTAAAAATACTAAACCTATAAAGACTATCCATAAGGGTCCACGAAGAGTTCTGGACATTCTCCCTATGTTTTCTTGTCTTTTTTAAAAAAGAAAAAACAACCTGCGGAACAGAAGGAATGGATGGAGGCGCTTTATTGGGGTTTGGAACGTATGGGTGTGTGTTTGATAGACCACTTCGCGTTCTTTCAACATTGGATGGAAAATGCAAATCACTAGATACGACAAAAAAGACAGTTGGTAAAATCAGCGAAGCCAGCGACGTAGCAAATGAAGTAGAAGCCGCGAAAATAATTTCGCAAATACCCAAGCATGAACTCTATTTTTCTGTGCTTGATTTGAAAAATGTGAATCAACCGTGTGATAAAAATAAACAAGTAGATAAACCTGGTATAGAAGAGTGTCCAATTGTCAAACGAGTTCCTATGGCACGGATGCTGCACTTTATAATGCCCTATTCCGGTGTTGGACTCAGTAAATTTTTGAACATTCATATACAAAATAAAAGGCAAATACCCTTTGAGAAGACAATTACACACCTTCTGGAGGCGGCGGCACTTCTTGTATTGAACAGCTTTGTACACTTTGATATTCATTCTGAAAACGTACTTTTTGATGACAAAACAAGTATGCCGCGAATCATAGATTTTGGTTTCGGCCTTTCAGTGAAAGATATTCGTAATGAAACTCTTGATACACGCTGGAAAGTTTATACACCTGATTATCCAACAGAAGCTCCAGAAATAACTGCAATACATGGATTACGCCATAAAACACCGTTAAATACAGCCATTCATGACATAATACACGGTAAACACCCTATAAAAATGTCTCAATTTATTCTCGGAATAAAAATGGACCAACAGTATACATCTTTACGTAACTTTATGAACAACTCAAAAAGTATTATGGAATCGGATTGGGTCAGTTTTTTCAAATATTATTGGCCCGGCTTTGATGCTTGGGGTATCGGCGCAGTGATATTGAAATTCTATTCATTTGTTTCTCAGATTTCAACATATACGAAAGAAGAGTCCTGGAAGGAGGTTTCCGAAAAGACAAAATATATTTTACGGGGACTACTGCGAGCCAGTCCGCTAGAGCGCATTGATTGCGTAGAGGCTCTTTACATATTTCAACCTGAAAGTGATATTTTTAAGTCCGAAAGGGCGCTCACATGGATACAGGAAAAGGGTGCTTTTAGAAAACCACTTTCTACTTAACGTCGAGTACCGGAATCTGCCAAGTACTTCAATTAAGTACTTGATGCTACCGCGATTTTCTTAGACCAACGAACATTTCAAACCGACACCAACCTATATGTAGTAACTATACGTGTTTCCTTATTCTTCGGGTAAGATTACTACGAGGCTTTGCACCAAAAGGAAGAAGTGTTTCTTTTCCAAAGTCAGTATTACGCTTACAAGTAAGATTACTAATTTTTACACCGTCTTTTGGGGCGCGAACAATATAACGTTTTTCCTCTCGTTTTTTTACAAACCATCTATAACGTGGTCAGTTAGTTCCAGGTAAATCTACAAGGAGAACCTTTCCAATATAAGGATCTGCTGTCATACTACTCCATACAATTATTTTTAGTGCCGGTTTGAAATGTTCATTGGTCTAAGTTAAGTACCCCCTAAAGGGAGTACTTATTTAATGCGCCGAGTCTCTGCCGCTGTAGGCATGTCGCCGCAGACGCCGTGTATGTTTTGTACAAAAGGCCCCCCCACTTTTACGCCCTCCACCCGTGGCTTTCAAATAAAGTGGGCGGTCACGAGGAACGCACATATAACTACAGAAAACATCATAATTCAACTCGTTTTTCGGACGGTCTGTATAGTTATAATATGCAAGTTTCGGGTCCCAGATACGATGCCCGAGCGCATCGAGGTTTGTCACATCTCTTGCGCCTGGTTTATGTGACCAGAATTTATTCGAATCCTGCCTCAAAAAATGATAGTCATTATTTTCATCAATAATAATGGCAATTTTAGAGGTGTATTGAGGACATTTTGAAGTAAAATCACTCATAACAATTGTAGAATTATCGCCGATGACTCGTGCAATGAGATTTGGACAAGTCTTTGGGTTTCTGTCTGAAAATTTCCTATATCCGGATGCTTCACCTGGCTGATGAAAAGAAATATCGCAGTTCTTCCTTTTACAACGAGTCACTTGTCGCTTATCATAAATGTTCATTGCATACGCGAAACAGTTATGTGTATTTTTGAATTTATTGTTTAAGTTCCATCGTTTCGGCTCATACTTTGGTTCAGCGCCTGTGAGTGGAGATACACGATGGCAATTATGGAGATGTACTTGACAAAATGCCTGACCTGGAAGAGATCTGCGCGTGCATCCTGCGTAGCACTGACATTGATTCGAATCCCCAGTTTCATGAAAAAACGCCCCTCGTTTTCCTTCCTCTAAAACGTCCATCTGTCCCGAAGAACCTATATATAGCCAATATAAAATTGAAGATTACGACTCATTATAGACCATATAGCAATGTCATACAGGGTATGGTCAACAGCCTTTTCAAATGCGCCTGTAGAGGAAACGAACGTATATGTTTCTATAGATGAATGGAAGCGTATTCATGACGACCAACCTGAGGCGCAACGTATATTTGCGCGAATCATGCGCGGTGAAGACGAGGCTTTCTGTGCTCTCGGAGAGCCAATTCCGATGGATCATTTTAGAAATACGGAAAATTCTGAGTCTGTAATCATTCCAGATTGGGTACGTGGGGCTCTTCGCATAGATGGTTCAGGAGAGCACTTGGAAATTGCGTGGTTGGCGGAAGATTCCTTTCCGAAGGCAACACGCGTTGTTTTACGCCCGCATGATTCCGCACTCTTTCACGGTGATATTAAAGATGATTTGGAGCGTGAGCTCACTTCCTATGGAGTGATTATGGAGCGCACTACAATTCCAGTTTCGCTGCGCACTCTTGGTGGGTTCTCTATTCTAATAGACATTATTCGTACCTATCCTGCAAATATTGTATTACTAGATGGGGACGAAATTGTGTTTGAGTTTGAAGCCTCCTTAGACACTCCGCCGCCTCCCACAGAAGCGGTTTCAGTCCTTTCCGAACCTGTTGATTCTGCGCCAGTAGGAAATCGACTCGGTGGTGTAAATCATCCGCCTCTACCTGATGGGCGTCCATGGAATCCTTGGCGCGAGGTCTAAGGATTACAGAACATATTTACGTATGTACTCCACAGAGGGTGATTTAAGGCTACAATACGGAGGACCAGACTCAACCGATATTGCAGTCGGTGCAGACCGCATCTCAACTACTGTAAGAGGGATATCACCCTTTTTTATTGGACGAAATGGGAGTACAGAGCAAGAGGCCATCTCGTTCTGGTTTACTCGGCGTAGAATCGGCACACCTTGGCCACAGCGAATCCGCACAAATCTCCATATTGGCGCCGGAGTGTGGCCAGCGACCGACGAGTCGCTTGATAAATGGGCAGAGGAATATATGAAGGCCCTCGGCCTTATTGATGGACTCGCCGCAGGATGGTATCGCCCTTTTGCAGATTCTGAAAGTGCTCTCCTGGATTACGCGGCGCCCACAGCGTTTCGTACTCCTCTCCGTAGTCTTGAGCCGTATTATTGTATTCCAAATCATCGTTGGACTCGGCATCTTTCCGGAAAGCGTGTGGCCGTCGTGTCCAGTTTCGCAGACACTATTCAGAGTCAGGTGGAATCTGCAGAACGAATCCATGCAATATGGAACAGTCTTCGGGAGCCGAATACAGTTCTGAGTCTTACGGCTACCTGGATTCCCATTCGCACGTATTTTCCTCCTGAAGTTGCCCTAGGAGATTCTACGCAATGGCCCGATGAAATCCGTAATTGGGATGAGGCTGCTACCTATATTGTGGAGGCCGTGAAAGCCTCTGGGGCCACTGTTGCGATTATAGGGTGCGGCGGGCTCGGAATGATTATTGGGGGGCGTCTGAAGGCGCTCGGAATCAGTGTCGTCGTTATGGGCGGCGCAATCCAGGTTCTCTTTGGAATTAAGGGGCGGCGTTGGGAGAAACACGAGGTGATTTCGAAATTCTGGAGACCGTCTTGGGTCTGGCCGAAGGAATCCGAGACGCCTAGAGGGTCTTTTCAAATTGAAGGAGGGTGTTATTGGAAATTGGGGGGATCCGCGCCATCCACGACGCCGCGATAAAATATACGCAAATAACAGATGGCTTGGAGTCTAATAGATATTTTAACGTTTACACATAATCTGATATTTATTGGATTACTGTTCATCGGATGGATGTATATATTTATGAAGGCGCATCTGTTAGCCTGCGTGTCAAGATTACCTTCAGTGGCGATAGCTGTATACATAATTGGCCTTTTACTCGTAACAACAGAGCTCACATTCTGTGTTCTAATGCTGACCGAATACAATAAGATAACAAATCCGGATGAATCTATAAGTAATGCGAAAATTGGATTGTATATTGAAATAGGGTTATTAATTTTTTTTTCGTGTGTAGGGATATTCAATTTAGCTAAACTATTTAAGGGCACCTACTGTTAAGGGCACCTACTGTTAAGGGCACCTACTGTTAAGGGCACCTATTGTGCTTAAACCGTTGCGATAATATCTCCGCCCTAACTAATTACTAATGCGCATTCAGATTGTCTCCGATCTTCATCTTGAAGCTCGCGAGAAAACCACATTTGAGACTTTTCTAGAGGATAAATTGACGGACACGCTGGCGCTCTTAGGAGATATTTGTCCGATGGGACACCCGAATTTACGGAAATTCCTAGAATGGTGCTCCGAGCGCTGGAAGACTGTGCTCTACGTCCCAGGAAAGTCCGAGTGTTTTTCGGAGCCGTTTACGAACGTGGATGCGTCTATTGCGAGGCTCCGATCCATCTGTGCACCGTATCCGAATATTCATGTGCTTTACCGAGACGCCTTTTATAGTGAGGACGGATTTCTTGTGCTCGGCTGTCCCTTCTGGAGTTTTTCTCCAAAGGCGGAGAAATTCATTCGCAAATTGCATCGGGAAGATTTGGAATGGATTAAGAAGATGACGCAGGAATACAATAATAAGTGTCTTGTGCTAACCCATTTCGGTCCTGTAGAGTGGGTCCAACATGAATACGGGCCAGAGAACCCTGCGGCAGCTTCTATTTTCACGGAGACGGAATTGCTTTTAAGAGAACCAATTGTCGTCTGGGCGTTCGGCCACTGTCATTCCTATATTGAATATTCAAAGACTTGGAGTGTGGCTGGAGGAATTCCTCAAGCTGTTCTTCTTGTCTGTAATGGTATGGGAGCGCCGAGAGGACCTCTGTCTCGGCTGCCGTTGGAAGATTTTCGGCGGGATGCTGTCTTACGGATTGAGGGGCGTGCGAATTAGGTTTTGGATGCAAGAGCTGGACGTATATCCCTATCAAATATTCGCTCGAACCCTTGAATCGCTTTCAAGAAGTTCGGGCCAGGCTGAAACGCAATCGGACGCCGCTCTCGTATATAGCGAATCGCCTCATCCGTCTTCATTCCCTTCGTCGCAATAAGAAACATCGCAACAACGGCCGCGGATCGCTGCATTCCCGCCGCACAGTGTACGAGAATCGGACCCTGTTTATACTCGTGTATAACCTTATAGATGACCTCAAAGGACATGAGTTCCATATTACGAATTTCCTCGTCCTGCAAATTGTCATCCACCGGAAGACGGTATTTTCGTTTCACTGAATGCGTAAACGGAAGATTCTTTGTACAATTAAACACAGAATCAATTCCTTTTTGATTTAAAAAAAGTATATCTTGGGACGCCTGTGCGTTTCCGAGCCAGAGGCCAGGCAAAATCTCATTCGCTGAGTCACCAGGTGGGCGATTCATTCTAATTAGTAGATTTTTTAGCGCATTTTCTTGTTCTACGCACCCTACCGCCACCCCTCTTACGTCTAGATACAGACTTCGTTTGAGGATGAAGCGGGGGTTTTCCCAATGCTCTTTTAGCATTGACATATTCTAGTCGTTTAAATATACGTTCGGCCTGCATTTTCTGTTCAGAAGTAAAAAGAGGATTATTTATAAGCGCATCTGTGTAATTCAATACCGTTTTTCCTTGTTTATTAAGAGAATTATATGACTTTCCACCTTTAGACTGCGCATCCAATAGCCTATCAAATTTATCTAAATCTCTTTCCACAAGTTTCTTACCATCCTCTATATCCCGCTTCATTTTTCGGAATAATCCAATAATCTGCCCTCCGTTGCTCATCTACGTGTGTATTAGATGAAATTAATACGCAGGTGTAACGTCTACCGCCAAGTACTTAGACCAACAAATATTTTAAAGCGGCAATTTAATCAACCAAGTTCTTTATGACATTTTTTACATAGCATCCATACACCAACATTTGCATGTTCTAATACAAATTCTCTAACAAATAATATTATCTCAAGCTTATCATCTTGATTTGGATGAATTTTATCTAAGACTTCTTTGGCTATTTCTGGTCTACCTTTTGTATGAGCTCTATCAAGCTGCTCTTTGATTCCACAGTGCTCACATGATGTTTTACCAAGACATTTTTTGAATACTGCTTGGTGTATATTTCTAAGTTCTCCCATAAATGCTTTGAGTATTTTTGAATTTTCTCCACAAACATAAACACCCTTATATTTTTCAAATGACTTACTTTTTACAGCCTTTTCTACTACAATCTTTTGCTCAGCAAGTCTCTCTGTAGACATAGATTTTGTCGACATTTTCGATATTTATTGATACTTGACGATTCGTTTTTACCGGATTCAATTTTTGTCGTGAAGTGCCGGTTTAAAATGTTCGTTGGTCTAAATTAAGTAATTGGTGGTACCTAACTTTGGCACATGCCGGTAGAGGTTATTCGCATATGAACTAATCCATAAATAAAATTGAATAAACGAATTACCACGTGTTCATTACCAATGGCTCTTACTCGCAATCTATACCGAGAGGACGAAGTTATTGCCGCCTTAATTCATAGTGTCGTCAACGGAAAAGTCGCCGAAGCTCTTTTCTGGACCCAAGAGGCGATTGAGTCAGATATGGATGTCCGCATATTCCAGGCACTCCTATCGGTCTGGTTACATTGTGTGGGCGTTCAAAACGTTCCTTGGCTCGGCTGCTTAGTGGAATCTCTTCGTTCCAGTATGGATGAGGAAGTCATCATCTCTCTCGTTGTGGAACTTACACAATCCCCAAAAGATTCCAGCGTATTTGCGTTACAGGGGCTCGGTCTAAAGCAGACTGTTGAAACTCCCGACCACGTCGGGAGTTTCAAGCTCCCCGAAGGCCTACAGGGACTCTCCACTCTGGAAACAACCTTTGCAAAGGCCGTCCTACAAGGTAAATCGGAATTTGCGTGGTTTCTGTCCATGGAACTTTGGTCTAGCGGGCGCGCGGATATAATCCTCTGGGAAATCCAGCCTCTCGCCGCCTTTGGGGAAATCCCTGTTGTGCTGGAATCAATATGGTCCGATGATTTTGTCTGGCCGTTTCGTGCGCTCGCAATACTTATGGCAGCCTCTAAACGAGATTTCATTGGTATAGTATTACCACCCGCCCCTACGGAACATGTGGAGGCCTGGAATATAAGAAAGAATTTACGTATGCGGGAGCGCCGCCAATTTCCTATTCCCCCCGAATGTCTTCATTGCTTCACCGAGCGGGGAAATCTTCCAGAATCTGAGTCTACAGAGAGTGATTTAATAGGAGACATTCGCCCTCTGCTGATGAAATCGCCATTTTGGGAAGATAAAACAGAGCCTGATATCTTCGACGTATTCATGACATCGGATATTCCTGACGAATGGTCCTCCGCTGCAAGACGCATATCACATGGGCCAGGTGTTCATACGAAAGGGCCTGAACGATACACTCCATTTGGTGTGGCGTCAATTCCTTCCAAACTTATATGGAGAGGTCAAGAGCGTGCAACAGATATTTTATTAGGCCGATGGAAAAACGCAACACACTTTTCCTCGTTTGAAAATTATATTAAAGCAGCCTATAACGAACTCACGAGTCAACCGCTTCCCTATGAAAAATGGGACTTGACTCCTCGTAGGCTTGCTATTGAAATTTAGGAAGCGCTATCGGCGTCATCGTCCGTCTCGGATTCTGAAAGGGCCACAAGATTTTCGGCAGCCACAACAATCTCTGTAGTTACAGGTTGTTCCACATCCATTACTGAGTTATATTGTGTCATATTATAAGTTGGAAAGATTACATTTTGAATGATATAATCATTGTGGTTGAAAGAGGAACTTACTGGAACTATAGGGATAGTGTTCACCCAGTTCATATACACACGCCAAACATCAGTAGGTCGCCGTTGAACAAGTTTTGCAGTTTCCTCATGAATTGGTCGCGCCTTCAGTTCCAAGATATCACCGTCATAACGAATGGCAAGTTGTTGATATCGCAATGCGAGGCCACGCCACGCCTGTACGATTTCTAAATCAGGGTGCTTCTTTAAAGCAAGCCCCCACCCATATTTATAAATCTGTTCCACCTTATGATGATAGTACTCATCTTCAATAAAGGTGTAGACAATTTCTCTACATTCTTGCTCAGTAGGTTTCCTAAATATATTTTTCAGATGGTCATGCTTCAATGGCATTTCGTACAGGTCCCGAAAGATTTCCAGCGAATATCCCGATTTTTTCAGCGCATCAAACGACCAGTGATTGAACCCATGTTGTATCAAAGCGCGGATTGTGAAATGTAACTGACCAAGTGTAAGTTGACTGTTTGTAAAGGGGTTTCTCGGCATCATTGGTACCACGAAGAGTCCCGACGCATTATTGATTTTTGTAAGATAATCACGATAGACTGTAGCAGCCTCAAAATTATATTTGCTATTTTGTGACCAGTCGTATATTTCTATCAATTTGACGGGCACCTCCCCTGTAAATATGTCCTCTTCATTCATTACCCTACACTTACGCAGCCTCCAAGAGTAAATCAACCGTTTCATTGCATACCGAAAGCGCTGATTGAGGTTGAGACACCGAAGAATAATCTGCAGAGAGAGCTTATCGCGTGTAAACGGTGTATATGTTCCGGAATACGGAATACATATTGTCATAGGATACGTATTGTTAAATTTAATCCTCTGAAGATAGGCTATACAGTTTTGATAACTATCGTCCGTATAATTCGTACGAACCATTCTGAGAAATGGCTCCATAAATGAAGTATAATATTTTGTGGGAATAATAAATTGACTCTTGATCTTTGATGGAGTGCGCGCCGCAAAAGGATTCCCACGTCGACTCAAATGTTTCAAACTCAAAATATCCTCTAAGTGACCGCGGTACGTAGTCTTCTTTTTGGAAGAGGACGGGGATTTTCCCGGATGAAATGCGACCGACATTCTTGTAAATTTATCCGGTAAAAAAAATAATATCAATTTTTTTTACCGGAGAACGAAAAGATTAGCATGACTCCGATACATGCCGTTAAATAATTCCACTCACATTTTCAAATACGCGTGCCCCCTTATTGGGAGAATAGCGTCCGCATAATTTTCCTTTCGAATTATACACTTCACCAGACAATTTATCTATGTAATATGAAACATCCTCGTGTATGAATGGAGTAAGAATAACCCACGCGGAATTCTTCGGACACGGATGTAGCGAGTGATACAAGCAGGTTGTATGTTTTATCTCGGGATTTGCAGAATATATCACGGCTTCCAAACACGCAGTTACGTAAGTAGATTTTCCAGAAACAGGAGTATAATGACTACATCGCATATCTAGAAACTCGCCGTTTTGTTCAGCCTCATCAAAGAGATAGACGCCGACCGACTCTGATGTCAAGGACTTTAAAAGAGGGGTCACATCCTTTCCGAGAGAATCAGCAATATCTCTTGCAAGTTGTCTAGTCTTTGTTGTTAGCGCAAGTTCAAACGCATCCCAAAATAATTTGGGAATACCTATTTTATTCATAGAGTGGAATGTCGTTGCGTCAAAAATTCCATCCAATTTTTGTAGAGGGAGAGGCAGAATGGCTGAACCGGCCATATGGGGACCTTCTATGTGGCGATTGCTACACGGGCTCGCAGAGAAATTGGGAAAACAGGTAACCTTTATTCTAATTCAGGACGAACAGCGGGCTTGGTTACATTTTCTACGGAGCGTAGAAAATGTAATTCCGTGTAAACGCTGTAAACAGCACTATAGAGAATGGACCCAAAATCATCGTATAGACGAGGCCACAAATCGGTTAAGTGCGCGAGCCTGGCTTTGGGGACTTCATACTGAAATCAATTCCGAGCGAAAGATTGAAGGCGGCCCCCCTCTTAATGAAATGGATGCGATGTATACAGGACGTGATGTTTCAAATGACGCCAATGAATGTTTTGGCCATCTTCTTAACGCCGTTCAGCGACAGCAAATTTCTTCCGAAAATTTCCGGATCTTTAAATACCGGCTCTCTCTTCTTCGGAAATTCACCGGTTAAGTACCCGCTAAAAGGGGTACCGCCAACTACTTAAAATAAGTAGTTGGCTCTCATGTACATTTGTTTGTCATGCAGACATTAGACGTGCAGTCTCTATTATTAATACAGGACGCCCCCGAAGTGCCTTTTGGAGCAGGTTGTAATTCACACATTGTTGCCAAATCAGTTTGTTTCACAGAAATAAGTTGCTGAGATATTCCAAATATATCCATATTACCTAAACCAATACCAATACTATTTTGTTGCAAGAGTAGATCCCATAAAAACGCAGCAACTCCACCTAAACCAATAGATAAAAGGGGAGAAAATACTGAAGGAAGGCTAAAGTCTTTCCACTCAACTATACATCTATACCCAATAAATAGTATACCAATAACTACTGAAACGACCATAATCATTTTACAACGCATTTTTCGATTATTAATTTTCGATTGAAATGAGGGTTCCAAGACTAAATTTGGGTCAGAACTACCTATATTTTTTAATGGATCTATATTATGAACTCTGTATGCGTTTGTAAATATTGCAGCAAATAAAAATGTTATAACTACTATCCAATAGGAGATAAATTGAATAGATTGTGTATCAGGAATCATGGAAAAAGTGAAAGCCTGGTTCGAGTCCAACATCTTTAAAAATTTTAAAATAGAATGTAGACAAAATATAATAACCGATAGGACAAATTCTGTTAACCCTATTGTAATCATCCCATAATTTCCAAGACCAACTCCTAGTGTTAGGAGTGTAATCATCGTAGTAATTGGTAAAAAATTATACAGCGTATATAAAGAACTTTGTATTGAATATATTTTATCCATCCTATTTATGTAGGAGAACAAACATATAAATCAGCACCTGTTTCTGTACGCTTCCGGAGTATTGGAACGCCCAATAAATTCAACGATTGTATACCAAGAATCCTATTATTTTGTAGAAGAATCAACCCACCGACAGAAAGACCAAGTAGAAGACTTACTACAATATTTACAGGATTATCACAACCAGTTAATAGTCGGTATGTCATTATAATAAAAACAATTGCGGTAAACATAACAACTGAGCCGTACATTCTTGAATTGTAATGTTCACCATAGTTTCCTCCTAAAATTACTAGTTCATCTTTCAAGTACAATATAACACCTACAATATAAGAGGCGATAAACGACGTCATGAAAATACTGATAGAAAGAAATGTGGGTCTAAAATCATACTGAAAAAGTTTTATAGAGTGTAAAGTAACATTTTCAAAACTAGACCTACATTTTTCCGATTGTAAACTGTTTGTGCCAAACAGACGAATATTTTCATTTAAATAATTGAACCCGTGATAAATGGTACCCGCCTCAATCATAGATAAAAAGAAAATTCCATACGAATACGATAATGTAATGAAGCTAATAAACCCTGTCCCCCAAAATACAGCATCTGGAAATATTTGAATCACTGATTCTATCACTTTTACAATTCCAGCCATCCTGTTCTGCCTTAAGGATTTCTGTGTAATACAAAGAGGTATGGGAATCCCCTCTTATTTTAGACATTTACTTCAGCGCTATCCGCACCTTTTAAAGGATGTGGGTGAAAAAACAAAAGGTGACATTCTTCTTGTCGATTTCAATTGTCTTATTTATGGTTGTGCGAAATCCACGAAACTTCCAATGTACACACATGAAACGCGGACACATTGGGAGGAGGCGCTTCTAAGGGAGATTCGCTCGTACGTTCTTCATTTATGGACGTTGGCCGGTAAGCCGGAAGAGGTTGTTCTTGCTGTAGACGGAGTTGTACCGATGGCAAAAATCCGCCAGCAGCGTCTCCGTCGTTTCAAAGGGGGGTGGCTTGCCGGAAAGGAGTTGGAGTTGGGCGCACGACTACCAACACATGAAGTCTGGGACACGAATTGTATTACACCGGGCACGGAATTCATGGACCGCCTTGAACGGACACTCAAAGAGCTTGCGAGCACACGTCCGCGTTGGGTGGTTAGTTCGGCAAATGAGCCGGGTGAAGGTGAGCAGAAACTCATGGAATGGATACGAGAGAGAAATCCGAAAAGCCTTATGAACAAGCATGTTATCGTTTATGGATTGGATGCCGACCTGATTCTTCTGTGTGTAATGCATGCTGGGCCGGATTCCACGTGGTCCATTTTACGAGAGAAACAGGAATTTATTAAGAGTCCTCTAGTAATTCCAACGAATCGCCCCCCGTGCCTCTTGCTCTCTATTAAAGGCTTAAGTGAGGTCATGTTTCCCGATGTAAAATCCAGAGCCGCACGTATCCGCGATTATATTGCAGGAATGTCGCTTCTTGGCAACGACTTCATCCCACACAATATAGGTATTCATATACGGGATGCAGGTCATGACCGCCTAATGGCAGCATTGGATGCAGTTCACGCGCGCTCGGAAACACTCTTAGTAGAGGATGTCAATGGACTCTGGAAGTGGAATCGGTCCGCGCTCTTACTTATTCTGGCTGACTGGGCGGCCACCGAAAAGCACGACATTGCGCACTCATTTCAAAAAAAATACAAAATGCGCCCCCAACCCCCTCGATCCCATGCGGAGCAGTGTCTACTCCCTTTAGAGAATATGCCTATAGAACTCGCAGAAGAGTCGCGATTATGGTGTCGCAAAACGGGAGAACTACTTGAGGGCTGGAAGACCGCATATTATGCGGAAAAACGCGAACACACTTTGACAGCAACTGAAATCCGGGAGAAATGTCTGGAATATTTTCGGGGGCTACAGTGGAATATAGATTATTATACGGGTCAACAGACCGTGAGTCGTGAATGGATGTATCCGTGGACGTATGCGCCACTATGGTCTGACCTCTATGAAACTCTACTGGCATTCGATGTAGCAATGCCATCGCCACCCCTAGAGGATTGTCCACCGCTTCAACCGCAAGAACAACTATCACTTGTTCTTCCGCTCAGGAGTTGGTGGCTCATTCGTGATGCGCGACTAAAGTCTCTTCCAAATCGAATGCAGCATTTCTGGCCGGAAAATTTTGGCTTCAGTACTCTGGGAAAGAGGTGGTTATGGGAGTGCGTTCCCGAAATTCCAATTCTTATACCACGACGCTTACTCCTTGTCGCGAATCAATGAACGATTACACAAAGAATAAAGAAAGAGAGAATTGAAAATGGCCACAGCCAAGAGTGCGAGTGCAACAATTATGCCCACTAAATATACAATTTTCTGCGAAGTTTTTATAAATGATACGCGCATAAAAGAGATTGTTAGGAGAATTATTTGTATGATTTGAAAACTTCCAAATATAACCATTAAGATATACATGAAAAAAAACCAGTTACATAGAGAATTGTCGGGGATACTCTTTAAAAACTCATTCACCGCATCCATCTCTCGTATATTTAAGACGTACATTTTATGCGTATATAACAATGGGAAATATACATACTACGTTGGAAATGTTTGACCCATCGCATGTGAGTATATACAAAAAACTCCTCCAAATAAGCGACCCCACCATTCGTGTTCAAATGATACAAACATTGCTGTCTGGAAATGAATACGTACAATCTGCAAGGCGGTCGGGGGTCTATTCACACCTTTTAGCCTATATAGCACGTGTAAACGCACGAGAACGCCCCGCACCACTTCCCGGTGAAACTGCATATCAGCAGGTTGTGCAACAACCCGCAGCAGAACAAATACAGGCATACAAACCGCCGGTCGCCACGAGCCCTGTTACATATGTGACAAAGCATCGTAGTAATGAAAAGGCGATGAATTATTTTCAAAATTGCCTACTCGTTCTTGGTCTGGAAGAGGAGGTTGCATTGACCGAAGACGACCTTCGTAAGGCATACAAAAAGGCAGCCGTGAAAGTACATCCAGACAAGGGGGGGACTGAGCAGGAGTTTGAAGCGGTCACGCGAGCATACGCATATTTGACCGATATTCTAAAGCGTATTCACGGTGGAAGAACAAAAGAGGGGGTCATACAGGAGCCATCCAAATTACAGGATACGCGAAAGGCGGAATCTAAGGACTGGGAGATGGTTCAACCCGTCCGACTCAATCCGAAAAAGTTAGACATGAACGCATTTAATACTATATTTGAAAAGACGCGTATTCCTGACCCCGATGAGGAGGGTTATGGTGATTGGCTAAAAGGGGGTGAGTCTGTTGTGAACGGGCCAAATTTTGGAGGGAAATTCAATCGCGACGTATTCAATCGCACATTTGAAGAAGAGTCCAAAAGGCGCGCAACGAGTTCTGCACTCACTGCGACTGTACCACAGGCTCTGACACTTGCCCCTGGACACGGTGTCGAAATCGGCAGAGGTGCGTCCGAAGATTATACGGCTCCTGCAGGCGGTCATATGCGCTATACGGACCTCAAACGCGCCTATACGACTGACAATACATTTAGTAATCAGGTCGCAAATCTGCCTATAGAATCGCGCAGTTTTGATAAATACACGGAAAGTCGTAAAAAGGCTCCCGCTGCGCTGAATGACACAGAACTAGAGGCAATTCAAGCAGCCGAAAGATATCAACAACGCAACGAACAACAGCGTTCATTGCGCGCGGCTCAGGAAATGGTTCACGCCGACCAGTACTTTCAGAGAATGAAACAGGTTGTTCTAATGGATGGAACAGGTTCTATGAAAAAGTCCGACCGTCATGCTGCGAATTATCCACTGTAAATTTCCACAGTCTTAAGTAGTGTAATATGAAATCTATAGGGGCTCTTACAGTGGGTGTAGTCGTGTTAACAGCAATGCTAGTTGGTTGGGCCACTGTTACATCGTATCGTGAAAACGACATGTTCCAGGACAAGGATAATTTCAAGCGTGGCTCAAAACTACCGGTCATATGGATTTATTTGAATAATAGTGACGTAAATAGTCGTTCTTGGTACGATTTTATGGGTCGGAGTTCACGAGTAATGAATCTTCCTTTTTTGAACATGTGTTATGAAACTATTGTGAACCATACAAAAGCAAATTTTAGAGTGGAGGTGATAGGAGGCCTTTCTGATTTGGCGGAACGTCTTGGGGGGTGGGATGCTCTTCCAGAACCCATGCGCAATCCCGATACATTCATACGAGCCCCCGAGTTGAATTGGATACGTGCGGCAGTTTTAGCAAAATTCGGCGGACTTTGGATATCACCTTCGACGTTGTGGATACGTAAGTTAAAGCCTCTTCCTACTAACAAGGTGGTTTTTTTCGGAATGAATACGGAGGAAACCTATGGAACAAAATCGTCACCTCCAGCATTTGATGTCATTTGGTCACCTAAGCCAGAGCACGATGTATGGGTTGAATGGGAACAGGTCGCGCGTGAGCGTCTGAATTTTCGAACAGGGGGGTCCGAATTTCGCAACGATGAAATTGCAGATTTTGAAAATGCTCTCAAGAAATTCCCAGACAAAATTCAAGTGATACGTCTTCCGGAAATTTCGAGAAAGGGCGCAAATCGTAGGCGAATTGAATTGGAGGATTTAATTACCACGACTGGGAGTACCCATGCGAGTTTTGATATTCCTAAGCACGCGCTCTACCTGCCAATTCCACTGGAAGAGTTGATGCAGCGCGAAAAGTTCGGTTGGTTTTTACGAATGAGTGAAGACCAAATCATGTCGAGTGACATGGTCATTAGCCATTTGTTCAGAAAAGGTAACGTCTAGTACTAAAGTTAAGTACTTAGCGATATCCTCCCTAATTAAAATCCACCTGTAATATTATACCACTTAAATCACGATTTGATTGACAAGGTTGTATTTGATACAACATTGTCTTTTGACCCCTGTATAAACGCTCTTCTTTTTCAAGACGATAACTGTACATGTGTAAAATGTGTCTGAGAATTGTAATTGGCGTAACATCTGTCCAAGTATGAATGAACCTTTTTGCCTTACAAGGAATATAATAAGATTCTAGAACGGGTAACCAATCTTCCATAGTTTCTAGCCGAACTTCCTCTTTGGAAAACCAACGAAGATCATGAAAACCGAGAAATCCCATATGGCGTAAAACGGACTCTATGAAATCTCTTGGAGGTTCCTTACGAAATAATTTTATAGGCTTCGTGTTCATGACTCCTATTTATCTATATTATTTATCATTAGACCCTAAAAATAGGCGCATCATATCTAGAGTGTGTGTTTTTCCTTGTGCAAAATTTATCCAACCCTTAATAAGCAATTCATGTATTTCCTGTGAGACTGTAGGTGGTATGAACTTTATTAATTGAAAGGATGCATTCAATTCATGTAAAAAATCCTCATAACTCAAGCCAGTTTTCCATATATCCAAAAAAATACGCACAACTTCATTACTTTCACCGTTAATATAGGATAATAGAAGTTGATGACATAATGTAAATGATGGGGCTGAGAATAATTTCAACATGTCATTTTTTGTAAGAGTATATTCACTTTTATCTTTATAGTAATTTATCAATATTCGTATACAATTGCGTATTTCCGTTGGAACACAAACAATTGTTAGTAGTATTTCAATAAAGTCGGATGAAAATGTTATTTTTCTTGTACTATACTTTTTTATAAAGTGTTCCACTAATTGACTTGGTGGAACTACGTTTATTTCAAGATGCATACAGCGAGATAAAATTGGCTGAATAAGGTCTGACTTGTAGCGACTGCAGAATATAAATCGGGTAGAATGCGCATTTGTTTCCATTGGTCGTCTAAGAGCCTGTTGTGAAATAATAGGAAGAGAGTCTGCATCATCAATAATGATCCACCGGTATACATTTGGAGTATTAGATGTGTGTTTGACGAATTCAGCAACCGATTGGCGAATACAATGAATACCCCTATCCTGTTCGGATGATAGCCATAAAATTGACTCGTATGATGGTTTTACATTATTTACTTTAAAATATGCTGATATAAATTCGCGTAATAATGTTGTTTTACCACAACCATACCCGCCCGATATAAAAATATGCGGAGGGTCATCTAAAATTTTATTCAACAAATTTACATTTAAATCCTGACCTATTAAAACTGTCTGCATCCCCCTGCTGTTCTAATAGACGTTCACCTTTAAGGGGTCTAAGGCTGACATAATCTAACTTTTATAGAATGCCATCCCTCTATGAAGATTTGGGTGTAGAGCGCAATGCAGATCCACAGGAGATACGACGTGCCTACTTGAAATTGTCTAAAACAGAACATCCTGATAAAGGTGGTAATCCAGAGCGTTTCAAGGTTATTCAAAATGCATATGAGGTTCTATCTGACGAGAATAAACGCTCAATATATGACCAGACGGGTCAAATACAAGGCGAAGAAATGCAGGGTGGTCATCCAGGAGGGATGCCGTTTGGATTTCCATTTGATATTGGAGCAATGTTTGGGGGATTTCCTTTTGGTGGGGGTGGGCCACAGGTGCAAAAACGCCCTAAAGGTAAAAAGGCTCCTCCTAAGATTCATGAAATTAATCTGACACTCTGCGACTTCTTTTATGGAAAAATTATACAACTGAAATTTGAAAGGCAGCGCTTTTGCGAGAAATGTAAGGGTGATGGCTCAGATACCGTACAAACATGTAATGAATGTAATGGAAGTGGAACTGTAGAGCGGCATATGATGATTGGACCGGGTATGCACGCTGTGTCTAGAGGGCCCTGTAATACTTGTAGCGGATCCGGAAAACGGACTTCGGGAACATGCTCCAAATGCCGCGGCGCAAAATTCAGCAATCATGAGAAAATCTTGAAAATTGATATTGAGCCCGGTATGAAACCGGGTGAAACAATGGTATTTCAGAATGAGTGCTCGGACCACTCGGACTATGAAGAGGCGGGAGATGTTCATATAGTCTTGCGCGAAGCAGATGAACCCTCATCTTTTACTCGCATTGGTGATGACCTTACAATAACAGTAAATATAACGTTAAGGGATTGTCTACTTGGCTGTCAGCGTACATTAGACGGTCATCCTGCACATCCAAAGGGTGTAATTGTGAATATTCCACCGGGAACAATTCGGGGAGATACTGTTTTTATAAAAGGGGAGGGAATGCCTTGTCGTGCTACCACACAGCGAGGCAATCTTCAATTAATTATTTCTATGGAAGTTACTCCTAGCGAAAAGGAACATCTTCGAACTGCAGCAAAGAATCTTTCCACTATTTGGGGAGCGCCTTAGTTAGGGGCAAATGACGCTGGATTTTTTGCGAGCTGCCACTCAGGATTCATACCACCCTCTGCATGTTTTGCAGAATTGCCAGAAAGCAGCATACTCGGAGCAGAAACATCTGCTGGCTGTACATGTGAGCCGCCACCCTGTCTGTAATTGCGGCGACGGCTGCGACGGCTGCGACGGCTGCGACGGCTGCGACGGCTGCGACGGCTGCGACGGCCACCACCCATAAGCTCTTCTTCCCCTTCCCCTTCCTCTTCCGTATTGGTATTACTGTTGCCACCGGCCATTGTCTCCTCCTCCTCTTCCATAGTAAAACCCCCTTTCTGAAATCGTCTACGTCCACGTCCACGTGGTTTCCGCCCGCCACCGCCCTGATCTTTCATCCCCCGAATCTCTTGGAATGCCTGCAGAGTTTCCCCAGTGCGCGCAGCTGTAACCATAGATGAAGGTAGTGTTTCACTCTGAAACGCAGGAGCGCCTGAAAGCCCCCCCCCTCCATGCTGACCTTCATGCATTACCCCATACTCTTCACCCTGTTTCAGTGACGCGTTTGTTGGGCCACTCATCGTTGTGTCATTTAGAGCAGCGCCGGATAGAACTCTCCAGCCGCCACGCATTGTCTGCCGCAAATGACGCCTTTTAGAAAATCTACGCGCGAAAGCCTTTTTAGAGGGTTTTGCCATTTCTACAATAGGAGAATAAAATAAAGAGTTCCTTGCCCACATAAAACTCCGCTTAGTAGTAAAGTTAGACCAACGGGTATTTTAAATATCCAGCGCTCTAAATACTCAAATATAATAAGACCACTCTATGATCTTATTATATTGGAGTTAGTCAATCTTTTTCGTTCTAGCCATCGGAGCTAACTCTTCAATTAAGTCTTGGCGGTACCGTAATGTCCTTATGTTAAGTAGCTCCTAAAGGGAGTATGGGTATGTGCCAAAGTTAGGTACACCACAAGGGTGTACCTAACTTAAGCACATCACGGTACTTATTTAATCCGCGCATCACTACTGTAGGCATCTAGGCTTAGACCTTTAGTGTAAAATATTATTACGCATCACGCAATGCGGGCGCCTGTATTCTTCGTTTCTGAATCTTTCCAGACACCAGATAAATACTGTTTTCTGTGAGAATAATGTATTCATCCCCTACCTTGTACACCTTCTTAATAAGACTTGTAAACTCATCACTTGACTTAACCAACATTTTTTCCTTAGTCTCGTTATCCTCTCCCATAAAGGCCTTACCGGAATGTGTATCTAAATAGTAGTCAAGTTGAATCGGCATGTCATGCTCCATTGCGAGTTTAGTCGCCTGAACGAGTAGTTGAACAGACGGAGTCACTGTAGTAGGTGCGGATGCCATTTTTAAATCTGGAATAACTAAGGAAAGCCTATTTATTATTTTTACGCAAACCATTTCGTTTTTAAAGAGCCGGACGAGTAACTTCTTTTTTATGCGTTCGGATTATCTCGTTAATAAAATTATAGGCTTCGTCCAACTGTTTCCGAGTACGTGCACCCGTAATAATAATGGAACCGGTTTGAAATATTGCGATAGTTATCCGCTTACATGCGCCAATACTTGTCCCGTCACCCTGTCCTGTACAGAAGCGCGCACACCTACAAATTCCTCCTCCTAAACGTGATGCCTCATTATAATAATACTTTGTATTCACCCCCTGATATATGGTTGTTTCCAGTGTACTAGACAAGTTGTATTCACTGCATAGTATTTTATGAAGTTCTGCGCGTTTCGCAAAGGCATTCATTTTATAGTCGCTATTTAATAACTGTACATTGAATGACTTGATAAATAGGGGTATTGTGCTGATAGGTGTTTCAAATGCGTTGAACACATTGATTAGCCATGAAATAACATCCCTAGAAAACTCTTCGTCGGTTACACCTGTCATTTGAAATCCCCCATTTGCAAAAAGTTTCATATTTACCTCTTTAAAATCCCCCGTATCTTTCCGAATTTTTCGTAAGACTATAGTGCTCTGATTGAAGAATGTTTTGTCACTTACACGGCGTTTCGTGAGAAGATCGCGCGCAGAAAATCCAATGACTTTGTTTTCATATTCCATTTTTAAGAGGCCCTCTGCAGAAAATCCAATGGGGATTAAATGGGCCTTTATTTGTGAAAATACAGAGGACAGAATAATAGAGGAGCCTAAATGTCCCGTTGTAACAAGTGTTGAAATTCTCAAAGGAGAGAATGTAAGTTCTGCCATTTTACTTTAAACTATCCGAATAGAACTCTCCAATTTTTGTTTTACGAAACGACATATCCAGTTAGAGAGTAATTTGGACCGATAATTTATAGGAATATTCTTAATAAAATCAGTATCACTTATTTCCAAGATTTCTGTAATTGCGTCAAACGTGAGGCATTTTGTATAATTTGCGCAAAAAATACAGAACATAGCTGCATCAGGAAATGGCCATTTTTTCAATAAGTTTACAAAAAGGTTATTCATTAACGAACTATGAGTTGTAAAAATCTCTACCCAAACTTTCGCACAATCATTGAAACGTTTTGGATTTAGTAAAAAAAAACGTATGTCGCCACGCCGAAATAAGATATCTACACCTGAAATTTGTGAATCATTATTATCTAGAATAATTTTGATACGGCTGTTAAAATCATTTGTATTTGCGGCTTCAAAGGGAATAATTACGAATTTGTGAAGAATGGAGTAATGAATACGGGAAATAGAATTACAAAGAAATATAATAATTATTTTCTCAGGTGATTCGTCTAAAAGGGGTCTCAGCGCAATTTGTGCCTGGTCTGTGAGTGTCTCTGCCTCATCAAATACGATCACCTTTGGCTCGGTGTTTGTTGGAAAAAATGCCTGAAATGACGAACGAACAAAAGGGTATACGCGACTTCTTACAGCATCAAGGCCCCTTTCATCACTTGAATTCAGAAATAGGGCTCTTCCAAAAATAGTATTCGCACCCTTTTTTTTATGAAGAGCTTCTACAAAATATTTCACGGATGTTGTTTTTCCAGAACCAGGTGGCCCAATCATAATCATATGAGAACGCGCTATTGGGTTTTCCAACATTGTCGTTAGGACATTTTGAATTCTCTGTGGAAGACCTAAGTTCTCCATTTCTTTTATAATATAAGTTTTATAAACCTTAGACCTGCTGTTGAGAGCAGAATAACAAACTGGCCTAAACATTCGTAATAGTTGATTATCCAGGAAATGCCATCGGGACAACGTCGCACAAAAAAGGAAGAAACAAGCCCTGATGTTATAAAATCAAAAAGGCAAAAGAAGGAAATAAATGTAATTGCCATTGTAACTCCCAACGGTATTCAGGGGACGTTTCAAACGGAGAATCGGAGACCTTTGATTGCTCATCTTCCCGTAAAAACAAATGAGGTTGTCTTTGATGAAACACACCAAGAATCTTCTGAGCCAATGCCATATGATCCAAATGATGAAAGCGTATTTAATCTTGGGCAGGAGGTTATTACACAAAATGAGTCAGTAGTCAATAGCGTAGAAAGTGTAAAAAAAGAAATATATGAAAATGAAGAAATAGAATCACGACCTATTCAATGTTTCACAAAACTTGATTTAATGGTTCAATATAAAAATAATTCTGCGCAAAAACAACTTCCAACCTCTGTGGATATTGCATGTTTTTGGTGCGCACATACTTTTAGTCGACAGCCGTGTATTATTCCAGAGAGGGAAGTAAATGGTGTTTATATGGTATATGGGAATTTCTGTTGCCCCCAATGTGCTTTTGCATACTTACTTCAAGAAACATTGGATCCTCATGTGCGTTGGGAAAGAATTGCGCTATTACACCGTATTTATGATAAAGAGGGAAAGGGTCGCATGTTTCCTGCGCCCTGTAGAGAATCGTTGAAACTATTTGGTGGACCACTTTCTATTGAATCATATCGCGCAACAATAGACCGACACTATGTACGCGTTGATATGCATATGCCTCCTATGGTAAGTATTCTAGGAAGTATCGACACGAAGCCTATTGATTTTTTTGATTCTAGTATAAAAAATACGATTGTTGGTGGAAGTTTACAGAAGGAGAACACGGTAAAGGCGCAGGAGGGTCTCCGTTTGAAACGGTCTAAACCATTAAAAGATAGAGAAAGTACACTAGATTCAGTGATGAATATTAATATTCGGCGCATATAAAAATTGAGGCGGCAAGTTTTTAGAGGTCATACAAGAAAATGAGTACATTCATTCAATCTATGTTTCGTTCACTAGAGGCATGTATTCATGAACGCCTGGCTATCATTGAAGAGGTAATTACTAAAAATTCAAATGATAAGAACACCGAACTTGAGAAGAGGGTAGAAATGTTAGAGAAGCACTTACGCTCTTTTGAGCAAAAGACCGTAAGTCCGGCATCAGAGAATCCCAATTGGTTTGACGCATTGAAAGATTTAGAAATTGTCCTACCTAGTTGTGTAGCAAATAAATCCGCAACGTCATTGGCTCCTGCGCCCGTTGCGCCCGTTGCACGCGTTACGCCCGTTGTGCCCGTTGCGCCCGTTGCGCCCGTTGCGCGCGTTGCGCCCGTTAATAGCGATGAAGAAGAGTTTGAGGAAGTAGATGAGGAAGAGGAAGTAGAGGAGGAAGAGGAAGTAGAGGAGGAAGAGGAAGTAGAGGAGGAAGAGGAGGAAGAGGAAGTAAAAGAGATTGTATACAAAGGAAAGACATATTACATGGATTCTGAAAACAATATTTATGCAGCAACAGGTGATGAGTTAGGTAATCCTATAGGTACATGGGATGTTTCGCGTGAAAGGGTACTCTTCAAACGCCAGTTGTAAGTAAGTACTTTGTGATAGTTAAGCAGAATAATATTTCTTATAAATAGAATATTATGACTACATTTTATCCAGTGTGTGTAACAGTTGCTTTGTTTATAGCACTCGTTTTATTTGATGTAATTGAAAGAGCACCTGAAAGAGTAAATACACATATTTTTCTAGGTCTTATAACAACATTTTTAATGGTGTATTTATCATCTATAGATATGGAGCTGGTTTCATGGGGGCTCCTTTTAATACCCGTTGTTATTTTAATCACATGCTACTTTATGGGATATAAAAGTTCATCCAAACCAGTAATACCAGCAATTACTGTAGCGACTCCACCACCTCCCCCAAGTACAGGTTGTCAATCAACCCCTACATTGTCTACACCCGAATCTATTGCTACCGCAAGTAAAATTATTGCAGAAAATGACTTATGTAAAGTCTAACCTTTAGTACAGGTACGTGCCAAAGTTAGGTACACCACTAGGGTGTACCTAACTTAGCCTAGATGCCTACAGTACTGATGTGCGCACTTCAGCATATCACGGTAAATAAGTACCCCCTAAAGGGGTGCTTAACTTAAGCATAAGCCTGTAATTACTCGATGATAATCTTGAAAGTACGGCTTAAACAAATTTAAAAATCATTGTATAGCATGAAAACATGTATAGTAAGGGCTGTTTTAAAGAGCGCAAATATTTTAAATTTTTTTAGGGAAAAAACGTCCACCATTTTTAAGCGAGTATACGAAATACTTTCTTTTATTATCGCTCCGAGAATCTATGTATTTTTTGAAGAATATTCCTTACCATTTCAGCTGTTCTCATTAAAGATGGAAAGGGTATTAATAGCAAAACCTACAATTATCTATAGCGCAGACGAATTCGTATTTTTTCCAAACATTCCATTTAAAACATATGCGGAAATACTTGCGTATAACAAGCGAATTCCTTTATCAATTCTTTCTATGGAAATTTTGGATGAAAACGATATTCCTGTAAAAGATTTAACGAATTTTGTTGAAAAACTTCGCTATATTTCTCTTCCATCTTTGGAGGTTCCAACAATTTCTAATATTATTTCTGCGTGGTGTGTAACACACTGTATTCCTTTAAACAGAAACAGATTTACAGTTCGTTATGTACGAGCAAATGGTGACGAAGTAAAAACATCACTTATAGATATGACTCCAATAGATGACGAAATAAATGAATCAGATAGCGATGAGTAATACCGCCAAGACTTAACTAAACACTTGGCACATACCGTTATATGTTACTCGACGTTATACGGGTCTAAACCATTATCTATAATCTCTTATAGAGATGATGACGAGTCTTGTAGAGATTTTACCAACGGGCACATGGACATTGTATTTCCATGCTCCCAGAGAAAAGAGATGGTCTATAGATACTTTCAAGCCTATTATGAAAATAACCACATTGGAGGAGGCCCTATCGATATTTTATGAAATGGGTGATAAATTAAAGCGGGGTATGTATTTTTTTATGAGGGATCCTGCCCCCCCTCTATGGGAAAATTATCAAAATATACGTGGTGGAAGTTATAGTGTGCGAGGCGGCGCCGATATTGGTATAGAAATTTACAAACATTATGTTATAAGTTCTATCTTAAATTTATCAGTAGAAAGCCCTGAGGATACAATTGTTGGAATTAGCGTCAGTCCAAAAGTAATGAACGGTCCAAATAATACATCAAAAATTGGATTTTATGTCATTAAAATTTGGAACAAAGACTCATCCAAATTCAATCAACCTTCAAATCTGAAATTGGTGCATCCTAAACTAGTTCCATCAGACATCATGTATACACCCCATACCGATAAGAAGATGTGATACTTAGATGTGCAAAATACAAAATTGAACAACTGTGTTGTCCTCTTAATATTAAGACAACACAATTGTAAAATGGCGATGATGAATTTATACGCATTAACGAATTACTCTCTGGTACTTAAGTCTATTGTGCAAGAACCTCTAGAAATCTCTGGGGTTAATACGGATTCATTCATGCACTATTTTGAGCTTGATAATGTGTATGCTATTCTAATAATTGCGCTTGTCCTATTTGTTCAGATGCGCATGTATGCAATAGATTATGACAGGCGTATGGCTGTTCTTGAAGATGAAATGAGAAATGAATTGGAGCATCGTATTCATACTATTCAAGATATTCTTCGGAAGGAGAGTGATTTGCGCACGCAGGTCTTGGAGACGCTCCCGGCATTGTTCCGAGAGATTGCGAGCATTGAGGCTGCTAAAATTGCCGTCGTGGTGGCGGCGTCAGCCGCCGGTGCTGGCGCACCCCTAACGGCAATGACGACACGAGCACGCTGGGCCACAGGAGTACTTACAGCGTTTGTAGAAAGTGCAGAGTATGAGTATATGGAAATCAAGCAACTTGCTTCTGCTGCTGCAAAAGCCTGTAAAGGTGGGATTTATTAGAGCAGCGAACATTTCAAATTGCCGCTAAAAATATTTGTATAAAATACCGTGATCTGCATAAGTTAAGTACGCCTTTAGGGGGTACTGCCAAGTACTTAATTGGCTTCTATGTCATTAAAATTTGGAACAAAGACTCATCCAAATTCAATCAACCTTCAAATCTGAAATTGGTGCATCCTAAACTGGTTCCTTCGGATATTATGTATACGCCCCATACCGATAAGAAGATGTGATGATCTTTTTTAGAAAAAAAGATCCCAAAAAGAACTTTTTAGAAAAAAGTTCCCAAAAAGAACTTTTTAGAAAAAAGTTCCCAAAAAGAACTTTTTAGAAAAAAGTTCCCAAAAATTAAGTTGAATAAATATACCGTCAAGTACTTAACTTTAGTACTACCGCAATGTGCGGAAGTTAAGTACCCCCTTTGGGGGTACTTATTTTGTGCTTATAATATGATGATATTATTTACCGCCAAGTACTTAATTTAAGTACTTGGCTCTGATGGCTAGAACGAAAAGTTCAAGTCACTCCAATAAGGGAGTACTTAACTTTAGTACTAGACGTTACAATTGAGAATTTTTTCTTGATCTGTCTTCAAAAAAGATTCCAAAAACTGATAATTATTGGAATCTTTTTGGGGACTTTTTTGGGAACTTTTTTCTAAAAAGTTCTTTTTGGGGACTTTTTTGGGAACTTTTTTCTAAAAAGTTCTTTTTGGGGACTTTTTTATAAAAATTCACATTATGCCTTGCTGCTTGTTTTTCATCGGCGCAAGTACCAATTTCACCTCACCTAAATTTGCAACAGTGTATCGCAGAATCAACGGATAGTCATTTTTCAAATACAGTTCAATTGATGGGCACAGACTCGTACACTTTGTGAACAGCACAAGGTGCTTCAGTTGAAAAATGCCTTGTACAATTTCTGCAGCCGACCCGACCGACTTATGAACCTTCATATTAGATGTATTGTTCTCTGAAATAATTGTTTCCTGTTCTGCAAAATCCCCAATACACTTGAAAATGAGGTCTGATGAACTGGAAGTAATTTCTACATCCAATTTCTCCCCTAGCGCATTCATATCCCGGCAAATTTTCTGGAGGTCTGTGCTCGGCATGTGAATAATACTTGTGAAATTCAGACTAGGAATCTGAATATCCTCAACGTCAGTATCAAAGAGTTTTAGGAAATAATTGGTCACAGTGGATTTTTCGGAATTTTCCATCCGAATACCCAGTTTGTTTGGGTTATTTGCGGGCAAATACATAGTCAGTGAATCATTGTTACCCATTGTTTTAATAAGTTTAAAAAAATATATCATATTGACTCCAAGTACGTACTTCGCAGGACAAAAATAATTCTCAAATCGGTCAGCATGTAGACGAAGATACACCAATACAGTATGCGTCTCATCTACCGCCATAATCTTAATTCCGGTAGAGTCAAATTCCAAATTTGCCTCTGTAAGAATCTCCTTGAGAGCCTCAATGAGTGTCCGGAATGCTCCTGACTGAACCGTTCTAACCTCCAAGAGATTTCCGTTTGGGTTTGTTGTGGAGACAAGGGACATTCTTCTATGTGCGTATTTTGATAAAATCTTTAGGCGTAAAGCGCTCCGAGGCCAGGGGCGCTTTGGGTCGCCTTCGGACAGGCTTCATCTTAACGCCGACGACTACGTCGTGTCTTATTCCTCTTAAATAATTTCACAGCATTTATGATACATGGTGTAATAAACATAGATCCAGATTTTAATAGATTTGCCATAACGGATGGATAAAATCCCCCCGATTGAACCCGTCGCTTATAGGACCTAGCAACCATCTTACTATTTCTCAACATTTATTTTAAACATTAATAATACCCTGTAGAGTAATGTAAATACGGGATCATCATAAATCGCGTCGTCTTCCATAGTTTCGTATAAAACCAAAAAAATGTCGCGAAACTTTTTTCCACGAATTCCTGTATCTCTATTATTCATTCGTATATAATATGTGTGAAGGTTTCCTTCACGAAAATTTGAACAAAAAACTATTATAGTTTATAATAAGAATGCCTAATAAGAAAGAAAGCATACACGAAACTGTAGAATTTCGCGAAACTTCAAAGAATTTCAATCAATCATTAAGTAAAGAGGTGCGTCAAGAGCAGGGTATATTCTTCACGCCAAAAAAGGCAAGAGATGTTCTATTCAATAAACTCGTAGAGATTCGTGTAAATCCTAGATGCATTTTGGAACCCTCATTCGGTTCCGGTGAGTTCTTACTGGATGCGCGTAACCTGTATCCACATGCACAAATATTGGGCGTTGAAAAGAATGAAGAGTTGTTTAACTCGGTGTCTTGTACTGACTCCCAGATGACTTTAGTATGTTCCGACTTTCTCAATTGGAGCGGTAAAGCCGACCTTATTATTGGTAATCCTCCCTATTTCCTTATGAAACTTCCAAAAAAAGAGCGCCGCGCATTTGCTACAAAGTATTCTTCTTGTATGACAGGAAGGTCAAATATATATGTCCTGTTTCTATATAAATGTCTTGAAGAGCACTTAGAATCAGACGGATTCCTCGCGTTCATTATTCCGACCTCCCTCTATAACTGCTCCTATTATCAGCCAATGAGAGACTATATCTATAAAAATACTACCGTGCGCCATCTAGAAACTCTGAATAAGCCCGGATTTTACGAAACGGGCCAAGAAACAATGTTGATTGTGTTACAGAAGAAAAAGATGAACGATGACTTTATATTCAAATCCAAGATTAAGGGAACTATCTACATTTCTCCCTATTACAACGAACTTCGCGAAATTACTGAAAATGCAAAGACAATGTTCGATTTAGATATTGGAGTAAAAACAGGTAACATTGTTTGGAATCAGGTGAAAGCCAATATGGCTGATGAAGGGACTCTTCTTATACACTCTAGCAATATCAATAATTCCGAGCTCACATTGGACAACATACGTGGAGGGGAAAAGAAGCAGTATGTGAAAGGCATAACAAAACCCACCTTAGATGGGCCAGTGATACTCGTAGAGCGTGGCTACGGAAACACGTTTCGCTTCAACTCCGTTCTCGTGGATTTGAAAGGATTCTACGCGGAAAATCACATTAATGTCCTGTATCCAAAGACACCCGCCGCCACTGCGAACATAGAACAAGTCGCAAAGAGTTTGAAGGATGAGCGGACGCACAGATTCATCAAATGGTTTCTCGGGAACGGCTCGATGTCCGCGACGGACTTGGAAACTCTCGTGCCGATATTTTAGGAGGCCTTAGAGGGTAAATATATATTTATTATAAATGTGGTCAACTCCTGTTTTTATTATATCATATGATATCTGGTTTTATCTATCACACCTTATGCTACACCATAAGTCACTATATAAATACCATAGGGAACACCATACCGCAGTATAACCCCACCTGGATTGACACGAAGAAAGGATCCACCTTTGAGAGTGTATTTCAGACTCTAGGAACCCGTCTCCCTCTTTTATTTTACAAGAGTCTCACGGCCGATTTTGTATATGCAAATATGATTATCGGTATTCGTGCTCTTATGCGACACGACGACCGCTGTTCATTCCTTATAG